TTCATTAAATATCTCTCTTTCTTCGTACCGTTCCCAATACTCATCTTCTTCATAATTAAATTCTAATCCATAAAGCTCATTCCAAAAATTAGCTAATCGAGGATCTTTCTTATAAATCTGATGTTGCACTGTTAAATCTTCTCCATTTTTTAATCCATGAGGATTATATTTTACTGTTTTTGGAGTGAGATTTTGGAATTCTCTTGAAGTTTTAGAGAATTTTCCTGATAAAATAGTTTCTACATCCTCTTTCCATTTATCCTCATATTGATAGACAAGCATAATCCATCCATCCGGATAATCATATTCGTCTATTATTCTTGCTTTTCTTGCTCTTTCTTTGGTTAAGAAGTCTGTAAAGTTTTCCATTTTATGTAATGGTGGACGAAATAAAAGATATACAGCATTATTATAGTCTATATTCTTTATTTCGTCCTTTACATAGGCATTTTCAAATCCATGCCTGTTAATTTCCTCTCTACTTATTCCCAAAGTGGGCACTATGAATAAACTAGTTGCCGTCAATTTCCTAACTTTTTCATACATCTTCAAATGGTTTAATGATCATTTTTCCTTTATTATGGTACACTTCCCTACTATTCCTCCACACTTCTTCTTTCCTATGCCATTGAATATCCGATACTAATTCATATAATCCTTTATATTTTACATCATTTCTTGTAGTGAATCCCCAAAGTCCTTCTTGAACATTCTGACTACTAGTTGAATATAATAGAGGATTGGATTTTAAATCAGAGCTTGCTACAATAAATTCAATACTAGGAATGCTATATTCTTTAAGCTCAGGTCTAATTTCTGTACTATAATGAGATAAAGCTAAGAAATAGCTAGCCACCTGTAAATAATATTTCATTTTCCAATATTGATATTGAAATTCTTCTCCAGTATATGTCACTTTAAGATCATACGGAGTGATAGTTTTTAATTTATGATTAATAATCGTTCTATCTAACATTCCTTTGAAAGGAACACCACCTACATCATAAAACACTCCTAATTGATCTATTACTTCTATATCACCTTCACTTTTAGCATTGATAATATCCTTAGTCCATTCACATGTTCTTAATTCTTCCATTATCTTATCGGAAGCACTAATAAGGTTCATATCAACAATAGTCTTTCCAAATTGACTTCTACACTCTTTATAATATCCTTCTGCTTCACTACCAATAAAATTAGTAACTAACCAAGCAAAATCTTTCTTCTTAAAGGCAACTTCGACTCCTCTCTTATCATACTTCACTTCATTAAAAGCCTCTTCCATCATTTCTGTCAAATCCCTACTTACTTTTAAATCTTTATCTAAAGAAGCAATAGTAATTCCACATAACTTTTCAACAAAATCTCCCATTTGCCCTGTTGGAGCAATACAACTAGCTATAACAAATCTATCGTCAAACTCCTGATTAGAGAATAATTTACAATCTATTAAACTTCCTAGCTTCATAGCTGTACTCATCTCAGTTTCTACTTGTATACCTAGTTCATATCTCTTATGGAATTCTATTCTATTTGTATCGAATAGCTTCACCGCTGAATAACTTAACCTATCTGACTTTCTATATTCTTTTTCTGTCATAATAATATTTTAAGCACAAAGATAATCATTCTTTTCAATAGCAGAAAGAATTTTTACATTAACTGTTTCATCACCATTTTTAGCTTTCCTGCTAGTAAGAGAAAGTAACTTACCATCTCCTTTAGTTACAGTGAATTCACTTTCCAATAATATTGTATATTTACTAAGACAATCATCAAAAAAGCTTCTAAAATCATTTGTAGAAAGTGAATAAACATTTCCTTCTCCTTCACTATATCTTCTTTTAGCTTCTTTTTTACTAAATATGTCTTTTTTGCTACATGCTAACACTGTTACTTCTGTTCCATTTTCCAGTGGATTAGCAAATAAACTTAATCTTCTTCCCCTATCATCATAAAAAACATAGGTATTCCATTTAAATTGTTTCATTTTTCTTTCTTTTTGTTTGTTTAATTAATAATATATCTCCTACTGACTTAACTCCGTGGCATGTGCTACAGAGCACTTGTAACCCTTCTTCTTCACAAAATAATCTATTCACTACACCAGCTAAATCGTCACAACATTGCAAGCTTCCTACAGCTTCTATATGATCTACTTGTACCTCAGTAGCAGGAAACCAATTTTTACAGGAATTACATTGATATTCAAATTTCTGTCTTTTATTAGGTCCTGTATAGTCTCTCCTAGCTTTATTTTTGACATTTTGAGTAGGTTTCCACCATCTACTTTGTTTTCTTAAAGCACTCTTAATCATTCCCCAAAAAGCAGCTTCTGTTAAAGAACCTCCTCCTCTTGTTTTAGGAACCTTACTTACTACTTTCTTAACAGCAGCTTTCTTTTTAACCACTTTCTTTTTTCTACTTACAGTACTGCTCCTAATTCTAGGAGTTGCTTTTTTCTTTTTTCTCATTTTTCGAGTAATTCTTGTTTTAATTCCTCAATTTGATCCTTTAAAGATTCTATTTCATCATCTTTTTCTTCTATAAGTTCCTTTAGTGCCTCAATTTCCTCCTGTTTACCATCAATAACGGCATCCATTTCTTGGATTTTATCATTATAATCCTCTTCTATACCTGATAGATAACCTATAATATCTGAAATATCTTTTCCCATAATAAAATAAAGGTAGGGAATTTCACCCTACCTATAAAATTTTAAATTGTTACAATTCTTTCTTTTAAAGCATTCTTAATATCAATGATATTAGATATACTTACTACTGGAACATTTTCCTGACAAGACAGTTTTTCAAATGTTTTGTCTTTTAATTGTTGTTCTAGCTCTTCCACACTAGCATTAAAATATTCCTGAGAATAATCAGCTAAATCTCCACTATCTACATGAGAGGAATATTCTCCTAAATCTACAGCTCCTACAATAAACATTTCACTCACCCTCATTTTATTACATTCATGGTTAGGAACACTCCTCACTTTAGATGGATTGACGAGTGCTAGTACACCAGTGTCACCAAAACCGTTAAACATAAAGCTCCTTGAACCTACATGTAATCCTGCACTACATGAACGAGAATTATCTAAATCAATTTTATCCTCATCTTCTCTATACACTTCTCCAATTTTAATAATCTTTGTCCTTGTATGAGCATCTGTATAAATATTCTCAGCCATAGTGTTTAAACTAGTATAAAGTTCTGCTAAATTGCCTTCTATTTTTTCAATACCACTTGGACGATCATCTGTACTAAGTAAATAGGAACCATCATCCTTTAACCAAACAAAATAATTTTTAGGACTTTTCTTATTCTTTTTTACTTTAAAATACTGTTCTCCTACAAATGTAACTAAAGCTTTATCCGTACTACCTACATTTACCACTCTCCTATAAAGCTCTAACATACCATTTAATGTAATGGAAATATCATTATTCTTTACAAAAGACAATAAATCCCTCCTACTACTTTCAATAGGATTGAGAGCTGTCCATCTCCAGAACATTTTTAATGCTTCAAATTGCTCTTGTAGCACTACTAGTTTTTGAGTTTCTCCAATGCTATCAATAGAAAATAAAGGAATAGCAGCCTTCTTCTCTAAAATTTCAATAAAACTAGCTAGGACAATAGGAACCAAAGGAAGAGCTACACCTTTAAGGAAAATATCATCTCCTATTTGTTCAAAATCCTGATGCTTCTTAATAATAGACAAATTATCTTGTACAAAAGCTATTTCCTCTTGAGTGTATTCTTCTTTTATTGTTTCTTTCACTTCAGGTACAGGAATTAGTAAAGTTCTAACTTGATCTTCTGTATAGGCATCCTTCACTTTTTGGAACAATTCTCCATCTCCTACAGCATTAATCACTACACCACCTTCCATTACCACTGTAATTTTACCATTAGTGTATAATAGTTTCTTATAAGGAGGTTTCCATGTCACTTGAACAGACATTTTATCCAGCCTTTTCTGAAAAATTCCATTTGTTAATTCTTGTTCTTTTACTTTTAATTTGTCCAGAGCTTCTCTTTCCGGAGATCTAAACCAGCTAAAATTAAACCATTTCATAATTTTTAAATTTAAATTTTTAATTAAAACGTTGCTTCTTCTTGTTTTTCTTCTACTTGTGGCTTATATACAAGTTCATAATTTTCCAATTCATTATAATATTTCTTTCTAAATAATAACATTTGGTTAATCATTTTGTTTATTTCTCCTAATTTATCTGTTTCATAATAGCTAGGAACTTTAATATGCTGAATGAAAGAAAATGTCTCCATATTCTTATCCACTCTATTAATTAAAGGTAGCATTTCTTCGTCATATAAATTCATTTCTTTTGCTAAATCTGCAATAGCTTTTCCAGCTTCTTGAGTGAAGCTTTCTGCATGTTCATTTATATAAGCTCTAACCTTGGTGAGATCTTCTTCTACATTTTTTAAACAAGTTTTAATTATCTCACTACTACTTCTATATATTGCATTGTATTTCCCTACTACTTTTTCAGCTAATAAAGCTGTCGCTATCCTTCTAAAAGGTTTATTATCACTCATAAATTCATTATAAAGTTTAAATTGTTGTACATGTTTTATTTTATTCCATTCTCTTACACCTACAATAGCTACTTTTTCTCTTTTTACTAAAGCAGCTAAGGATTTAGCCTCATCACGTTGATCTGGCATAAATACAATAGTTAGATGAGGAGTTTTATGTATTTCTGACAGCTTATATGTCTTTTTCTCAAATGTCTGACTATAACCAATTTCTGTTTTACGAGAATAGGCTATTGTCACTTCATCTTCTTGTTTATTTAAAGCTGTATAATTACTTTCAATCTTTCCTCTATTTTCCTTAAGCCATTCTTTTCTTAGAGCTAACCAAGATTGAAAAGCACTAGATTTTTCTATTCCTCTATAGTCTAAGCAAAAATCTGTAATTATCTGTTTTTCAACATTTTGCCATTCCACTATACCTTTTCTCCATTGTTCTTTAGGGAAAAGACCTACAACATTTCTAATATACCAACCTAAATTTATTTTTTGATCTAAACTAACAAATAATACACCCTTCCCCACTCTTTCTTTAATGTATTCTTTTACATTACCTGCAAGATGAGGATCTACAAGTACCACTTTAGTTTTATTATGGAAAGTCATAGTGAGGCTAGTATATATTCTCTTAGTCCTCCAAACACCATTATTTCCATATTCAGCTTTGATATCAAACATACCCATAAGGTCATTAGCCTTACCTTTATACCATTGTGCAGGTCTTAATTCCATATCCTCCACTTGAAAATCCTCTACTTTTATAGAAGAATATTTTGCAAGATATTGAACATCATATCCATTATCACCTATATTTACATATTTATTGGAAGATCCTATAATGGAATATACATCCATAAATCTTACTTTATCCTTAATACTGTCGTTGTATTGTGTGATAAAATAATCTGCAACTTCTCCTATTCTTTTCTTAATTAAGTCTAAAGTTTCCCTTGAGTTGAGATAGTTTTCTCTGCTAGGTGTAGGAACAATTCCATCTTTTAATCCAAATCTTAAGGCAATACCTAAAGGAATAGGAGATATACCTAGCTTATCATAGTCTATTTCATACACTACATCTTTAAGACAAAGATGTATATTGTTATAAGAAGGGTTGGAACTATACTGAAATAGTTCATGACGATATATTTTATTTTCCCATAATACACCATCCATAATTAGAACAACAGTGTCATAATAAGCCAGCTTCTGTTTAGCTTTCAGTTTAAACTCATTATATTCTCTCCAATCATTAATTGGCATTTCAAATAACACACCATTCTCTTCATCTGTGTCTTCTTCATATATAAGGTCGTAGTCAATAAGTTCTTCTCCCTTATAGCATAAATATTTACATTTCCAACCATCTTTTACTATTGTGAATGTAACACTACGCTTTAAAGAAACCCATGCCTTACTTCCTAAGCCAAAGTGTCCTATCATATCATCACTATTCTCCTTAGTGGAGGACAGCATAGACATAAAGAATTCCTCAAAGAAATCTTTACTCATACCAGTACCCTTATCCTCAATACTTAAAGTGTAAGTATTATTTTCGGAATGTAGTTTAACTACAACTGGATTTTCAATAGGATCTTTACCACTTTCTAAAATACTATCTACACCATTATTGCTAAGTTCTACAATAGTAGCACTCATAGCATCTTTATATAATCCTTCTGTGAGGATGTATTGTAATTTCTGTATTTTCTGTGTATTAATAGTGGCAGTGCCAGATTTCTCCTGCCCCACCACTTCCAATACATCACTTCTTTGATTATTAATTATCATATTAAGTCTATTATTTTTATAAATTTACCATCTTTTAATATATGTGTTACATAATGTATTGTTGTACTACTTCCAGACCCATTAGGAATAAATTCTCCTTTTCTCATCCACCCACATATAGCATATACATAATCTCTTACATCTACAACTTTTTTAACACCTCTATACCCTTTACATTGTATTATATCTCCAGGTTTTAAATTTTTATCTACCCAATTTGTGATTTTAGGGATCAAACCCTCAAATTTCTTTTTAGCTCTTTCTCTGGATTCTTGGGCTTTTCTATAATTTTTTATTATTTTTACGTCTTGTTGAGCTTTAGCTAATCTTAACTCTTCTTCTATTTCTGCTATTGGTCTCATATTATTTACTTTGTAAAAATTGTACATTATTAAATTGGAAGACATCTATCAGTTTCATTGTCAAATAACAAAAGGTTTTAGGACATTTACGAGGCATATCAGAAAGCCCTGTTCCAAGACCCATTTGTGGAAGAGCTATTTTATTGAAATCCATTTCTTCTGCAAATTTTATTATTTTTTCTATTTCTTCATCTATTATTTGACAATTTTCATCAAATTCTGCATCTGTAAAGAAATCTTCCTTTTGCATAGTAGGTTTTTTCTTAGTAGCTAAACCAATACTATTCTTTTGCTCACGAATGACAGCTTGTCCTCCCATTCCTATCCGATCTAGATTGTCACCAAATATGAATAATGTGTCAAAATTGATACGACACTGTTCTATAGAATAGCGTCTACTCACCACTGTTAAGAATCCCATATATCTAATTGTTTAAATTTAGAAGGTTTTTCTTCTTTAATGTGTTTTTCCAGCTCTTTTACTAATTCAAAAACAGATATTCTCTTCCTACTACCATTCATTTTCATATCTGGTAATTGTTTCAAACAAAATACAGCTTCTTTAATAATTTCATCTTTTGTCATATTTTTCTTTTAAAGCTTTATACAATTTTTCTTCTGCTTCTTGTTGTTTAATTAATCTATTCTTTTCATCAATTTCAAATTGTTCTTTTCTTTTAAAGAACTCTTCCATAGTTTCAGTTTTTAATTCATAAACATCATACTCGTCTCCATTATATTCTATGTTAATTTTGGAATTTCCATATGCTAATCTTTTTTGTTTTAAAAATTCAATAATCTCATCTAAATTTCCTTCTAGATCACTTTTAAGTATATATTCTTTATATATGGATTGTTGTCTTAAAGTGTCGTCAAAAACTGGCCTATACATATTTTCCATTTATTAGTTTTTTATTATAATTATAAGGAATTTGCCCCTTTTTAAATGTTTGGTTATTTGAAAATGTGAGTCCATTCCCCGCTCTTTTAGAAATAAGGGAAAGTCCTATAGATTTATAATATTCCATATACCAACTTTCCCAAAATTGCCATTTTTCTATCTCCACTTCATCTAATATTTCAAGAATGGGTTTTAATTTAGCTCTTTTTAACTTATCAATCCACAAAAGCTTATCTATTGTAATTCCTCTAATATCTTGTAAATGATCTCTAAGTCTCCTATAAGGATCATTTGCTTTTCCTATATATTTAATTGTTTGTTCTATTGGACATAACAATGCATAAATGTATGTTTTCATTTTTAAAATGGTATATCAAGGAAATTAATTTCTCTAATTCCTTGTTGTTTTAATGTTTCATTTGTCCATGAAAATAGTTTTTCATGTTTAAATGCTCTTTGCTGATAAGAAGCAGCTACAGGATGTTCTACACTCATTTTAGGTCCTTTATATAATGTAGCATACATTTGAGCTTGTCTACCAAAGAATATCGTAGGAACCTTTAAGTCTTTTACAACATTATTAAAGAAATAGCTCATAAATGGTTTCCAGAGTTCTTTATGTTCTCCACTTTTCCTTTCTGGTACAGTTAAAGCACTATTTAATAATAACACACCTTCCTGAGCTAGATAAGACAAATCAGTGTTTCTAGGCATCTTTAAATTAAGTCCTTCAGATAAGTCTTCTTCCATAGCATTGTATAAAAGTTTTAAGCTAGGTTGTTCTTCTTTTGTATAGGAACAACTAAAAGCTAGTCCATCAGCTATAATAGTTCCATATTTAATAGTAGGATATGGGTCCATTCCTAGCCATATTGATTTTAGAAAAGCTTTGTCACATTTCTCAAAAGCCTTAAATAAGTCTTTCCCCTCAGGGAGTATTTTACTAGTAGCTCCTTCTTCTTTTAATTTCTTATATATTTCGTCAAATCCCCCTTGCTCGTAAAATGGTTTGAAATCTTCAGACCAGCTTCCTAGCTTAGGGGAAATTTTTGAATAGTCTATATTCATATTATTTATTTTAATGCGTTTCCGCATACGTCATTCCTACATTAATAGAACAACCGATAGGTACATTAAGAGGAAATCTTTCATTTACTATTTCCATTGCTTTATTAATTTTAGCCCTATCTTCCTCTATTTGATCATTTTTAACATTTAAAAGATCTTCATCATGATATTGAAATGGAATTTTAAGTCCTAAATTCCTTTGTTCCATCAACCACATATCAAACATAAAAACAGCACTTCCCTGATTTAATGTAGAAAACTTATCTTTATCGTTCCTAAGAGAATACCAGAATTTAGAAATAGGATTTTGCAACCATCTTGTACTATCCACTTCCTTAATAAGACATTCCATTTCCACTTTAAGAATGGCATCATTTCTTTCCCAATAGATTTTTAATAGTTTTTTAGCTACTGAGAGAGGAATATTAGCATTTCTAGAGAGAGCTTCAGCTCCTACTTTATAAGTGGCTGAGAAATTAGTCACCTTACTTTTATTTCTAATCTCTTTAAGTCTTTTATATTCACTTTTCTGTTCAGCTGTAGGAATAAATTCTATCTCTTTCTTAGAAGCTAAATCTGTTTGTTGTTCGTACCATTTATACCAATCAGCTTCTTCTTTAGTTAAAAATCCTGCTAAAATACCTAGTTCCAAATGTGCATCATATCCTGGAGTATTCATATCTTCTACATACTTAGGATCATATTTATAGATATAATGTCTCTTAGTACGATCTTCTATATTGGATAAATCGGCCCCCATAAGCACACATCCAGGTTTAGCTATAATACATCCCCTAATTTCCTTACCATATTTTTTATATACAGCAGGAAGGTTTTGTATCACTCTGTGCTTTAGTCTCAAAGTATTAGTAAGTCCTCCAGCTGAAGGATAGATGATTCCATCTTTCTGGTCTTTTAAAAATCCCTTTAATATGCTTATCCTATGAGCTAAAATACTCAGTCCATTTAATAGTTCTAATCTAGGCTCTTTTTCAAAAAGTTTTTTAATACTAATACACACTTCTCCCTGTTCTGTTTTAGAAGCTACTTGAGGGATTTGTTTAGTAGTGTTTTTCTTCTTATCCCTGACATGTTTAATATGTTCCGGAACCCAACCTAAACTATACAACCAAGCCTTAATTTGAGCATGACTACCACTATTAGGTTCTTTATAGCCTCTTATAGTTTCAATTTTATGCTTTTCTTTAAATTCCCCTCCTCCATGCTTTAAGGCATCCTCATAGAATAAATCTCCTTTTTGTAATATTTGTCCTGCTGGAGTGATAATAACATTTTTATATGTCTTACTACCTTTTACAGGAATTTTAGGCATCACTTCTTCTAATTGTTTAGTCTTATCTGCTTTTTCAGTTTCCATCATTTCTAAAGAACTAGCAGCTCCTTCTACATCTATTTGCAGTCCTTCAGCTTCTTGTTCTCTAATACAATCCATTTTAAAATGGAGATATTTAAGAAATTCTATCATAGCTTCCTCAGTGTCATAGATTTCCATTAGAAATTTCCTCTCTCTATTCCATAACATTGTATTTATCTTCACATCCTCTTCACATCTATGAACATATTCTTCCACTGTAAGAGCAGACCAATCCTTAACAACAGGTTTTTTAACACCAAATTGTTCTCCCCATTCCTCTAATCCATGAACATCTCGTTCTGGATAGAGATACCAAGAAATTGCTAAAGTGTCAATTACAAATTTTGGACATTTGACACCTAAACATTGTTCTAAATAAGGAAAATCATATCTAACAATACTATGTCCAGCCCAAATAACATCCTCTTCTTCAAACAATTTCTTAATTTCTTTATAATCTGTAACAGATTCAAATGTCTTAGTGTTAAGATCAAAGTATACAAGACAGTGTATATGATTTGTTTCCTTTAGAAATCCTTTTGTTTCTATGTCAAATATTCTTACATTCATTTCTTAAATTTAAATATTAAACCATCTTTCGGAAACTTACTTTCTTTATCACATCTGCTATACAAAGTAGATATATCAATACCTGTTAAACCTGAAGCAACAGATAAGCTTCTAAAATTAGCAATTTTCTTGTCTAATAGATTATATAATTCAACCACCTTGCTATTCCTATATTCTTCTAAATAAGGAGCACTAGATAACTTTATTTGTTTTAATAAAGCTTCTCTTCCACCTCTTCCTGCACAAACATAAGTTCCGTCTGGTAATAGATGAAATTGTTTATATTCTTTTCCTTTTCTTTGAAAAGTAAGAGGTAGTTTGTTTGAATTATAGTATAAGTCTCTAATTTCTTGTTGACTTTCATATGTTCTCAAATATTTTCCTTTAGAAGAATATTGAGTTACTTTTATTTTTGCTCTTCCTGCCATTATAAATAATTTTTATCTTTTAATAATTGTTTAAAACATTCTTCCCCAAATTCCTCAATATAGCCAGCATTATCATTAACTCCATCACGAAGATAAGACTTCGGACAATTGAACCACGGAAGTTGGAATTCTTTACTCACGTTAATACTTGCCTGAGTGCCTTGAGGATCACTACCAAAATTTAATACTAAATTAGGACATATTTCTTTAAGATAGGGTATATTTTGAGACAAAATAATATCATTCTCACTTTGAGTGGCTATAGAAGCTATTCCTTGTTTCATTGTACATAGAGCATCTTTATTACTTTTTACGATAAATAGTTGCTTAATGTCCTTATTTAAATACTTGTAAACATACCAAAGCTTAGTATTACTAACATTGGTTCTCCATTTATCTTTCTTATCTACTTCAGGTCCTAGTCTTAATATCTTTCTGAGTCCTGTGTCTTCCCCATGTTCATTTTTGTAAATATAGCCAAAAACTATTTCATTTAGTCCTATTTCTTGTATCTTTCTGTTAACAGCCCATTTCCGGACAGCATAAATATCACCCTCTTTATTAACAAAATCCTCAGATAGTCCTATTTTATTCCAATATTTATGATGTTCCTTAGAAAAAGGCATGTCATTAAATTCATATATAATAGGTTCTTTTTCTATCTTTACATCATTAAATTCAGTGGTGTATATCCTGTCCTTAGCTGTTATATTAAAATCTTGTTTTATTTTCTCTATGGCTTGAGGTAAGCTAAGGCCGTATAATTTCATTAAAAAATCCAATGCTGTTCCACTAGACATATCACCACCATAATCATTATAAACTATCCTACCATTAATCTTTTTAAGTCTTACAGAAGGATTACTATCATTTCTCCAAGGAGCTGATATATTATGACTATAGCTAATTTCTCCTATTTCTTTCCTAAATATTTTCTCTCCTCCATCTGTAAGCTTCCATATATCTTTAATTGTAATATTTTCACTTCTGCTCATTTTTAAGATCATTTAATTTATAATACATAGACCAAAGACCTAATCTAAATATTCTAGCTTCATCTTTAGTAAATTTATTTAAATCTTCTGTCTCTTTTTCATATTCTTTAGCCCATTTTCTTAATTCCTCAGAAGGAGCTGATATATCTTTTTTCATAAATAAAAAAGCCCTGAAGAAACTAATCTCCAGGGCATGAATTTTTAAATGTTATTAATAATCTGTACTGTATGCTGTTATTTCAGCTTTTTCTTCTGTTTCTACAGGAGATTTAGCAAAATAATAGTCTAAGAATTCTGTTAACTGACCATCTAATTCATTAAGCTTTTGAGATGTTGCTTCATCAATTTCCTCTCCTAAAGAATATACAGGAATAGTGAATTTTGAAGTGCCTTTCTTTTTAGCTTTGAATGTCTTAACTTCTACAAAATTTGAATAAAGTTTAGATTTGTTATTCTTTGTAAAACTAAACCAACCGTCATTTGCTTCATCAGGATCTTTAGCTTCCATATTAATAGCACCTGTTAATGCAGCACCACTTAATTGAATGTTCTGTACTTCCCAATTTCCTTCATTTTCTACAGCAATATATACGGATTTAGTGTATTTACCACCTCTAGCTGTAAGAGTGTCTTTGTTTAGTTTATATTCAGAAAGTTTAAAAGAAAGAATTTTACCTTCTTTATTTCTAAAATTAACTACATGATTCTGATCTCTTACTTCATTGGACCAAACACCCTGCTTGTTCTTTTCATCATAACCTTTAAAAGTAGTGAGATCTAAATTTAAAATAGCAAATTTAAAAGGTAATTTTACATCTACTTTTTCCTCTGTTTCTTTGTTGTACCATTCAAATGCACCACCTTTCATTGTTTCTACTTCTTCACCATCAATAATTGTAGTTTTCTTAATTGTTTTCCATTTTAAAAACTTCTTTGCTGGATTTTCTTGAATTTCTGCTGCTGTTGTTCTTGACATTTTTCTTTTAATTTAATTGTTTTTTAATGTATGTTTTGAGGTGTAAAGGTAAGTATTTTATTAATACAAACCAAATTTTTATTCATATACTGTAATAGTTTTTTCTTTAGGAGCTACATTATAGCAACAATCATATCCAGAGAAATCTGTACCATGATATGAAGAATAAAATCCTATCACTTTAATATATACGTCATGATCTTTAAAATACTTCACACTATGCCAATGATCTCCTTCCCCTTCTCCACCTACTTGTTCTATTTCTGTCCACTCAGGAATATTATTAGTCCTCATCCAGTCTCTTCTGGCAATATCCCATTTTGATGGAATATAGTCATAAGCTTTTTGCCATTCTTTGTAGCCAGGTTGTGCATAACCAGGATTAGGATTGTTTTTAATCCATTCTTCTTTTTCTACTTGAGATTTGTTAGCTTCCTCAGAAAAATCTGCATATGGAATTTCATCATATGCAAAATCCTCAATATTAGGAATTTTTTCTTTTAATATTTCAATAATTTCTTCGTATTTCATAATTAAATTGTTTCAAAATTAGTAACTTTTTGTTCTTTTGGCTTAACAAACTGAATAGCTGTTAAATTAGGACTTTCTCCATAACTATCTGTGCTATAATCAAATCTAATATAAAGGTCTAGTTCAGCATTAATTCTATATATTTCGTAATAATCATCACTCTCTCCCTGTACACCATCATTGTAAGAGCTATCACTCACTCCTCTATGTGTATATTGTTTTTCTATAAATGTTAAATTCCTGTCTCCTTTAGGGTAAGCGACATTCTTCAACAACTCGTTTATTTGCTTTAATTCCATTTTCTATTGTTTTGTAGTAATTAAATTTTGGTTTATGTAAATGTATGTAATTTTCCAATATAAATACAGCCTCCCATAAAGGAGCATGATTTATAATGAATTTCTTTAACATTCTGTTATAAGCATGTTGAAATCCTATATTTCTATATCTTTCCCATGCCATCACCATTACTTCTTCTGTAACTAAATTACACTTTTCTTCAAAGCTAAGGCTATTAAATTTATCTTCCCCTACTTCCACTTCTCCTATTAACACTTTGTTATAAGTGGGAAAAGGATTTAATAAAGTGTGTAACCAATCATGAGAATATCCAGATTTAAGAGCATTGTCAAAGAAATCTTCAGCTGTCATATCTAGATCACTTCTTTTATTAGGTTTATGTATTGTGTTCCAATAATCATAAAGTTCGTAAAATAGTTCTCTATTTAGCTCACAGCCTTTCTTTTTAAGGAATTGAATGTCAAATACATGCTTATCCCAATTTATATCCCAACCTATTACATGAGACATCTTAAGTGTATATAAAAGATTAGGGGAGACATATTTGTCATCCCCTAAATAATTCCATAATACATCATTTTCCAAATATTCTACTCCTTCTTCCTTAGTCCACATAGATTTAATATTAACTAAATAATCTAAATCCTTAGGCTCTCTAGGAAAATCTGGATAATGGTGGCGCAAGGCCGTTGAACCTATGATATACATAATTCATTATTTTACTGTGTATTTTACTCCTCTAACAATTAACCAAGAAATAGTTCTTGTGTCAATTAACCTTTGAGAAGTGTTATAACTTTTGCTAGGATCTAACGGAATATCTAAATCGTAGACATGAAGTCTACCGTATTCGTCTTGGTTGCCATAATGATAGCCTCTAAGTGTCCTAGGTTCTCCTTCCAGTCCTTTTTTAACTGCCTTCTTAAGCTTAGTGGCAAAATCTTTAGGTGTGCTATTTTCATAAGCATCAATAATTTCACTCACTACATCAGCTTCTTTCACTTGTTTATTGAAATTAACTGTTAATACAACTCCACTACTCTTTAATAGTAGGTTAGCTGCATCTGTCTTGCTAATTTTCTCTTCCTTAGTGAATTGATCTCCACTATCTAAAAGTCCTTCAATATATCCTTTATCTAACACTACATCAACTCCACTAGATGTCTTTAATTCTGCCTGATCTCCTTTAATTTTACTTACTGTATAAAAGGTTGTTTCACTTAATACATTTCCTACTGCTAAATTGCTAAATTTTGTCATTTTTTATTTGTTTTTTAATTTTTAATTATGCTAACGTTCCTACTTTTTTATAAAATCCTTTACTTACATCTTTTCCTTTTACTACACTAGCTGTATACATCATTGTTGCTCCTCTAGATTCAGTGAAAGCTCTAGCAAATCCTTGAGATGTATTATCCACTGCTAATGTATTTGTTTCTTCTAAAGATAAGTCTGCTTTAATTTTAGGCATATCAGCTTTAGTTGCTACAAATGTTATAGTGAAATTTTCTTTTTCTAATTTATTAATTAAATTTGCACATAATTTCTCAAATCCTGGAAAACCATTATCTCCCCCATCTGTGTACACTTTAATTAACACTTTACTGTCTTTACCTACAGCAGAATTCATACGATTTAAAGTAGTATATACAGTATTATATAAAGGTGTGTCTCTACCATCAGCTCCATTAAAACTTACAGTTTTAGGAACTTCGGAAAGAAAATTAGGAGTAATTACCTTATTTTTTTGTACAAACTCAACTAAAGTATAAGTGTAATTTACATCCTTATTTCCTCTTAAATCTTCCAAACTTGATCTAATACCAGCACAAGAATTGGTATATTTACCTCCTTGCATACTACCTGAAGCATCTAAAATATCCACTACATGAATAGTAGGTTTAACTTTTGGTTTACTTCTATTTGTTACTACAGGGGGTTTAATAACTCCATTTAAGCTATTTAAGTAGTCTTGTGCTGTTTTAAATCCTGCTTTCTGTGCCAGCTTAAGTTTATAAGCTTGATTGGCTTTTTTAAATTGTTCTAATTGTTTTGACATATTTCTATTAATTTATCTAATAAACGTTTAAAATTATCTTTTGCTAATTGTATAATACCTAATGTATCTTCCACTCCCTCAAAGGAAATGTCATATCTATCTATAAGATCCTGTCTTAGTTCTTCTGTTAATGTTTTCATTTAATTCTTTTTAAAATATGATTCATTTAATTTTCCTGTAAATATAGTGTAAAATGAGTTCATATTCATCCATTTTTCTTGTTTTTTATTTTCACAAATAAAATAGAGTTTAGATAACTCATGATACACTATATCTCCTTTAACTATCATTTTAAGGATTTTTTAAATGCTTCACTACATTCTTTATGAGTGGCATAAGCTGTAAATTCAGGATAAAAATAATGCATATCGTGGGGCGTACCTTTAATTATATCATCATGGCAATGTTCACAAACTTTATTACTACGTGCTCCTGTTCCCACTCCTCTACATTCATAATAATCTTCTTCTTTTAAATATTCATGCTTTCCCTTTAACTTTTCTGAATTTTCAATTGCTTTTTTGTGTATATCTGCTCCTTCAAATGTTTCTACTGATCCAGTACATGACTCTCCCCAACCTTCGTCCATATCTTCTTGATCTCTCTCAGCATCATCTTCTGTTAAGAACCAAGCAGGGTAGGCTGATCCATCTCCTCCATTTTGAATGGAATACCAAACTATTACCTTTTTCATTTTAATTGATTTAATACATTTATCACTTCATCTATAGCTTCTACAGGAATTTGCATTCTTAAATAAGTGGTAGTTGAATTTGTTCTAGGATTAATTGATTCTACATCAATAACATCTCCTACTTTAGTTAAACTCAAGCCTACCTGATTTGGCCATTTAGACATTGCTACTGATTGTACTTGTCTATTATATCTTATTTCCATAATTTTTCTCTAATTTCTGTTAATGTCTGTTGATTCTCAAATTTACCATCTTCATAAATAGTCTGTAATAGTCCCTGATTTTCTTCTTCCACTGTACATTCTTGTTTTACAGACAAATCTTCATTTACACATATGAAGCCTTTTAAAGATTTTTTAGTTCCATCTCCTGTAACAGGATCTTTATAGATGTTAAAGCCAGTTCTTATACCATCTTCTAAAGTTTCAAACCATGCTCCTTTAGCTGCATATCCGGCTGAATCTCTAGTGAGCATAATATAAGTATATGAACCTACTCCTAATACAATATTAGTAGAGGCAAATTCCTTAGCTGCTAGTCTTTCATACATTGCTATTTGTCTTTCAAGATTGATACTATCCCCATAAATAGCCCCGATGTGACTATCTAATCTTTTATAACCTTCTTTACTTTCATCTCCTCCAAATATGTCCCAAAGTAATTCTACTACACCTTTATGCCTAGGATGTAACACTACTTCACCATTAACAAGTTTTGCGTATGTATTCCCGCAAATTACAAAATCGTCACCTTCTCTAAGATGACTAGCTTTTACATCCATAGAGAGTTCTCCACAAATAATATCCACTGGATCACCTGTATCTGGACGTAATACTAATTTACCATCTCTAGCTAAAATTTCTTTTTTAAGTCTAGGAACAATATATGTACAAGCTTTCCATGTATCAAAAGTATCACACACATAAGATAAGATACCTTTAGGAAATTTAATAAGCCAATCTCTAAGCATTAGCCATTCAGAAATAGCTAAATAATCAGGATTTTCCCTACTGCCGTCTGCCGGTAAATCAAATGAATAGTATTCTTCGATTTTATCATTTAGTAATCCAGCCTTAAGTTTAGCTTCATAATAGAAAATATTGGTGCAGCTTACACTATGTTCAGAAGCATTAACAGAATTAATACACACTTCATCCTCTGTTACATCGTAATAGTACCTAGCAGCGGATATTACATTTAAGCTATCACTACCTCTATTACTTAAAGCATGACCTAGACCTACTGCAATAGAACTAAAAGGATTACCACCTCTGCTATGAAAATCATGGTTCATATAATCTGTAAGCCATAAATTTTCACTATCTGTCTTATTCACCCATTCTACACTATTCTTTTTAAATTGGTGTCCAATAGTAGCTGCTGTAGGCATTTGCCAAGCAAGTTTAGATATTAATGTTTCTAAAAACAACCCTAACCAAGCATATCCATCCACAGTATTAATACCTGTCATGTGAGGAATGTTAGGAGGAGTTAGTATTCCTTCAGGCAAAGCTTTAATTTTAATAGGGAGATAACCTAATTTATGTAAATCTACAAAATGTTGGGCATCATATTCCATTCCCAAGTATTTAGCCATATCCTCTCCAAATTTTTCTGCTACTTCTACAGATTGATCAAAAAACTCTTCTTGAAAAGAACTATGTAAATATCTAACAACTAATTGTTGTCCTGCACTCATAATTTTAGTAATAGAAGGATGCATGAATTTTAAATTTCTAGGTATCCATGTCCAATATTCTTTTACAGTGGAAGGAGCTAACATAGCTTTATGAGCAATTTTGTACCCGTCTACCTCATAAAGAGGATTGATTTTAAATGTTTTATTTAACTTTTCCATTCTTTTTGTTTTACTAATTTAACTAATAAACTTAATTCTTGGTATGTCTGAATAAGTCCGGAACGATCATCTAAAAGAGCTGAAAAGAAAGGTTTTTTAGTTTCATACCCTAAATCTATTCCTTTTCCATTAATTTCATCAAAAGGTATTTTATGTTCTACAAGAAAATTATTAACATAATCAAGATTTTTATAAGCTGTCCAACACCCTAATTTACATCCAATACTCTTTAATTCCCTTAAAAGATGTATTACATCTGTATGAATAGCTCCTGTTTTATGAAAATCATGGACAGTACCGTCAAAGTCGTAGCCGATGAATAGGCTTCCATATTTATTATATTCTTCTAATAGTCTTAGAAGGTTCTTATTTGGTTCTAAAAATTCATCCATTTAATGTTTCTATTATTTGTTTAGCAAATTTTCTATCTAAATTTTTCATTTCTTGCGAAAGTTCGTTATAAGATTTAAAACATTCTTTTTCCCATCTTTCTTTTCTTTCCGCAGAAATAAGGGGTTCTGATTCTAATAAAATCTTAGCCCATCCCATCCATAAATCATGGATGATAACCGCAACTAATTCTTCTTTATCTATCATATAATTTTATATTGTGTTATAAAAGAAGACAATACTTCTTCAGGTAAATCTTTAACTGAATTTGTGCAATAAATACGATTTATACATTTATCCAAAGAACTCTCAGGATCTGTAAGTTCTAAGGGAGTGTTAAACCCTTTAGAGAAATAACCATGACTTATATATAGATTAACTACAGTAGCCCCCTGTTCTTTTAGGGCCTTAGAAAGGAGATAAAATGTATATCCTCCGTCACAAATGTCATCTATAATAAGACATGTCTTATCTTTAACATCCCCTAAAATATTTAATGATACTTTTCCTTGTAAATCCCTAAATTTATTAGCTGCTACTAAGGGTAGATCTAAGTCCTCGGCATATTTAAATACTTTCTTATAAGCTCCTGCATCAGGACTGACAAGTACTAAATTTTCCGTTCCTAAATCTTCAACAACTTGTTTTACATATTCAAAACTACTAATTTTTTCAGAATTGTTAATTAAAGCTAAAGAAACATCAGAATGAGGATCAAATATAGATACTTTTTGAAAATTCATTCTATTAATAAAATCTGTAATTTGCTTTAAGCCAAAGCTTTCATTATTAGAAAACCTTCTATCACTTCTTTGCCCAAATAAACAAGGTATTTCTAATGAATAAGCTTCTCTTGACCTATGTTTAATATCTAAAACTTCTTTTAAAGAAGCTATTTTAAATAAATCTTCATAACTATTTATTCTTTGCTTTACAAGCCTAGTAGTAATATCTTCTGTTTCCACTTTAACATTTATCTGTCCATCAGGATATTTAATTATTTCCATATTACATATTTTTTATCTATTGTTTCTAATGCTCTGTCAAGGAAATCTTTATCTTTACTTCCTTTTATATAGAGTACGTATATTTCCGGAGCTATTCCTCTATATCCTCTCCCTGAGGTTTGTAAGAATTCCAGTCCTTCATCATTGCCTGTAGAGAGTTGAACTATTACAACTGCTTCTATACCTTCCAGGTTCATTCCCTCTCTGCCCATTTTATAGAAGAAAATATTTTCTATTTCCTTATCATTAAATTGCCTAAGAATTTCTTCTTGTTTCTTCTTAGGTCTTTTACTATGAACGGCATATTCTCCCCCAACTAAATTACACTGGTCTATATTACCAGTAAAAATTACTTTTCTCTTACCTTCTAATTCAATTAACAATTCTTTTAATTTACTAGTCTTCAAGGCTGAAAAGAAATTCTTTCTGGCTATCCCTATAGAATTGAATTTGTTTCTAATCCATAATTGTTTTGGATTATCTTCTAACCTTTTAGACCAATATTTCAAATCTGTAGCAAATTTATCTACATATGCTCTATCTGTTAATTTCACTTCTTTTTTACCAAATAAAGAAGTATTTCTCTTTATTTTATCATCTAGTTCTAGTCCTATAGCATAAATAGTTGGAGGAGGTAATATACCTTTCTCAATAGCATTCTTTAAAGAGAGCTTATAATAGTGAAAGTGTCCTAAAAGACTTAATCTTTCTTTAATATCTTCATTAATTGTAGCACTGTCAACTAATATCCTACTATATTTAATAGTTTTAGATATATCTGTTCTACATTCACTAAGTCTATGTGTTTCATTACACCAAAGCTTTAATTCTCTTCCTTCAAATTTATGTAAGGAAGCATAACATATTACATCTTCTATTTTATCATAGATGTGTTCCATATTATGCTTCCTTACATCATCTTGAAAATTAATGATTTGTAAAGATTCAGGCATTAAAACAAGCCATTTTCCAGGTGTACTATCAGCTTCTATGATTTTCATACAGCTAAGTCCTTTCCCTGTCCCTGTTGCAGCTTCTATAGCTAGAAAAGGATGGAGCAAACTTAGCCTCACCACTTCTTTCTGAAAAAGCTCTCTTTCTATTTGTTGTTTTTCTAAATCCATACTACAAATATACAACTATTCTCCAAATTTCTTATTGTAATAGTAGTATATTTTCTGTAAAATTCTATCTAATGAAAAATGCTTTATTCCTGTATTAGTAAATAATGTCTTTCCTTCAACCTGAAGGCAGAAGTTAGGAAAAGCTTTCTCAAATGTAATTAAAGGAAATGTTCCCCCTTTTTCTATATAGTATTCATAAAAAAGAGAGAGTGGAACTTCTTCCAACTCTCTCATAGCTATATATTCTTCTTTATTTAGTGGCATCTAGCACTTTTTTAATTTCATTCAAGCTCACTCTGTTATCTTCATCTGCACATCCAATCCGATAGATTCTGGCATTTCCATCTACTAAAGACACACTAAAACCACCTAAAGCAAACATTTCATTAGCTGCCATTACTTTTTCATAGAATTCTTTAATTAAAGAAATTTTTAATTTTTCACTTTTACCCCTAATAGAGACAATGCCATCTTTAATAGTCAGAGTGGCATTCCTACTACCAATATTTTCTAGCACTCTTGTACTAACAGATTCAATTTCAGCTGGTGTGGCAAGCCTAAAATCTGTAATTAAATAGTTAGTTGCATATTTATTGTCTTTTGGACAATACCTACTTCCATAATTTAATTGAGCTATACTAAAAGAACTATTGTAGCCTTCATCTAATTTAAACACTTTACCAGGAGCTTTATTTCCGAAAAATTTTGTATTTTCTGTGTCTAAAACATAAACCCAATCTCCTACTTTAAATTGAGGAGCATAAGTAGGTTCAAACCATTTATCTAGCACATCTGCCCTAACTAAGGCTTTATGGGCAATACTATCTACTAAAATTTCCACTGTAGAAGTAATAGGCATTCCACCACATAAAACTTCAACTGCATTTTTAAATTCTAATGCACTTTCTTTTAATTTATACCCTACAATAGGTTTTTCCTCTTGTTTTGCTTCAAAAACAGCAATTTCCTCAAAATCTTTTTTACTCATGACCCAAGGGTTTGGATCGTCCATATCTGTATCAAATTGAACTGAAGATTTATTCACAGCTCTTACAAAATAATCCTTTCCATACATTGTATCTCTATATTTTTCTCTGTCATTTTTAACCCATAATGTTAGAGGTTCTGTTTCCTTAATTGAAAATTTATCTCCTTTTTTATATGTCATTGTATTTGTTTTTGGTATTAAATTAATTTCTACATAAGAAGGAATATGTAGTTTTCCAGTTCCAGAGAAACTCTCAGATAATACATAACTATGTTTATACCCATACGTATTCTCTGCCCTATCAGCTGCTGAATACTCATTTTGACACAAAAATACTTCCTTACCAACTATATTAATTTTTCCCTTTATTTTTGTATTACTAATTGCACCTGTAAATTCTTGTCCTTCTGTTATTTCTGAAATATTCATTTTTTAAAATTTTACTTTTTCTAATACTTTTTGAATTTCGTTTAAGCTAACATAGTTAGATTCATCTGTACATCCTACTAAATATACTTTTTCATCCCATTTATTGTTTTTAACACTAAATCCTCCAAGATCATATGCTATAGCAACTGCATTATAAAATTGTTTTAATTTAACAGCATCTAGGGTTTCTCTTTTACCTTCAATATGAATAGTAGTGCCTTTAATAGTTAAGGTGGCATTTCTAGTACCTATGCTTTTAATAACATCACTAGCTGCTATTTCTTCTGGTGTTGCTTTTCTATAATTTTTTTCGTCAAAAGTGCATTCGTAATTTTTAAATGATAGTCCTACACCTGAATAATGTGTAAGTTCTGCTATATCTCCTTCATTCATTCTTCCGAAACGTCCACCTTTATACCTAATTAAGTTGTCACCAACTTTAAATTTATCTGTAACATCTTCAAAATATTCAGGCCATGCAGCTGCTATTTTAAGGAATTTTGGGTTAATTGTATTATTAATTACATCTCCCACTTTAAGTTCATTCTTTTGTGTAGGGAATAGTTTTACTACTTTATATTCTTTCATATCTTTTTGTTTTACATTTGTCTTTTTAAATGCTCCCACTCTATATAATTCTTCTTTTGTTGTAATATAATGATTTGAAAAAGGATACTCTTCTCTTTCAAAATGTACTTCTTCTCCTTCAATTTTAAATATTTTCTTCTCTCCTTGAAAGCTTGATGTGTTAAAAGGAGCATCTCCCCAAAAAGAACATTTATATTTTATTACACCTTTTATATTAAATTTATCTCCTACTTTCATAATTTGTTTGTTTTTAAATAATTGTCATTGTTTTAAAAGAAGCTTCCATTTTAATAATTGCTGTTTCTCCTTCTCTATTTTTAATTATATGGAAATAAAGATTGGAAATATCTGTTGGTAAAGCATCTGGACCATAAGTATCTCCTACAAATTTTAATAAATAAGGTCTATGTATGATAATAACATAATCAGAAGCTTGGAAAATACTGCTACTACTTGATAAACAAGATTGGTCTGGATAGTTTAATGGCGATTTAGGAATTCTCCTTGAAGCACTTTCTATCTCTCTGTTTAATTGAGTGAGAAGTATATGAGTACACCATCCTTCATTTTTTTGTGCCATTATGTCTTTAGATAAATCTACTAACATTTCTCTATCTCCATTACCTGAACCTTTAAAAAGTAAGCTATGATCTGATAGGGCTATTATTTTTTTACCTGTTTTTTCATACCATCCTCTACATATTTTAATATATTCTTCACTACTTTTAGGTTTTTCTATAAAATATATAGGTTTATCTTTTACACTTTCATAATAGGTATTAATAGCTTTTTCTTGCGTGATATTAATTGTATTTCCATTAGCAGATAACATTATTTCCCTATATATCTGAGTGTTAGCAATGGCATCTCTAATCATTAATTTAGAAGCTGGCATTTCAAAACTAAAGAAAAGAATGATAAAATCCTGTGTAGGATTATTTTCATGTAATTCTCTATATAATTGAGAAGCAAAAGCTGTTTTACCCGAACTACTCATACCAGCAATAGTTAACATAGTTCCCATTTCTATTCCACCTAAGAGAGTTTTGTTTAACTTAGGCCAGGGAGTGATGAGAGGAGTGATAACACCAGTTTTTCTATCTTGTATTATTTGTTTAGCTTCCTTAGCTGCTTCTGATATATGTTTTCCTTCCATAATTATTTTTTAGGCTCCATATTTAATCCTTCACCAAGGTATGATCCATCTTGAATGATTCTAAAAGTTTTTACTGTAGCAAATGTTGTTATTTTTATAGTTAAATCTTTTAGACCAAAATTTTCTGCTATTATTTTACTATTTACAAAATCTTCGATTTGTTTGGGATGAATATTTTCTATTAAATTCTCTCTAATAAATTCCCCAACAAATCCCATAGACATGCTACTAAGCGTCATTTCTGGATGATATAATGTATTATATAGTATTTGTATATCATTTATAGTGTAACCTATAGCAGATTTAATAGTCACTGTACTTCCGTCTTTTGTAGAAATAGTTTGCATAGGAATATCTATCATTCTCATTCTGGTTGTTTGTATATATGCTGTATCTATAAAAGGTATTTTTAGGTATAGCCCAGCTCCAAGTAACTTAACATGTTTACCATTTCTTATTAATAAGGCTTGTTCCCAAGGCATAACAGTAAACCACCATTGAAATATTTTTACTAAAAAATTAGTTATTACATTAAATAATTCCATTACAATATATTTGATTTAAATTCTATTTCTTCTATTTCGTCTTTACATAATTCAATATAAGGTTCATAAAGTTTTTCTCTTAGATAGATTTCAGAACCACTTATATATGTAAGTTGACTTGTTCCTCTTTTCAAAGAAAGCTTTTTAGCCTGTTCTATATGATATTCTGTAGCTTTTATAATTAAATTAGGGTCTAATCCCTCACTGATAGCTTTTTTAAATAAAAGTTTACATTTTTCCTTATTTTTTCTTTTACTTTGAACGCCATCAAATTTCCTTCCCTCATAGCTAAAAGCATCTGAAGGAGGATAGATTTTCCACCAATCTTCAAACTTGTCTACAATTTTTATTTTAGGTGTTTCTGTGTTATTTTGACAACTTTCATATAAAGATTTTCCTACATCTGTGACATTTCCTTCAAATAACAGAGATTTTCTCTCCATTAAAGATATTAATGCCTTAGTTTTAGGATGTTCTTCATCTATTACATCACCTTCTATATAAAATTGAAGGAAGGATATAACATCACTGCTATATCCCTCATCAACTATTTGTTTCCACTTTTCATAATTCATATATCAAAGATAGTTAAATTCCTGCAATTTTCCTTAATAATACAGGAGATGTGCCGAGAATAATGTTTTCAGCATCACTAAAAACAATAGGTCTTCCTTTTACGTAACCTTTTACAAGTCGTTCAAGAGCTTTTGTTTTTAATTTTTCGTATTTTAAATATTCAGCTACAATTACTAAATCTTTTTGATTTACTTTAACAGCTCCACAACCAAATAAAACTTTACCATTTTCTCTTGTAATATCCCAAATTCCACCTCTAAAATTTCTAGGTGTTTGACTAATAACTTTTTTTGGAGCAATTTCTATAGCTCTTTCTTCTAAATGTTCTTTAATAAGAATTTGTGCTTGTTCTAATTTGTTCATTGTTTATAATTTTATTGTTAATATCTATTCCTATTACCATAGGAACTATTTCATCTTCTCCTAAATATATAGTGTCTAATAGAGCGCAACGCTCAAAATCTTCCTCTATCATCTTAATGATATTAATCTATTTAATAAATTTAAATCAATTAAAGTGTTATTAATGGTGATTTTAGCATTTACAGGTTCAGAAATTAACTTAGTTAAGAATTTTAAATCATCTTTTGTAAAAGATTGGCAGCCAAATTGTATTTTTCCATTTATAATTTCTGCTTTATAGCCATTAATTTCTGGACGAGCAGTAACTTTTGCTATTTCCTCTTTTGTAGCTGTTCTGGCAACTTCTTTAGAAGTGTCTATATCAAAACCATAAAATCCATCTGTCCAATTTTCTTTGTCTACTTTGACGATTTTAACTGTTATAGGGTAGGATAATTGTAAAGGACTATTGTTATTAAACCTACTAGACCAATATCTAGGGGCTTTTGTCAATGTAATCCAATTATCTACTTCAAATAAAATTTCATTACATGGAGAAAACCATTCTGGATCAGTTATTTGTGTTTGATCAAAATAATATTCTCCTTCTTCGTTCTCATAGCTTTCGCTTTCTTCATCATATATAAATATAGATCCCTTTTTTAGTCCAGGAAGATCCTTTAATAGCTTGTATTTCATATTTTTAATTTATAAGTTTATAAAGTTCTTCTACTTTACTAAAAGGTATTTTTTGACAACCTACATTTACAATTTTATTAACTTTATCTACAACTGCATCATAATCATTGGTTAATGATAGTTTTATAGGTTGTTCTTTCTCATAATTATCGCAATATTCGATAAATTCTTCTATAGAAATCCAATCTCTGCCAATATCTAATCTTTTATTATGGCTAGATCCACATAATTCATTTTTTAGAAAAGTGAGATTAGGATAGGCTGAATATCTATCTGGAGTATAGTCTGCTTTATTGTATATAGGTATATTCTTATCTGATGCGTAACTAAGTAAAGCTTTCCATATATCATATGTGAGGCATACTACTGTAGATGTGTCTTTAAATGTCATAATTTTTATTTTTGGATCATTACATGAATTTCTTTTGGATATTCGGCGAAGAATTTTAATGTGGCTGGGCAAAGCCAACCTTCCATACCTGTTCCTCTCATAACATACCAGCCTGTTTCTTCTAAATTACTATCTCCTGATAAAGCTACTCTATCAAGGACAATATTTTCGCCTGGAATAGGGGAATGAGAGATAAATGCTGTAAATTCATTGCCTTCTACTACTGTTGCAATAATAGGATTAATATTGGAAACAAAAGGTTCCTCATATAGTCCTACAGCTTCGTCGTTAAACACCCAAACGTTATTCTTTTTAAATACATTTAAGACATTGATTTGATTGCCAGTTTTATCTTTTAACTGAGCTATAGGTTCAAAAGCTTCTGCATTTCTTTTAAAGTTCATCTTGAATATTTTTAAAGTGAATTTTGTGTTTGTTTTAATAATAATACATCTTCAGCTGTTAAAGCTACTCCATATTGACATCCGATTTGGACTTGCGATACTTTTATATCATATCCTTGTACAACATCCACTCTTTTATAGAGAGACTGAATACCATCTACTTCTTTTTTGGTAAATCTCCTAACACTTCCCTCTCCATCTACCACTTCAATCTTATCTTTATATATTGTAAATTGTCTTTTAGGAGAGCCTAGTTCTAATTTCTTAGACTTAATTTCTTCTTCATAAATAGGATCAAACCATAGTTCTAAAGTTTTAAGCTCTCTATATAAACGTTCTGTAATACAATTATTTGTAAAAGCTTCCCCAAAACTATAAGAACCAAATTGGTCATTATCTTGTTTACTTAATCGGGCAATCTCTTTCTCTTGGATTTTAAACTCTTCTTTAAGTTTCCATCCAACTATTACTTTTTCTTCTTGATTTGGCATGTCTGTAAATTTAACTATAAAAAAATTTCCTCCTTTGTAACTATCTTCTTCTAATTCATAATAATCTGAAGTAATTCCTTTTATTACTAGATTTAAATCAAAACTAATTGTAGAAAAAGGCTTGTTTAAATTTAAATTTTTTGTTGTATTAAAAATAGTTCCTTTAGGTAATGTAACTTTATCTCCTATTTTATATTTCATATTTGTTTGTTTATAATATTTTAATAAATTATCTGTCTTAGTATAACTATCATCTCCTTCTAGTCTCTGGAAGCTTTTAAAATCCATATAACCAACTACTTTAAATAATTCTTCTTTTATCTAAGATACGAAAATAAGGATGTTCTCTTATTGTTTCATATTTTACTTCTTCTACATTACTATAAGGTTTTTCCATTAGTTAAGTTTTTTATATTCTCTAATAATAAGTTTAAGATCTGAAATAGAAAATAGATTGTTCTCTTCTAAACATCCGATACGAATGAATTTAACATCTTCATCAGACTTCACTTCCCAATTTTGCCCCACTCTAATGTTATTTTCATTTGTATAGACATTAAGAATTTTCTGTACTCTCTCTATTTCTGCTGTATATCCTCTAAAAGCTATTTTACCCACTCCTACAGTAATTTCTACATTATTACTGCCTAATTTAAGAACCTTTTCTTCTTTTTCATAAACAGGTTCCCAATATTCACTGTGGCTAAAATAAGCTTTAGTAAAATTGTCTATTCTACCATGACTATAGACATAACTAGCTCCTTCGCCAGAATTAAGAGATAAAGTTTCTCTACCTAATTCTCCTATCATGCCAGGATATTCTTTAATTAATTTATAAGCAATAATCTTTTTCATTGTCTTTTCATTTAAATAATGTTCTCTTAATTGTTTCACTGTTACTTCTGTATAATTTTTAGGCAAAGTTGAAAGCAAATCCATTCTTAAAATATTATCTTTATTTGACGATAAAATATAATAACCACTAGTTGCATTACCTGTAGCATTAATATAATTTTTATATTTAGACTTATAGTCTGTAAAGAAATCTTCTAATTCCTTCCCTCCTTTACAAGCCCATTTTTCTGGAAAATCTTCAAAATCAATATCTGACATTTCTATTGTAGTGTAATATGGAATATCACTTTTACCTCCAGATGAAGCTAAAATAATAAGTATATTTAGACTCGTAAGAACTAAGATTAGGGCATATTACTTTTAATTTCAAATATTCTTTTTCTGAAGTAATGTGGACTACTAAATTACCCTCAGAAGGTGTTACATATTTATTTAATTGTTCTTTTGTATATTTCATAAATTTTTGTTTTAGTTCTTCCACTTAACTATGACGTTTATAGCCCTAAAGACTTGTGGAAGAAGATTTTTAATAAGCTTTAAATGCGATGGGTTTATGTTTTGCTGTGTAAGCTAGATATTCCGGAGATGGAGTGTAGCTATACCTGTTCCCAGGATAAAATCTCACTCTACTTAAATTAGCTTCCAACATGAATCTGTTGAATTTATTTAATAGTTTCTGACCAGAATTAGGTTTCCATACATTTGTTATGGTTCCTGGTTTATAGCTTCCTACTGGAATGCATTGATTTCTTTTACTTAGCATGAGTGTTAAAATAAAAAGTGAGGAATAATATTATATTTAATACGAATATAACTGCAATAGCTATATCTGAATAGTCTTTATGAGGCTTAAAATGTGTCATAAAAAGAAAAGGAGAGGAATTTCACCTCTCCTGTAATTAATTAAAAACTGGCTAAAAGTTCCTCAAAATATTTAGCTGCTTCTACTGTAGCCTCTAAATTAGCTTTAGCTTCATTTACTTTACGTTGAGCTGTAAGAATATTAGAGATATATGTTTCATTTTGAGAAATGATAGTTACAGGATATTTAGCTGCTTCGAGGTTTTCTTCAGCTTCTTCAAGGGTGTTTTCTAAATCTACTTTTTTAGAGTTAAGACTAGCTAATTGACCTTCAATAGCTGATACAGCTTTACGACTGATTTTAGCAGCTAGAGCTTCTGTACCGTCTCCGGTTAAACGTGCAAGTACTTCCTTAATAAATAATTGACCTTTTTTGATTTCGTTTGACATAACTTAAATTTTTATTTGTTTAATTGAAATAACTCCAAGTTGTTTAGGAGTTTGTTGTGTAAAAATAGTAAAATCCATAGATTCTACTTTTGGTTTAAAAAATTCTTCTACAATATTATTTTTACCCCATAAAGTTGCTACTAATTCTTCAAATGTAGGTTTTATGGGCTGATCTGGCTCTGTGTACATCAACCTCTTACTTACGTTATGATTGTGTACGGATTTCAGGTAAGCATCTCCTATATTTGTTAACATATCTACACTAGGAACATCTACTATTCCTAAATCTGAAGGGAATATTTCTTTTCGACTATCTCCTGTAAAAAAGTCTCTTCTATCACCATATCCTAAATTTTCGTCTTCAGCTGTGTAAAGTGCTTTATTTTGAGTGTATTTTACTCCATCTTCAAACCATCTAAATCCTAATTCAAATAGCTTCTCCTGCACTTTTCTACTTAATTCGGGATTATCCCCTATCCAGATTTTTGTACTTCTAAAGTCTTTTTTAGGTTCTTCTATTATTTCTGCCCATTTTCCTTCATAGTATAAACACCCTCTTCCATCAGCTCCTCTTAAGCATGTTATATTAATCCCATTTCTAGAACTATTCCATGCAGGATCACATGTTGTTACTGTATGTATAACATTTTTATGTTGTTTTATAGGATTTCTAAATTTAGTACCTATAGGATATTTAAGTTTAGCTTGGGCTAATAGATCTGGTTTAATTTCAGTAAAGTTTAAACCTATTCCATCTGGTTTCCAATCTTCAGGCATTAACTCATATTTATGAGGATTTTTAAGAGAGGTACTATAAACGCTGTAATTATCGTGGCTAGGAAAATTAATAATAAAGGTTTCTGAAACTTTTGTTTCTATTTTGCCTATTTCACCACTTTTTATAAATCCTCCATCTGGTGAATTTGTGACAGTTTTTACATATCTACCTACTAAACTTACTTCTTTAGGCTTATTTTGAGCTTCATAAGCTTCTTTTGTAGAAGGTTTGAAAACTGGATTATCGTATTTTAAAACGAAATTTTTAACTCCATTATCATAATTAGGATAACCTGTTTCTTCTACTCTATAAACTTTACCTAAAGTAAAATAGGTATAACCTTTTCCTATAAATTCTACATATTCTGGAATGGAAGGTATTTTATCAGGATGTCCTTCAGGAAGATGTTTTTGTATAATTTCCTCAGAAACATCTAATTCAGAGATATTGTCTATATTATTAAAGCATCCTGAACTTCCACTTAAAGTACCACAATTAATTATCCAAGGATCAAAATGAACATAATCTGTACTAAGTTTGCTTACTTTTCCTATTTGTTTCCCTAAATTATTAGGATTAAATTCGTACCATTTATTTATTTCCCATGACATAATTTTATTTTTTATTAATGATGATGCTCCATTCACCTTTTTCCCATGCAGCCATATCTACACCTTTTACAGGCATAGTGGTTGTAAAGGAAGTGGTATAGTAAATAGGCTCACCTTTTCTGGGCAAGCCTATTAACAATTTTATTAAAAATTTCCTCATAGAGCTAATAATTTATCTATTTCTTCTAAGGTTAATGGATGAACACCATTTAAACTAATTCCAAATTTAACTTCAGTACGAGATAATAAGTCTTTTAGAACATTTAAAGTGTTAGTATCAAAAGATTGACATCCAAATTTAACTCCATTAGAAGTTTTTTCTGCTTTATAGCCTAAGATTTCAATAGTTTGAGCTGCTTTAACCTCTTCTGGAGTAGCTTTTCTGTAATGACCATCATCAATACCTCCTGTTAAAATGGTATTCAATAACTTAGCTGTAAACATCATCCCTCCACAATACTGTGTTTTATCTTTAGTAAGTTCTAATACAGTACCTAATTTAGTCCCACTAAGCCATCCTGTAGGATTTTTAGTTAACACTACGTAATCTCCCACTTTAAAATCAGGAACTACTTCAAACCAAAGATCTAATACACCAGCTTCTTTTAAACTATTGTATACAGAACTATCCTGATTAAAAGTATTCATTACTGTTGTCCCTGAAATTTTATTTGCTGCTTCTTTAAATTTTAAATAGTTAAATTCTTTTTTTAATTGATATTGTTTCATATTGTTTTGTTTTATTAATTTTCTAAATTGTTCTATTGTTATTTCTGTATGACCTTCTTGTATATCGTAAGACGATCTTTTGTGATCTGTATTATTCACTGCATGAGAATGAACATAACCTGAAGGTGATTTATAGCCATCTCTATCATTATTTAAAAGATTATTATTACACCAATCATTAATTTCTCTACAATTGTCTGAATTTCTTCTAATATACCATTTTTCTGGTAGTTCTTCAGGAAGAGTTATAATTTTACATCCTTTAGATAGAAGATAATTTTCATTATTATAAACAAATTCACCATTTAACATCCCATAAAATCTATGACTAGAACCACGAACTTTTGTGTTATATCCTCTTAAATCTCCAGTATTTACACCCTGTTCTTTCCACCATTTAATCACTTTAACTCCATGTTCTGCATCTAACACTTCTATAACACAATTGTTATAGTCTTGTTTTTCCTCTAGTAATTCACATTGAGCATCTGATTGAGTTTCTGCATAAGGTTGAATAATATTTCCATCCTCCATTTGAACAAAATAACTTATTTTGTTTATACTTGTAATTACTCCTATTTGACCTTCATAATTAGATCGAAAAGGGTAATCTTTAATTTTTACTTTATCACCAATTTTACCTTTCATAATTTTAAGTTGTTACAGCTGTAGAATATTTCCAATGGAAATTATCTACATCAATGTTAATAATAGAAGTACCATCTTCATCCATGATACGTTTAATACCTTTATTTTGAAATCCTTTTCTTTCAGCATTTAGTTTAGCTTCAATTATAGCATCTTTCCAATCTTCTGCCATAACATTCCATTCAATACCATTTAGATATAATACAAGATATTCGTTCATAGTGTTAGTTTTTAATTTTCTGTGAATTCAATTTTAGGACAATATTTATTCTTTTTAGCTTTAAACCATTCTAATAATAAATTAGGTGTTTTTTCTTTATATACTTTAGGATGTCTAGCACAAAACCAATGAACTATTTTATAAAAAAGACAACAAAATCCTATTACAAGTATTACCGTCCAAAGTACTGTACCAATAATAACTGAAGTATTTTCACTTTTTAAATCATGTACATATATTGCGTAACCTAAACAAAAAATTATATATAATATCCAACCTACAAAAAAGAGAGAAAGGATAATTGTACCTAACAATTTCCAAAAATATTCGCAAAGATTATTTGGAACATAGGCATGTGTAGCACTATAAAATCTATAATGCCAAGAAGATTTACTGATTTTCATAATTAAGTTTTTAGTTGATAAGCATCTTTGTTTGTTAATTGCCCTAATAATAGCCAAGCCTGTTCTAAAGATTCAGCTATTATAGGTTTAATTTCTAATGTTAGTTTGTTTTGGAAGTTATATGTCATAATTTAAGGTTTAAAATATAAAATACCTATCCATGTTTGTTTAGATTCCCATCCAGCCAATGTCATTTCCATGTTAGGAGAATAGGCAAATGGTTCAAAATAGTAATTAAAATTAATCTTAATCATATTGTTCTTTTAAAGTTTTAACAAATGCTTTTCCTGATGTTGTTAGTTTATTATTTTTCCAATAGCTTCCTGTATCATGTAACATCTGAATATTTGTCCAGAATTCTGTATTATGACCTGTATACTGTTCTTTTAGATAATCAAGCATAAAATCATGTATACCATAACCTTCATTTTCTTTGTGAAGTTTCTCTACTGTTTCCTGTTTACAACATCTAGAAAAACCACAATTTTCTCCATTGGGTCCTAAATACATACAACTAGTTCCATATTGACTTACATCTATAGAACGAGGATTATTCTCATAATATTCTATTGTTTCGTCTATTATTTCAATCTTTGTCATTTGTTTCATTATTTAAGTTAATTAATCCAAATAAAGCCCAAAAAGCATCCCTAACTTGAATATCGTATTCATGAGGAGTCGTTATAATTTTATAACTATATATTATTAATATTGAAAGATGTACTAACATCCTAATAATTTTCCATGTCTCTTTATTCATAATCAATTTGATTTTTAACATTAAGAATAGATTCCTTGTCAACTTCTGTATCTAAATCATATCCTGAAGGCGGCATTTTATTTCGATATTCGTGCCTAATCTTAGATATATTATCCACAAGCATAGTTTCAGCTTTTTCAGCACATTTATCTATTACTACTTCTAGTATTTCTTTAAGAGCTGATTTAAAATCATCTTCATCTAGTAAAAATTCAGGAATACCCTCTTCAAATTGATATAGATTTGAATATTTTTTAAGATAATCTTGTATATTTATCATTTCTTTTCTATTTTATATTTATCTAATATAGCAGCTTCTAATTGATCTGCTGACATAATTTGTAACCAATATATTAAATCCATCATAAACTCCTGTTCTGTAGTAGGTGGAACAGGAGTGATGTCTTCCTTAGTTTTTATATCTATTACTTTCATAGTTATTTCGTTTAATGAAAACATCCCCAAGGACATTTGATTTTTATTCCTCTGTCAAAAGTTCCGTAAAAAGCATCTTTGTCTTCAGTGAATTTTATTTCATCACTTAGCTTTCTATCAAATATGTCTGTATCACCAACTGTTCTGACTAATATAGAACGTCTTAAATCATCTTCATCAAACTCATCTCCTTCTTTTATAAAAGGAACAGCAGCAGGACTAATTTCTCCTATCACTTTGATAATTTCTTCTTGAGAAAGCCATCCAACAGATAAAATTTCAAATAATTTACCTTTAATATTACTTACTTGATAGTAGTCATTATATTCTTTAACCCAAACTTTATCACCAACCTGAATATCTCTACTTACCAGAAATAGTTTAGCTTTAGGTCTGCCTTGAACTTCGACTTTTAAAGAAAGTTCTGTCCTTCCTACCCAATTAAAAATTGCTTTTCTTAGCTCATTATTTTCATTGAAATACAGATCACCTTCTTTTATTTCTCCTTCAATAGGAAGCCATTTAGCAAATAATTTCTCTTTCATATAATTGTATTAATTGTTCATGTTTGTAATAAATAGAAGAATTTCCTTTGTATCTTTTAGGACTATACCACCTACCATCTTTATGTAAGACAAATCCTTCTTTTTTTATCCATTCTAGTAGCTGTTCCATAATTAATACATTAAAATGAATAAAATAAACACTATTATTAGTGCTGTAATAACTTTTTCTCGTGGTTTAGTAAGATTTAGCTTTAAGGCTTTATATATTACTGAAAAAATTATTAGTATGAATATAATTAAAAATATTTTATCTTTCATAAATTACGTCATAAAGTTTAATAGAAGAATAATCATCCATATATCCTACCCATTTGATTTTTAATTTCTTTAGTCTACCTATTACATAATAGTTTTCAAGGTATTTATAACCTCTTTTAGAGGGAGTAAATGACCTATTTATAGACTTTTTCATATATAATAATTTAATGCTTCATCTTGTTTTTCTAAATATTCTGTCCAGTTCATAAAATTTAATTTTTAAAGTTTTTACCATATACTAATTCGCTTACATAAGCTCCACAATTACCACAATACCAATTTGGATTTGTATAAGCTTTAGACATATTTGACATAGTTCCAAATGTAAGATTTTGATTACAACAAAGACATTTTTCTTTTAGCTCTAAAGATTTTTTAAAATAATCGTCGTAATGTGTCATAAAATTTAATTTAAGTAAAAAATAAACCCTCCATAGACATAGAGGGTTTTTCATCATCTAAAACAAAACCTAATTCAATTGTAATCTTTCTGATTTATATTTTTCAATTAATAATCTACCTTCTTCTTCATTACCTGTAGAACTAGAAGAAGCTATTGTAGGAAGAATGTTTCTTTGGAAGTTTTCTACATTAGCTGTATAAGTGGAAATAGATGTGTCTATTTGTTTCAAACTTTCATTAAATGTCTTCATTTCAGGGCTATTTTTAAGCCATGCTGAAGCATTGTCTGAAGCTTTAGACATACTTTCCATCATTTCCAGCTCTTGAGCTTTAGCTTCCAAGGATTGTTTAAGTATTTCTGTATCTGCCACTCTAATTTCATAGAGGGAGATAAGATCAGTTTCTTGTTTTTTAATACTTTCAATCCTAGGAGTTATCATATTCACCTGTCCTTGTAACATAGCTACTTTATTTCTAGCTACTTTTAATACAGTTTCAGGTGCTGCTCTTTCTTCCAGCCTTGCAGCATTAGCTAATTCATTTGATAATGAACGAGACAATTCCTGTAATTTAGATTGATTACCATGCCTTATGGTAGAAATATTCTTAATATCATTGTTTAAAGCTTCATTCTTATTGACAAGATATTCATATCCTCTCCACATATACCATAGTTTATCATTAGATATAAGTTTTTTAGTGAGATTCCAGGAAAGTCTTTTAGATTCTTCCCATATTCTCTCTCTAAATACTACACCTGCAACTAATGGAATAGCAAGTCCTATGGCTAAGTATAAATTAGTCATAATAGTAATTAGTGGTGGAAGGAGAAACCATAATAGTCCTAGTCCACCCACTACAATAACTCCAGCCAGAGTTTTCTGGCCAGAGGTAGTTAAATCCGGATTTTTAATTTGTAGCATAAGTTTTATTTTAAAGTGTCTCCTATGTTGTATTTTCCTGAAGTGTCATAAAATGTAGTAGTGACACCATCTGCGTCACTATACCTGTAAATGTCTAAAACTCTAGAATTATTTGAAGGAGTTTTGTCTACAATTACAAATGGCCTCTTTTTAGGGAAATTACAAGAAAATAAAAGAACACATATTAATAAATATTTCATAAATTTAGTTTAAAGATAATAAAAATCCGATGGTAAAATTGGCATCCTCATCAAATACGAATGTAGATGTTCCTGTTCCATCAACAATAGCTTTATAGATGTTTAATCCAGAGAGCATTTTAACATCATCTCCTGCTGAATATCTATCTGGAGATAGGAGAGTGACAAATCTTTCTTCTCCTTGTCTAACTTTTTGAGCTAGTTTAAAAGGAATACCACCAATAATAAAACAATTTTGTCTTTTATCTGAAGGTACTTTAGCTGCAAGAGCTTTGATTTGATTATACACATCTCCATCTATTGGTCTAGGATCAAGGGCAAAATATTTAGCTCCATAAGTTTCTAATGTTCTAAGAGCTGCACCTTCATACCATGAGATTTTAGTGTTTCCACTTCCCATATCTACAACAAAGCTGTTATTTACATAATCTTTAGGAAGAGCTGCTTTAAGAGCATATTTACCTTCCTGATCAGCTGTTACAGCATTTACCATAAATCCTTTTTTCCTAATAGCTTGTTCTACTTTATCTATCCCTTTAGCTTTTAGTGCTCCTGAAGACATAACAAAATGAATATTTCGTCCTGCTACACCCATTTCAGCCATTTCTGCAATGTAGTCTTTGGTTTGAGTGTAAATGTCATCTGTATTAGCAAAACCTTCCCATGCCAGGGATTTACCAAAATTTTTCTTTGTAGCCTGCCAGTTTTTATCCTTATCAATATCAACAATAAAAGAATTAAAACCAGATGCTCCCACTTCAATAACACCTTTTAGTGTTCCATTAATAGGAATGTCTGTTTTAATAATAGCACGAGAGGCTGCAATATCACCTGACGGCAATGTTTCCACTGTTTTAACTCCATCAACAGCTCGTTGTTCTGTTTTTACAGGAGATACTAGAATTTCCGGATGTTTAATTGAATACACTTTAAATCCAATTAATGCTGCGATGACTAAAATGATTAGTCCTGTTACGATACCTTTTTTCATGTTTTTTAGTTTTTGTTTTGTTTATAAAAATTTTAATTTTTGGCCTTAAATAATAAATCTACTATATTTCTTTCAAGTTGAGAGTACAACATACCATCACCTTTTGTATTTCCATTAATACAAGTATATTTTCTAACATCATGGTCAAATAATAAATCAGCTAATGCCTTCAATGCCTCTTCTTTTGTATTTATTCCTACTCTTGTAATAATTATTTCATTACCACGAAGTTTAGGTATTTTTTCATCAATAACATTACCACATTCTTCAGGATGAGCACAATGTCTAATTCCCCCACCTAACTTATTACAACCTATACAATAATGAATTTCATCGTACTCAATCATAATGTCCACTATGGGTTCCGATTTATTATAAGCTGCTATGTATGCTTCAATAAATGCTTTACTTACTGTTGGATATAAAACAGGAGTATTTACTCTTTGCCTATTAGCCTGCATTTGGGAAAGAATTCCACGATGTAATGAAGTATCTGTAGAAGCTATTATTTTAACTAGATTGCTTAATTTTAAATCTCCACAGCCACTTTGTTTACCTTGTTCATCGTAATTTCTACAAAAAGCATAATCTTCTTTTTTTATAATTTTTGTACAATGAATTACACCTTTACCATACTCATTATAAACCCAATCACCTTCTTTTATCTCTTCTGTAGAGCATATATAAAGATGTTGTCCAACAGATGTATCGTTTACAATTTGTAGTTCATTTAATTTATATAGTGAATGCCCTAATTTATAAAAACATGTGCTTGATTTAGTAGGAAGCATTACTACTTTGCAAGGTTCTTTTAAACTACTCATCGTATTTGTTTTTAAGAGATTAATATTTAAGCTATTTGTGTTTGTTGTAATTCATTTAATGGAATGTGTAAATCCATTGTTAAATTAAGAGGAGTGGTGTAATATTGTCCTTGAGATGTAATATACATTAGTGGAACTAAGCTCCATCCTTTTAGGAAATATTCTCCTTCATTTGATTTAAATATAATGTTGTACATAATTTTACCATTTTCTTCTATGTTTATCAATTGCTGTTCCTATCCAATTACCATTTGAGAGTTTGCTACCATCTTTTTTCATATAAACGTGACCGTCTCCAAACATAAATGTTGCCCAAGTATCTTTATATTCTTCAGTTTTTTCTTTAATGCCCAATAATTTTTGAAACCATGTAGGACTAAAAGTTACTTTAAATATATTTCCATCTTGCTCAATATTTGTAATTGCCATTGAGAATGGAGAGATTAGTAATATTAAAATAATTAATACTACTAAAATAATAAGAATCCATATTGCTATATTCATAAAAATAAGTTTAAGGAGCTAAATTAATAGCTCCTGTTAATAAATTGTTCAGTCATGGCTTGTGCCTTCGTAAAAGACATTACTATTTAGTATGTCTTGAGATAGAATTGTTTTAATCATTGTTTTAGTTTTTGATTAGATTGCTTATAGGGAATGAATAAAAAAGCCCTCAATTAAGAAGGCTGTATTTCTGAATAACCATTTTCTGTTATCTGGAACATTTTATTTGTAATTTTTTAAGTTTAATTAATAAATTAATAGTTTTGTCCATAGTTTTTAAGCTATCTTCAGGATGTTTACGATGATAAACAAGTAATTTACAACTTTGTTCATATAATCTTTCTGCTTGTCTTTCACATTTAGTTGTTTTACAACTAATACAGAAAATAACAGCGAATAATAAGAAAATTTTCATGATTTTAATTTTTTAGGTTTATATATTTTTATTTTCCTTTTTCTGAATAATTTACAGGTGTGTCTAAATCTCCTTCTTCTAAAGGATCTGCTAAACTCTATAGTCCATAAAGCTTCTAATCCTGTAAAAAATAAATAATTAGACTTAATATTCATACTAATCTATTGTGGGTAATTGTTCAATTATTGGTATCACTGATTCAAAATGTCGTTTTTTATCATGTTTATAACTGAAATCATTTTTAGTGTATAATATTCCTACAGTAGAAGGCCCTAAAAGATCTTCAAATGGTTCATATGATTTTAATTCCCCTTTAATTACGCATTCTTCTCCATTACTAGAAATAGACCATTCAGGATGTATTTCTGCTAATACACCTAAACAACAGTGTTCTTTTTTATCATCTTCTCTCAATACGACTTTACCTTGCCTATATTTACCAGATTTTAAGGCAGCTAGCCAATCTTCTTTTAGTTGTTTTGTTAACATAATTTTAATTTTTTGAGTAATAAAAGGTATATTCATATACCATGAATGTTGATGTAATCATAATTTTTAAAGATTATGTTTTAGTTTATATCTGGTTATAAATTCTTCGGGGAAAGAACTAGTCCAACCACAATTAGGACATTTAAATTGTAAATCAGGAATTCTTTCAGCTCTAGGATTATTACATCCTAAAGGAGAATGAGATGGATGAGTGTTACCACAATATGGACGATAATTAACATCATCCATTAGATTTTGTCTTACAATAGTTTCTTCAGTCATAAATTAGTATTTAAAGGGTAAAAATAAAATGACCATACTATTGCAATAGCAAGTGCGTATATTGCTAACCATACATCTAATGGCCTATTACGTATTTTATAGTCTATAAGAAAAGCAAAAAATACAAGCGTCATATAAATACATATAATTAATAATATTTGCATATAATTAGTTTTTAACAGCATTTAGCTAAGTTGATTAAATCATTGTGTCTAACAAGATGATATTGAAATAAAATAGGTGTTTCTCCAGGTTTACTAGCTCTTTTAAAGCAGCTAATTGCATCTTGTTTAGTTTTACCTAAATATCTGCATCTTCCTGTTACTACTTCATATTGTAAAATAATATCACCTTTTTGGTAATTATCAGTAAAATCTATCATAAATATTGTTTTAAAAATTAAATAAAAAAGAGTGTACAAATTACTTCATACACTCTTTACAAAATGAACAGTTCTCGGTAGGAGTAATAGGATTTGAACCTATGACTTACATGGTATAAGCATGGTGTTCTACCAAGCTGAACTATACTCCCATTTTAGTTAGATATTGAAAATATTGCCTTGAGAAGAAAGTTTACCAAATTTGCCATCAGTTACTACAGATCCATTACTAAACATAGTTTTATAACCTGATAGGTCTAATGTACCAGCATTAATAATATCTTCACAATTATGTATATGACCAAAACACATAAGTTCAGGTTGTATATCCAACACTCTTCTTTTAAGAGATTGACAACCACACCTTTCATATACATTACCTTGAGGACTGTAAGAATGGTCTAATATTCCTTTTGGTGGTCCATGAGTTATGATAATATTTACATCCTCAGGTATTGTGGACCAAACATTATGAGTTTTATCTCTGGCTTTATTAAAAGCCCATCCTTCCCCAAATGTAGGTGTAATAGGACTTCCCCATATTTTTAGTCCTTCTACGATAACATGACTATTTTCTAGGTAAGTAATACCCATACTGGCTAATTCATGTTTAGTTATCATACCTCTCTCAAATGCAATATCGTGATTACCAGCTATTAATACCTTATGCTTAATATTTAAGCTTTCTAACCAAGCAATAGCATCTCTACATTCATTATTAGAAATAACAGGAATTTTACTATTCCCTACATCTCCTGAATGTATGAGCATATCAACATCTTTAGGTATATTTAATAGTCCATGATAACCATGTGTATCTGAAATATGCCAGATTTTCATAAGTTATAGTTTAATTTTAAATAATTAATAAGGAGAGTGTCATTCTCTAACATTTGTTTATCTAATGGCTTACCTATTAGATGATTACGAATGTCAGTTTTAATAAACAATCTACCATTAAATACACCTATTAATGATCCTTGAGGTCCATAGACAGGTTTATCTCCTGTTAATTTAACAGTATTTGGATAACAGATAGTACATTTTAAATTACCACATGTCCATTTTTTAATTATTAATGGTTTATGAGTGTGACAATTAGGTATAATACAATTTGTGTCTTGACCTATTCCTACTAATGGTAGAAATAGCATAAGAGTTAGTAAATATTTCATAAATGGATTTTTAGTCTAAATAATCTGTTTCATCCCCTCCAAAATACATAGAGAGAACCAATACTGCTATTAATATTATTAATACTGGCATAGTTTTAAGTTTTAGTGTAGTTGTAACAATAGTTTTGTGTATTTATTAGTCTACCTAGTAATTCATCTTCCTGAGCTATTTCGGTAGAAGTATGTTGACAATTATAATCATTATTATCCCTCCAAGCATTATTATCTAAATCCTCAACTATCATTTCAGCTTCTTCTTTAGTATTAGCTTCAACAAATATATGTTGAGATGAGGTTTCTTTTTGTGTTATTTTATAAATGGGCATAAAAATAATTTTAAATTATAGATAGTGATTAACCTGATAAGCCTCATATGTATAGATATTAGGACTATAATGTGGATAATTTTCATTTACAGCATAACCTACATGTTCTCCTGAAGTAGTTGATTTACAATCCCAACTCCATAACCCTTCTTCATCTCTAATAGGTAGAGAAGTTACTTCTGATCTAATTCCTAAGCCCATATCATATTCATATATAATATCACCTATTTTTAATTTATTGACTATTACGTCACCTTTTGTTAATACATCCATGATTTTAAATTTTAAATTCCTTCGTAATAGATTTCTAATAATTCATCTGCTAATACAGCAGCTGGATGAAAATGATTATAAATGGTGTGAATGACACTATCTGAAGCTAAAATTAGCCAAATGTGCCATGTTTTCTTTGTATTATCATCAGAAAGAGACAATTGCCATTCTTTAGCCTTAGCTATTTTCTCTAATTGGCTTAATTCCCTCCACCAATGTAAAGCATTTTGTCTTGATTGTAAGTTTAGGTCCATAATAATTAGTTATTAGGGTTAAAATCATAATTTTCAAAAACTTTTTGAGCTATATCCTCATCAAAATCACCCGAGTCTTCATCTTCAGGATTAGCTTTAATAATATTTTCCTTAGAGAGGTTGTATAATACATCTCCCAAACTATCTTGAGATAGTATATAATTTCGTATTTGTTCTATTGTAAACATGATAATGCTATTAAATGTTAGAAAATTTAAATAATAATGGATTAATTCTAATTACAGGAACTTGTTGTTTTTTAATATGAAAGGCATAATCATAGCAATTCTTAGTTCCTCCTGCTGATCCATCCCAAATAGCTAATAGAATATCACAATTGTCTGACATCCAGACATTACGAGCTTGCATACAACTATTAGTGTATGGTTTCTCACTAACATAATATTTAGTACATAGGGGATGATTAACTATTCTATTATACCTATCCTGAGACTTTTTAGGCCACATTTTCTCTTGGTCTTTACAAGGAATGGCAGCTATAAATGGAATGTTATTAATAATAGCCATTTCAGCCCATAACATATCCACTCCTAAAGCCATACCTGTAATAATTTGTGTAGGTTTATGGTCTTTAATTACTTCAGCCATTCTATCTCTAATGGCATCAGAATATTTACCTATTCCATCATATTCATTACCAAGTTTGTTAGGTCTATGACCTGTTACAGCTATTTTCATAATTAAATTTTAAACTTCTTTATCAAATAATATTTGTATTTCTCTACCTGTTAAGGAATTAGGATCTCTATCAGGATAACCAGTGACATCCTCTTTATATTTCACTATCATAAACCACTGATTTTCAAATGATAATTTATCCCACCATTCTATAGCAGATTGTCTTTGTTGTTGATAAGTGGTCATAATTAATTGATTTAATGTGTTTTATAAAATAATCCATTGTAAATTAGCACAGTTGCAACCTATTGTCGAACAATCGGTGTAGTGACTTATATACTACTTTAATAATTTACAATGGATTAAAATTTAGCACCCTTAGCATTACCTATTAGGGTCACTGTAACTATTGTGGGTCTTTCGGGGTTTCTGTTAATTCCGAAGAACTTATAATGAGCCAAACCCTTAGCTTTATTCATTATTTTACAGCTTCAACCATAATTACATTGCTGAGGCTCATTCGTGTTGTGTACATGATATGGCTATATTTCTATAGTAAGTACATTCTATGTTCCACCACATTCCTTTCTCAAGGGAACAACACGTTATACATCTCTGTATATATCTTTATGTTCTATTCCAGCTCCTAAGAGAGTATATAGATACAAGGGTAATTCAATGTTTAACCCAAATACAAAGTTACAAATTTATATCAGGATACCAAGATTTAAAACTATCTAAATCTGTAACATCCCAATCACTACCTAATGAAAACATCTTTTCAGTAGCTTCATCACTATTCTCAAATATTTCCCATTCTGTAGGTGTATTACAAGTACGGAAATTGTTGTAAATGATAAACATGATTATTAATTTAAAGGTTACAAATCTAATTCTATTTCAAAGGAGAAATCTTCAACAGGAATCGAATTGTGAAACATTTGAACTACTTTATCACTTAAATACTTGTAATCCTTATTAAAAAGTGAAGTAAGTCTTTTATCACTTTCGTTTTGAACTATAGCAGCTCCAGTATCCCTAGCATTTATTCCAACTCTTTGTAAAGCTTTTGTAATAGCACATTTTGCAGGATTAAGATAGTTTGGTATATCCTCAGCTAGGATGTTTAATGTTATTTTCATGATTTTAAGTTTTAGATGTTTTATATTCAAATTCTAATATTCCAAGATATAAATAAGCACAAATACGATGTATACCATCAGCAATAGTGTAATAACTGTTTTTCGGTGGATATAATTCAATAATAGGCATAATATGTCCATTAGATATATCCTTAATCATCTGAAGGGTAATAATATTATTTTGATAATGTAATATTACATCTTTTGTTAATCCTCCTCTATTAAGCTGAAAGAATGATATTTTCATGTTATTGCTATTTAAAGGGTGAAAATATTACTATTATATGCACTGTAAGAATAAAAATAGTCTAAGTGTACGACATTTAATCAGGACTCAACATCACTAGTATGAACGCACACTAGCAACTCCTCCCTTTAATATCTATTTATATTATAACCCGAAATATTATAATATTTTCCTGACCACTTAAACTATTTTAATTGATAACTAATTGATACTATATGGACAGAAAGGCTAAATTAAGAGCCTTTTCTAAAAGACATTTGTTCTTTTGTATCAGATATTAATTTTTGAATACCCTCAGTGTCATAACTCCAACTACTATCTTCTTGTTTAGCTCTATTTAGAGCATCAAGCTTAGTTTCTAATAGATCTAAATAGTCTGATATATCTATTTGTACTCTATCGTTAATGTAAGTTGTCATAATATTAAGGTTTTATTGTTTTTAATGTTGTAAGGATAAATAGTTGTATATAATGAAGAAATGAATTATATTTGTAGTATGAATACATTAAGATCTATGGAAAGACAGCTTAAAAGAGAAGCTAAATTAGAATATAAAGCTAACACTAGAAATAGTTTCCCTAAAGGGACAAACCCTAAATATAAGCAATATTACGTCAGTTCTAAGAAGAATGCACTAATATTTGAATTTGATGAACAAGAGTTTATTAATTATATAGAGGAAGAATGTTATTATTGTGGTAAGAGTAATTCTCAAGGGATAGATAAGATAGACCCTAAAGGCCATTATAAGAAAGATAATTGTGTACCATGTTGTAAGATGTGTAATACTATGAAGTTTATATACTCTAAGGAAGAGTTTCTAGCTCATGTAAACAGAATACATACACATAATGCTATGAAAGACAATACAACTATTATTTTGTCACCTCTTTAATACATTCATCACACATCATCTGTGTACACACCTCTTCTCTCATTTATTCGATAAATATTTATCGTTTATCAATAAATCCGTACAATTAATCAATTGATTATCAATATATTACGTATCTGTAACCAAAACAGAATAAGTTTGTTGGGAAATATATACCCACCCGTACAGAATGCATCTGATTGCCATCCCATATACAAAAAGAAAGAGGAGTGAACTTAATCACTCCCCAATCAATTAGCCTACTACAGCCTCTGTAGCCATGAAATCAGCAGCTTTCCATTGAATGTTAGCCAATGAAGCAGCTTTAGCTTTGATGATTGAACGTTTAAGGTCACGTTCTTCCATGCGATCCATTGCATCTTCACTAACAAAGCTGTCGAATTCAGGTCTAACTAATGGTGTTTCTTTCTTAGTGCCATCCGCATTTTCATCGTATGTTACTTCTACTAAGCTTACATTACCATCAAGAACATCACCCTCTTTCAACCCTAAGTCCTTGGGAATGAATGTTCTACCATGACCTGGTACTCTGGCATAAAGTCCGCCCTGACCTAATGCTGCTACGATAACACCAGCTAATTTAATTACTCCGTCGATTTTTTTTGCACTTTGTGCCATAATTATAGTTTTTAAATGTTTGTAATAAGGGGAGTACCATCACTCCCTACCTCTATGTGGGGGTTGTGAGGGGGATGTAGACGTTATGGGGGTGTATGTATAAAATTTTTAGTATTTGAAAAATTTTGGAAAATAATTTTTTTATAATATAATTAGTGTTATCTTTACTCTATGGAGTATGATTTGTCTCTCTTTAAAGAAATATTTAATAAAGCGTTCGATCAAAAAGCTAGTAGACCATTTAAAATGTATACTGGAGTAGGAGGAATGGATATGTTCGAGGAAGCTGTAGAGGGACAAGGAGGAATGAAAAGAGTGTATATAGGGAGGAAAGTTCCTAGGTGGCTGAGAGCTGGTGTTAAGAATATTAAGCTTTCCAGGAGAAATAGATATTATAAACTTGTAAAAAATGTTTAAATTTAACATAAGAGGATATAAATCTAAGTCTTATCCCTATCCAGAGATAAAGTTTTACACTCAATATAAAGGTATTTATTATAGATTTGATGATAATTGTCCTTTAGGCCCTGTATGGCATCTATCTGATAGTTTAGATCTTTTAGGTTATTATGCTTATTATAATGCAGACATATGGAGAATAGATGAATGTTTTGAAATATTTTTAAAAGAAAAAGAAGAAGATGGCTTATATTAAAATGGATAGTATGCCCTATAGAAAGGGAGAGATATTAAATATTGGTAGTCAACAGGTTATCATCACTAGAGTGCATAGATCCACTTGGTGGAAAAGATTTATTAAATATCTGGCCTCTAAGGTTAGAATAAACGAATATAAAATTGAACAATATGGAGTTTAAAGAAGTACAGGAAAATATAGATAAACTACCTAATAAAGGAGATTTATCTGATGGCTATCACAGCTTTAATGAGCTGTATGAGTTTAGAAAGATTTATAATGCCGCCTTATTTAATGAATGGATGGAATATTCTAATTACACTTCAGAAGATAAGCCTAAATATAATGTACATAAGTCTTGGAAGCATTTTGATGGAGAATTATGTTTTGGTGGGGGATGGTTTATAGTTGTAGCTGTCCTACCTACAGGTCAGATTTCTAATCATTATGAAGCTAAAGATTGGGATTTATTTAAAATACCAGAAACAGAAAAAGCTCTATTTGAATTTGATGGTCACACATCTGAGGATGTATTAAACAGATTAAAACTTATTTATGGATAACTTATATGGATGGATTTTTACTTACAACCCTCTTACATCTCATTGGAGGGCTTGTCCTAGAGAGAATTATTTAAGACTATTCTCAGAGCCAGAGACTAATTTCCTCTGCTCCTCAGATATAAAGTCTTTACAATCTCTTATTATACGTACTAATGGAGACATGGATTTAATTAATAAACTTATAAAACAATAAACACATGCCAAGCATTTCAGATTACAATTATGGAACAGAACCTCTACAGAAAGCTCATTCTGAGTCTAAAATATATGCAGAGGAAGTTGAAAGGACAACAGCTTTTAAGGAAGTTTTTCAAAGATTACAATACCTTGTAGGAGACTGTATGGAAATTACTGCTAATATAGATAATAAATTGCAGGATATACATTCTTACAGTGAGCCAGTCCCTAACCCACAAGAACAAAAGACACCTACTACTAAGACATTTGTAGATGGAGTGGCCTCTTTACTTAATCAAATAGAAACTAATAATTCCAGACTTAATAGGATTTACAGACATTTAAAAGAAATTATATAATGGACAAACTTAGAAATCTCCTAGACAGAGGAATTATTACAATTAAACAATACTTAAACTTTACTAAATAATGAACTTTACAGACGTATTTTTTGAATTTCCTATTAGGATATATGACAGCTATTCTATGTATAATGCGGAGAAGCAAGAGGATGAATTAGAAAAAGAGGGAAAAGACTTAGTGGCTGTTCCTGTAGATTATATTGTAGGTGTAAAAGCCTTGAGGCTGTCTCAGATTAAACATTATATGGATGTTTATTCAAGAGATAGTGTTATAGCTGAGGTTATAGAAAATGGATTTCCATGCACTCTTGTGATTGATACAGACGACAATCCTTATGAATGTAATTGGCCAAGGAAGGAATTTAAAGCAAGGCTGAATAAATTTGCTAAAGAGCTGGATGATAAAATCACTCAGGAGCAAGAATCTAGAAAAGAACAAAAATCCTAGCTTTAATAGCATTAAATAATAACAGACTTTCATATGGTTGTTTGTTATTGAAAAATATAGCATAATTTTGTATATGCCAACTACATTACGGATAAAGAAAACTTATAAGGACAAGATGGAGACAGCTATTAAATACTATTCCATCTTGTCCACCCTTAATGATTTTAAGTGGAGTCCTTTAGAAATTAAGATAATAGCCTTCACTTGCATAGAAGGAAATATATCTACAGGAGGTAGAAAGGAGAAGTTTTGTTCACTATTTAAGAGTTCAAAATCTTCTGTTTTCAATTCTATTTCAGATTTAGCTGAGAAATTCTTCTTAGTAAAGAAAGAGAGAAAGGTGTTATTACATCCTCAGCTCATTCTTGATTTTTCTCAGCCTATTTCTATCACCTTAAATCTTGACTATGAAGCCAGCTAATATGTCAATAAAAGATTGGCTTATTAAAGGTATGGTGGGAGAACTTAACTATCCTCAGGACCTAATAGAAAAAGTGATAGCTTTTCAGGGAGAGGATATGCTTAGAGCTGTTAAAATGTATAAGGAGATTGAAATATCAGGATTTGGTTCTATTTTCATAGCTAAAGGTAAATTAAATAGTCATTTAAATAGATCTAAGACAAGCATAGAAAAGCTACGTGCTAAATTAGAGACAGCTACGGAAGAGGAAAAGCCTCTACTAGAAACTAAGATTGAAGCACAATTAGAAAATATTAAATTTTACGAAAGCAAATGTTAGACTATTTAAAACTCATACCAAAGGTGTTTGAAAATCCTAAGGAAATATGGGAAGGATGGAAGAATGCAGCAAAGCTAGAATTGGGATCTCTGCCTGAGGATCAGGTGGAAGAAATAGTAAAAAGGAGAATGATATGTGAAGCTTGTCCTTTTATGTCTTCTAACATTCCTAACTATCAGACATCAAGAGTGGAAAAACACTGCACTCTCTGTAGCTGTCCCATACTTTCTAAAACAGCTTCTCTTTCTTCTATATGTGGAGCTGATTATTATAATAAGACTCACCCTGAAAAAGATCCCCTTGAAGTTAGGTGGTTGCCTTATGAAGAACATAAATCTTAAAGAACTGCTCGATACACTCAATTATTTCTATAACCAAGGAGTTGTATTTGTAGATATGAGAGTAGAAAACAATTTACTAATTTTCTCTCCAAGAGAAACTAATATTACAGGATGACAAAAGAATTAGAATATAAACTAAACGAACTAACAAGATTTTATGGTAGTATAGTGGGTACACCAGGAATTTCTAAAGATGTTCAGGAACATTGTAACAGCCAATTATTTAAACTTGTTAAAGCTTTTGATCCTGTTATGCAGGAAATTACAGCAGAAGTTTCAGGATTAATTTTAGAATAATGCCTAGAAAAAACGATTTTAAAAACATAGTGCAGGTTCTGGAAGAATTGCACAAAAACCATCCTTCCTATTCTTTTGGATCTATCATCTCTTTAGCTTTTGCTGATTATGGGGATACATGGGGAGTGAGTAATAAAGAATGTCTTTTTGCTCTGGAGAAATATTCAGCTCAATTAGATATGGATGGAGATGAAATAGCTTCTCCGGAATATATGGATGCTCTCTTAAAGGATGTAGAAAATTTTGATAATATATTAAATGAGGATGATTATGAGTGATACTAGTGAAATATTCCCAAATGAAACAGTAACTCCAGCTGTAGCTCCTCATGATTTAGGATTATTAACAAATGATCCTCCTCCTGCAAAAGAAGGTTGTGATGCCACTGTAAAAGCACTTACTTGTGAAATAGCTCATGAATTTGAAGATTTTTTGGATTCTCCTGAAGTTATAAATTCTAGTAAAGCTAGTGTTTTATCTTTTCAATCATTAGATGTAAGTAATATAACAAAAGACTTTAAAGAAGTTATAAACTTAATAAACTCTCGTATACAAAAAGCTACTTCTAACGGGGAATTTTCTATACAAATAAAAAGAGGTGAACTATATCAAGAAAGATTTCTATCTAATATAGAGTTACTAATGATTAAAAAATACTTACTTTCTCTTGACTATGAAGTAACTATTTGGAAACCTCATCATAGAGATAAAAACACATATATTGTAATTGACTGGATTAATTTATATTTATAATGGCTACGAGTAAGAAGAATATATTTGTAGAGGCAGAACTTGAGTGGTCGGAACAACAGCTAATATCGTGGAAAGCCTATGTAGATCAAAATCCTCTACATGAACTAAAAGATAGGATAGAATGGAAACCTACAGCTAAAGGAGGTACTATGCCTATGGTGATAGCTTCTATAGAACAGCAGGGAAAGTTTATACAGGAAACTATGAAAAACTATTTAGCTCTCCTTAAAGAGGTTGATATTATGAGAGAGAAAGAGCAGGAAAAAGCTGTTAAACGTGGTAAGGGGGAATTGAATGGACAACAGAATGCTTTACTAAAACAGGCTAATGCAGATAGATAGTATTAAATCTATAGACTACAAAGATTGGTTTTTAAATCAAAAACGTATTCCCTCTAAGGATAGTGATGAATATCAAGAATTTTATGACTATCACAAAGAGTTATGCCTGGATGGTTTTATAATGAATGGGGTGTATATCAATCCATTCTTATATTGGCATTTAAATTTCTGGAACACTGAAGTAGATTTTGTAGATAGCAAAGGTAGAATTTCTCAGAAATATGCCAATCCATATCTACGTGATAATGAATGGATTATAACAAATGAAATTACAGAAGCTGAAAGACAAAGAAAAGGACTTGTAATTTTAGGTATTAGACGTTTGGCTAAATCCGTAATTGCTTCCTCCTATATGTCTTTAGGAGCAACATTTGATCAAAACTCCCAGAATGTAATATCAGGTCTTAATGCAGCTGATATTAAGCTTATTACAGATAAAATAGATAAAGGATTAAACTTTCTACCTGAAGCTTGGACATGGGATAGGATTGAAGATAATTGGAAACAACAAGTAACCTTAGGAGTTAAGCTCTCTTCTGGTAAAAGGGTTCCTTTCTCTCAAATTCTTATCCGTAATCTGGATGAAGGTAATAATGAGGAAGCAATTGCAGGTACTAAACCTCGTAAGCTTATTATAGATGAAATAGGAAAAGGCTCTTTTCTTAGGGGACTGCAAGCAGCTGAACCAGGTTTTACCACTCCATACGGATGGGGATGTTCCCCTATTCTTACAGGTACGGGTGGAGATATGAAAAAGTTCTTTGATGCTAAGAACTTAATGTTTGATGTAGAACAATTTAACTTTCTTTCTTATAAGAATGTAGATGATAATAAACGTATACATGGTTTATTTATTGGGGCTAAATTCAGGATGGAAGCTAAAGAAGAATCTAACCTTGGTACTTATTTAGGGAAAGAAGGTACAGATTTAGATCAAATTCCAATGCTAGTCTCTAATGAAGAGAAAGCATTAGAAATGACTACTTCCAAGATTAATGAAAAAAGAAAAGCTGGAGACAAGGTAGCCTATCTTAAAGAAAAAATGTATTATCCAATTAAAGTGGATGATATATTTCTTAATGAGGATAGTAATATTTATAATATTGAATCTGCTAAAGCTCAACAAATAAGACTTAAGACAACTGGATTTAGTGGCTCTCCTGTGGAATTATTCCATGATGGAGAAAAAATAAGTCATAAATTTTCTGATAAGGATGTTATTACAGAGTTCCCTGTAAAATCCCAGAATAAGGATGCTCCTGTAATAATATATGAATTTCCTGTAGAAAATCCACCATTTGGTCTTTATGTAGCTGGAGTCGATCCTTACAGACAAGGAAAGGCACAATATTCTGACTCTTTGGGAGCTGTCTACATATTTAAAAGAATGCATGACATATCCTCTGAAAAATTTCAGAATATGTTTGTAGCTAGTTTTGTAGCTCGTCCTGATAATAAAGATCATTGGGAAGAACAAGCTAGATTGTTAATTAAATATTACAATGCCCGAACCCTATGTGAGAATGATGATATATCTTTCATAGAGTATATGAAAGCTAAGGGAGACTCTCAATACCTTGAAAGTCAACCTAAATGGCTAAAGGAAATTGTTCCTAATACAACCGTAAGTAGGGATTTTGGTATACATAGATCTTCTGAAAAGATAAGAGATCACTTACATACTAAACTTAAAGAATATTTAGATGAACAATTAATAGTAGAAAGAGATGAATCTGGATCTATTATAAAAGAACATTTAGGTGTTGTAAGAGTCAAAGATAGTATGCTTTTAGAAGAAATTATTAATTTCAATGAAGTGGATAACTTTGATAGAGAGGTAGCTGCTTCATTAGCTATTGCATTAGCCTTTCATCTAGATCCTATTTTAGGAAGAGTTGGAGAAAAAGATAGTCGTTTAGAATCGTTATTTAACCGTAATAAACATGAGGTGAAAACAAGTATGTTTAAACCTCAAAACAACAAATTTACAAAAAGAAAATCCCGTTTGTTCTAATGATAATCACTAGAGTTACTAACGATAGTAATATACGTTATGCCTATTTAAACATATTTCCTGATCAATTCAAATTGGAGAAGGAAAAAATTGACAACGAATCCTGGGTGAAAAACACTATGGATTACTTTGCCAATATTGCTTTTTCCCAATACAGGAAGAACAAAAGGACTTTTGTAAAGAATTATGACCTAATGAAAGGAATAATTGACTATTCAGATTTCTATGAGGAAATCCCTGAAGTCAAATCCTTTACAGATAATTTAATGAGAGATACAGAGCTTCCAGCTTATGTAAAACACTACCCTATTCTCAATCCTCCTGTAAATACAATGCTAGGAGAATTAGCTAAAAGACCTGATATTCATAAAGTTAGAGCTTTTGATGATGACTCCAAAGCAGAAGAATTACAATATAAAACAGCTATAGTTGAGCAACTAATTATACAGGAAGGAAAACGTATGATGTTAGCTGACATGGCTCTTAAAGGACAAGATGTATCTCAAATTCCTCAGGAAGATTTAGATGCTATGACACTAGATAAGGTGGGAGAATACCTCACTTCCTACACTTCTTTAGGGGAGAGATGGGGAAATCATGTTCTTACAGCCCTTAAAGTTGGCTTTAATATAAAAGAAAAAAGTGAGGATTGTTTTAGAGACTTACTTATTTCCTCTCGTGAATATTTCCATATATTTGAAGACAATTCTAAATTAGGATTTAACACAGAAACTCTTAATCCAAAAAATCAATGGCAATTAGGAACTCCGGATGCTAAATATAGCTCTGCCATTTCAGGAGATCAGAATGTACCTTATGCTACAGGTACAGTGCATATAATGGAAATTACAGAAATAATCGAGAAATTTCCAGATCTCACTAAGGCTGAAATAGATCATCTTAGGGAATCTTTAAATGAATATGGCATCCCTAATGTGAGAGAATCAAATCTCTATTCTGGTAAAACAGGACAGGATAGTATTACTTATGATACTTATTCCCGTCTCCTCCTTGAGGAAAGAATGTTGATGGAAGGAGAAATGACAGAAAATAAGGATGAGCTTAATTGGCTTGGACCTAATAATGCCAATTCTTCTTTTGGTCATAAATTTACAGTGGTGAGGGCTTATTGGCCTTCTAAAAAGAAAACAGGACTCCTTACTTATTGGGACGAAGAAACTCAATCACCAGAAACAATGCTTGTAGATGAAAACTACAAAGCAGGAAGTCCTGGAGAAATATCTTTACAATGGGGATGGGTTAATCAATGGTATCAGGGAGATAGAATTGGTCCTGATGTGTTCCATGTGAAACCTTTTAAGCTTCTCAACTACTCTCCTATTATAGGTGTAGTTCATGAAATTAAAAACACCTCTGCTAAATCTTTAGTAGACTTAATGAAACCCTTTCAGGTGTTATACAATATTTGTATGAACCAACTTTTCCAGCTCCTTGAAAAAGAAAAAGGTGTAGTTCAGGCTATTTCTATACGACACATTCCCACTCCTAAAGATGGGGATGCTCAGGATGCATTAGATATATGGGAAGAAGAAGCTAAGAAAAGTGGTATAATGTTTATTGATGACAGCCCTGAAAATACTAAAGGTGGCTCTACATTCAATGGTCAATACTCCAGAATAGATCTTTCCCGTACAAATGAAATACAATCTAGGTACACTCTGGCAGCTCAACTTAAAATTGAATGTTGGGAACTTATAGGTATGAACAGGCAAAGACTAGGTTCATCTCAGGCTTCTGCTACGGCAACAGCTAATCAGAATGACCTTGTTCAAAGCTTTTCCCAGACAGAACCCTATTTTGCTGCTCATGAATATGTTCTTAATCAATTCTATCAGGCACTGTTAGATGCTGCCCAATATATAGAAGGGGCAAAACCTCTTTCCACAATTTCTTATATTACAGGTCAGGGAGAACAAGCCTTCCTAGAAGTAGCTGGATCGGATATTAAACTAAAGGATTTAAAAGTATTTGTCACTTCTCGTTCAGAAGATCAACAGCTTCTTAATCAATTCAGACAATTGTCTCAGGCTATGCTACAGAATGGGGCTAGTGTTTATGATGTTTCAGTGTTATATACTACCAACTCTATTCGTCAGATGCAGAAAATCTTTAAGGATCTTAGAGATAAGCAAGAGGAAATACAAGCTCAGGCTCAACAGCTCGAACAATCTAAATTACAGCAGGAAGCTGAAATTGCACAAGCTGAAGCAGAACAATTAGAACAGCATCATCAGGATGAGATGACTTTAAGGAAATACGAAATAGATACAAAAGCTTCCACTGATTTAGCTAAGGCAGAAATATCTACATACTTTCAGGCTCCTTCTACAGATGATAATAGTAACGGTGTTCCTGATATAATGGAAATAGCAGATCATTCTCTTAAGATACAACAGTCATTAGACAAGAATAACATCGAAAGAGAGAAACTTTCTTTCCAAATGACTAAGCATATGGACGAACAGAAAAATAAAAGGGAAGATCAAAAGCTGGCAAAGGAAAAATTAAAGAATGATAAAGCTAAAATAGCAGCAGCAAAAACTAAAAAAGCTAAATGATACTAAATTTATCAGAAGAAGTAAATTATGATATGTTTAATATTCTTATTAAAGCATATAATAGTCGAAAAGAAGACGAAAGAATATACATCTATTTTTCCTCTACAGGGGGATTTGTAGATGTAGCTGAAGCTATTATTGATTTCATTAATAAAGATCCAGATGTATTTGATATTATTTTCTACGGAGAAGTATTCTCTTCAGGTATGTACATTCTATTAAAAACCACTTGTCATAAGTCTATCTTAAATGACACAAGAGGAATGTTTCATTACTCATTTCAGGAGATGAATATTTCCGAAGGAGGTAAACCATCTTCTGATTATGACATCTTCACCTTAAAGGAAATGAAAGCTAGTAAGCTAGGAAAAATTAACTATTTAAAAACAACTCCTCTCTCAGAGAGAGAAATTGCCTGTATAAAGAGAGGAAAAGATGTGTATTTTTCTTATCAGAGACTCTCTGAAATCATTAATGCGATATAAGAATTCCATTTGATTTTACATACGAAAAAGTCTTGGTAATTCCAAATTAACAATATATTTTTACACTATAAATAAACTACATATGGCTGATGAACAAGAATATCCTTCGTTCAACCTCGGAATCATGAATGATGAAGTGTATGGCAACATCAAAGATGCTGATGCATTTTTAAATGACACTGCTGCTGTACTTACTGAAGCTGAAGAATTAGAGGATAAAAACAAACCTGAAGTTAAACCTAAACAAGAGGTAAAACCTGTTATTAAAGAAGAAGAAATTGACAAAGAAAAATTGTTAAATTCTTTCTTAGGTGCAGGAGAGGAAGACGATGAAGAGGAAGAAGAAATAGTCGAAACAAAACCTAAAGTTGAAGAAACAGAAGAAAATGCTTTTGAATCTTTCTCTAAAGAACTTTACAACTTAGACTTTTTCACTGTTCCTGAAGGAGAAGAACCTGTAATACCTAAATCTGGTGAAGAGCTGTTAGACCTTATGAATAAGGAAAAACAACTTGGAGCTACCATCTGGTTACAGAACTATCTTTCAAAACATGGAGATGACAGAAAGGAATTATTTGAAGCCATATTTGTAGATGGAGTTGATCCTAAAGATTATCTTCCAGTTTATAATGAAGTGCAAAGCTTTGAAAATCTAGCTTTGGACAATGAAAAGAATCAAGAACTTGTTCTCAGAACATATTATAAGAGAGCTGGTTGGTCAGATGAAAAGATCGAAGGTAAGATTGATAAATTAAAATCCTATTCTGATCTTGAAGACGAAGCAGCTACAGTTCATCCCATTCTCGTTGAACAAGACAAACGACAATTAGAAAGTCTTAGGGAAGAAAAAGCAGAACAAAACGAAAGAATATTAGCTCAGGAAGAAGAATATAAAGCTTCTATAACTAAGGTGTTGCAGGAAAAAATCAAAGAAAAACAATTTGATGGTATTCCTTTAACAGACAAAGATGCTAAAAAAGCCTATGATTTCTTACAAGTGAAGAAATGGAAAACTCCAAGTGGAGAATTACTTACAGATTTTGATAAATTTATTCTGGAAAGTAAAAGACCTGAAAACATAGCACAAAGAACAAAGATTGCTCTCTTAGCTTTAAATAATTTTGATTTCTCTAAAATAGAGAAAAAAGCTGTAGCTAAAGAAAGCACTACATTATTTAGCAGTTTAGCTACACAAAAAAGCAAAAAATCTAATACACAGCCAGTACAAAATAATGTTTGGCGATAAAACACAAAAAATAATAAGATGCCTTTACAGACAATACCAGGATTTACCGGCTTAACCTATGCAAGAGTTTCTTCTTTTGATAAGAGGGCAATTGGTAAATTGACAGACTCTAATCACTTAGAGAGTTTGCAGCACGACAATGAGCCTACTCCTTATGATAAGAGGGTAATTGACATTTATACTCAAAGCTCATTGTACTCCAATGACTTTTTGGATATGATCAATAAGTCTAAGCCATACTTCTTGGATGGTATGACCGACACTTGGAAATGGGATATTGAAAAACCATTCCAGTTTCCTAAATTGATTGATGTTCCAGCATCCACTACTAGTCAATCTCAGGTAGGTATTGACAATAAAGTATTTGAATTGGTAATAGACACTATTGTTTCTAAAAACATGGTGTTTGCTATTGGTCATCAAATTTATGGTCCACAAGTAGTTGTTGTTAACGATCCTACACCTTACGGTGCTGGTTGGTTGCATCAGGTTACTTTGATGGCTGCTAACACACTCACTGAATTCGTAGCTCCACAATATTTACAACAGGGTTTGGATATTTTCATCCTTGATGTTATGTTAGGTGAGTTTGATCAGGATTTAGGTGGTTTGCAGAAAATGGGTGATCGTATCACAATGTTTGAAACATTAGGTACAGGCTATGGTTATGAGCACACTATCACTGCATGGGCTGATGATAAAATCCTTAAAGATGCTAATGGTCGTCCTTTAGACTTGTTAGTATATATGAAAGGTAGACGTAATGAACTTCCTACTTCAACATCTAATGTTAAATGGGAACCCTTCATTGAGTTCTGGATGCGTAAGACAATGCTTGAAACGAAAGTTAAGCGTATGATCTGGAGCAAACCTGGTATCTCTCGTACTAATGGTGCTAAACAAGAATTGAAAATCAAATCTGCTGGTATCTATTACAGAATGCGTAATTCTGGTAACTATGTACCTTACAATCGTGGTGAGTTCTCTGTGAGCTTGTTACGTTCAGTATTTGGTGATTTGTTCTACCGTAGAGTGGATGTTAAGGATAGGCGTGTTAAAATGTACACGAACGAATCTGGATTTGATGCATTCCAACAGGCTATTAAAGAAGATGCATTTGATTCTGGTCTTACATTCAATGTAGGAGACAATGATAAGTTTGTTCAAGGTGCAGGTCAGAACTTAGTATTGAATTTTGCCTTCAACTCTGTAATTACAAGAGAAACTGGTAAAATTGAATTGGTTCACTTGAAAGAACTCGATTTACCACAAGGTAGCTTGGAGTTTGGTCAGAACAAAAAATCCACTCCTATTTTCATGGTGTTTGATGTTAGTCCTACTTCTGATGGTAGCTTGATTAACAACATTCGTGAAGTGAGGAGAGCTAATACACCTTCTATGCAATGGGGCTATATTGATGGTCGTAGGAGTCACTTAGGTGCTATGGCTTCTCAAGGTCATAATGCAGCTACTAAATTCCCAGGCTATACAGTATGGATGGAAGATAGGTCTGATGTTTTCATCGAAGATATGTCTCGTACTGTTCTCATAGAAGAAATTCCACAATTCTAATTCCCTCCGGAGAGAGGCTTTAAAATCCAAAGTTTTATTCCTCTCTCCATTAAATAACTAAGTAACGTCAGCGGAATGAGACTGCTGTTTACTTATCACTTGAACATCACAATAGGTGTAGCTTTCGATAGCAGTGTTCATCAAAAATAACTACATCATGGCAATAGGTAAAATTTCACCTATAAAAAAGGTATACACCGACTCAATTAACACTCTAGAACAGCAATTGTCTAAGAACGGCTTTTCAAGAGCACCAGGAACTTCAGAAACCTTTTTCCCTTATAAGGAAAGTTCAGGTAAATATCGTACTGGTTTAGATGTTGATGCTCCCTATTTACAACGTCTTTCAGAAGAAAGCAGAAAAGTTGAAATAGATAGAATTATAAAAGATAAAGACAGGATGGAAAAGTCTTTAGGTATACCTGGATTATTAGACCCTACTTCTCCTTTTTATAATTTTGCCTCTTCTCCAGAAGTGTTGAAGAGAAAATTCGGAGCTGATTTAAAAGTTGGTCCTGTTAAATTAGGAAATAGGGAAGAAATTTTTGATACCACCGATGTCATGAGAGAGATTGAATGGAATTGGATTAAAGTCCATCCTAGGATTGCTCCTTCAAAGGAAGCTTATGAAAAAGGTCAAGCTTCTGCTGAAACTAAATACTACTTGGTAGATGAAGAAACAGAGCAGAGAGAAGTTTACACTAAGAAAAGAGAAATTAACAAAGCTATTGTAGCTTTTGAAGAACTTTCTCCTACTAAGAAAAAACAGATTGCCCGTTTAATGGGACTTCCTGTAACAGAAGATACAAGAGAAGAAACTGTTTATAATCTCTTAGATGGTATTTTAAAGAAAACAGAATTTAGTTCAGGTCAGAATAAAGGTTATTCTCCAGTAAGGTTGTTTAATGATCTATTAAAAACCACTGATGCAATGCTAAAGGTTAAGGATCTTGTAGAACAAGCTTTAACATTTAATATCTACAGATATGGTATTAACAATAGGATTACAGAAGGTGGTGTAACTGTAGCTAACTCTAAAGAAGAGCTTATAGCTAAACTGGTGGATGATGACGGACAATTAGATTTGATTGCTTTAGAAAAGAAATTAACACATAAAAAAATAGAGCAATCATGATAAACGTAGATAGTTTACTTTATGGGATTGACCTCAAACTCAATAAGTTAGCTACTAACGAACATCAACAAATCCCCTTAGAAAATAAAATTATTGCCCTTAATGAGGCTCAAATACAGCTCATTCTAAATAAAGTAACAGGTAATAATGTTTTTAAGTTAGGATTGGATAGTTTTAAAAAAAGGTATCAGGACTTACAAAATTTAATTGAAAATCCTGAAGATCATAAAACTCTTCCTGTTTTATCAGATAAACATCTTAATAAATACATAGTTAAAACTTCTGTTCTTCCTTCTTACATGTTCTATATTGATAGTTATGTAATTGCAGATAAAGAAGAATGTAAAAACAGAGTGGTGTATTCAAATGCAGATTTAGTTAAACATGCAGATATTACACTCTTATTAAGAGATAGCAACTTTAAACCTTCTTTTGAATATCAGGAAACAATAGTAGATATTTCCGAAAGTGAAATACATGTTTATTCTGATGGTACATTTTCTCCTAAAGAATTGTATGTATCTTATCTCAGATACCCTAAGAAGATAGACAAAGAAGGATATGTAGATTTTGATGGTCAGGAAAGCATAAATCAAAACAGTGAGCTTGAAGCCTACCTAGAAAATGAACTTTTAGATATAGCAGTGGGAAAACTTGCTATGTATACAGAAAACAACTCAGCAGTTCAATCAGCTGAAATTAGAAAACAAACAAACGAATAAAAATAAAAAATTATGGAATTTTCATTAAGCACCGTATTTGTAGTTCCAGTTGGTAATACATTGCCATCTACAGGTAGTACACAAAATCTAACTGCTGGACAATTCGGCGTGTTTAAAGATGATGCTCGTACTATAGCCACAAACGGTAATATTTCTACAGCCGCCTTTATCCAGTTCTTTCAGGGTCATGATGCAACTATTGGTGCAGTGATTGGCTCTAAACCTTCTGATAAAATCAAGGCTTCAAAAGTTAAAAAATGGTATAAAGTAACAGGTAGTGCTACAGCTGCTAACGAAATTCAAGTAGTTAGTAATTTTAATGCTAAATGTGGAGAAGAATTTAATCTTACTTTAGTGGCTCATTCCAGCTTGATTGACACTATTGCCTTTAATGGTCTCACTCGTACAGTGACAGTTAAAACTCCGTGTTGTGATTGTGGTGCTGATCCTTGTGATACAGCTGATAATGAAGCTTTAGTAGATTTAGTTATTGCTGGTATTAATCAACAGAATGTTGGTCAATTTGGTCCTCGTGTTTTGAACATGTCTACCTTCTTCACTTTCACTAAAGTTGGTACAGGTGAAAATGCTACATTGGTTATCCAATCTAAACCTTTAACAGTTTATGGTCAGCCATGTGATATAGCAGCTAACCCTTACGAATTTGATCGTATTTGGTTTAGAACATTTGCTTACACTGGTCCAGATACATCACAGGATTTCTTTGTATCAGATAGATGTGATCAGGCAGCTACAGTTACAATTACACAAAGAAGCTCATTCCCACGTTTGACTTCTGCTGAAGTAACTCAGGTTGAAAAAGACTATTACACTTACCAGTCTCCTCAGAAAAGTTTGTATCGTACAGCTGGATATAATCAGTGGTATGAAAGCTTTGTAGCTGCTAATATTGTTTATGATCAATACACAATTCAGTTTGACGAATTGGCTCAGAACGATAGTTATACAGCTAACTTGCAGGAAGATGAAAGAGTGATTATCTTCATACCTCAAGGTGAAACTTCAACTATTGAAACAATGTTGACTACTTATCTTGGTGCTCCAGTAAATGAATCAGGTGTAGCTATCAGTACAACTACTACTAGCTCAACAAGCTCCACTTCATCTACATCAACTACTACTACGCTTATCCCTTAAGATAACAAAACCTATAAAAACCAACCCAAAGGAACAAGGATATTTTCCTATCCTTTGGGTTTTTTAATTATGGATAGTATATCAGAAAAAAGAATTGCTTTATTACATCCTAAAATTAGGGATGAAGTGAAGCTTATAGTAGAACTAGCTGATTGTTCCCTTACAGGCAGGGCTAAAGTTAGAATAGTTCAAGGATTAAGAACATTTGCAGAACAGGATGCTTTATATAAGCAACGTCCTAAAGTTACAAATGCTAAAGGTGGTCAGTCTTATCATAACTATGGTCTTGCAGTGGACTTTTGTTTACTTATAGATGGAAAAGAAATTAGTTGGAACACTGTAAAAGATTATGATACAGATGGTATAGCAGATTGGACAGAAGTAGCTAAAATATTTGAAAATCATGGCTACACTTGGGGAAAGGCTTTTAATGACTTACCTCATTTTGAAAAACGATTTGGCTTAAATTGGAGAGATATGCTGAAGAAGTATAACAATAAAGATTTTATTCCAGGAACAACCTATATAAATATATGACTGAACCAAATTTAAATATAGGTTTATTAGACACTCATTCAATGCAATCTTTTGCATTATTAGATCTAAGTGCCTATCCTACAGGATTTACTATAACATCTCCAACAATACAAATTTCTATTCCTGGAAATCCGGATGTTACACTACCATTTGTCCCATCTAATATTAGTGTCTATGATAGTAAAGCATTAGCTATCACCTGTGATTGGTGTGAGTTAACAAATATACCTGATGGAATATACAAAGTGAAATACAGTGTTTATCCAGCTTATAAATATTATGTAGAGAAAGTATTTGCAAGAATAGATAATCTACAAAGTAAATTGGATAAAGCTTATTTACATATGGATTTTATGGAATGTGATAACAGAATTAAGAGAGAAGATAGGTTATTATTAGACACTATCCAAACCTTCATAGAAGGAGCTATTTCAGCAGGTAATAATTGTGCAGAAAAACTCTTTCATTCTTTATATAACAAAGCTTACGTATTATTAGATAACTTCATAAATAATAAATCATGTGTAAAGCATTAGCAATATACCATTGTATGCCTACTCCATGTAGCAAATGTGGTACTCCTTATAAAGCTTGTCAATTAGTAAATGGTCTTTGTGTCTCATGCAGATAAAATTAAAAACTTGTGATTGTGATATAGATGCCCTCTTAGCCAAAATAGAGTGTACAATATTCTATATAACAAAGCAAAAATATTATAGCTTAGTTTATAATACTAGCTACAAGTTTGACGCTGATTTATTAAAACAACTTGTAAGATATAAAAATATATTAAACAAAAGGAAATACAATTGTACATATCCCTGCCCATCTATAAAAACGAGAGATATTATCTCTCATGTTAATACAATAGCTTTTAGAGATGGTAATTGCAGTCAATGTGAGTCTTGTTTTCCTGAATTAAACCAATAAAAATGCCTTGTAAGGACTGTTATAATAATTGTGACCCATTAGTTACGGATAGGTGTGTTAAATACACAGGACCTGAAATAGAGGTGCTAGGTATTTGTACAGGAGACAATTTATATGAGATAGAGGATATTATATTAAATAAATTAATAGCTCTGGCTAATGGAACAGGTATTACATTAGATGTTACATTAGATTGTCTGTTAACACAAACATTAGTAGGAGTAGATAAAACTCTTCCTAATTTAATACAAGCCTTATTAGATGCTACATGTAGCTTTGATGGAAGAATAAAAACTGTTGAAAATACAGTGAATGCTCCTTATTTATTTGACATATTGTGCTTAGAGAATGATCCATCTACCAGAGATGAAGTGATACAATCTATTATAAATCTTGTATGTGATATTAATGCAAGACTAACAATTATAGAAAACACTTATGTAAAACAAGCTGATTTATGTACACAAGTACAGGCTTGTTTAGCTTCTAGCGCCACTCCTCAGTTTAATAGCAGAATGGTTCCTTATACATATATCCCTTATGCAGGTCCTCTTTCTAATTTTGATAATACAGGTAAAGGACTGATAGCTAGTGGGTTTGATAAAATCTATTTAGCTAATGGACTTAATGGAACTCAAGATTGGAGAGGTAGAAGTCCTATAGGCGCTATACAAAATGTTCCAGGAACCACTTTAGATTCCGCTGTTGATCCTGCTATTACAACTAATGCTAATTACAACTATTTTGTAGGAACTAAATATGGAAGTACAAACACAGTACTTACAAATTTACAAAGTGCTCCTCACACTCATAATATAATAGACAATGGGCACACTCACTTTACAATTTCTAGTTTAAGCTCTTCTAATAGAGGCTACTCTCAACTAGCGCCATTTTCTCGTAGTACAGGAGATAATAATGGGAATGAGGCTTATACTATGTGTGTGGTTGCAGGTACAGCTGATGTAGGACTTAGTTCCCCATCTATTTCTGGCATTTCAATTCAAAGCTCAGGAGGTGGTCAACCTCACACAAATCTTCATCCATCTATAGGTTGCTTATACATTGTATATCTTCCATAAAAAATATTAATATGCCTTGTCAGGATTGTAATGATAATTATCCTTTAAATTTTACTCCTTTAAATATAGGAGGATGTGATGGTTGTGGAGATTGTATGTCTACAAAAGGATTTTGCTATAATGGACCAAATCTAGATTGCTCTGGTATAGAAACAGGAGATAGTTTAGACGTTGCCTTTTCTAAGCTGGATGAACAAATGTGTTCAGCTATAGGAGATTATTCTGCCTATCAGAAGAATTGTCTACCAGCATGGTTTGGTGCTCCAATATTAACAGAAGCAACATTCGTAGATGCTATTACATCCTACACTTGTACTATAGCTACTAATTTACAGACATTTACAGGGGTGACGTTTCCTGCTTTTCAGGATGAAGTGACAGCTGAAATAGAAGCTATCACTGGTCCTGGTTTAGTTTGTACTTCAGCAGGTGTTATTATATCTGACAGCTTACAAACTGTATTGACAAAATATTGCACTAAGTTCTCTGATATAGATGAAGCTTTAGATGTCTCTACAGCAGATTGGGACGGATGTTTCACTGTAGGAATTGCTCCTACCACTGTACTAGAAGGATTTAATGAAGTATTATCTCAGATATGCCAAGTGAGAACTTTAGCTTTAGCTGGGGGTTCAGTGCTACCTACTTTTAATAACGTAGGAAGCTGTCTTGCTAGTCCAACCACTACAGACACTTTAGTAGCTACTATTAATAAAATTAAAACTCGTCTTTGTGCTACTGACACTTACCTTGGAGGTAATGTAGATTGGGGATGCTTAACAGCTCTAGACGAAACCTTAGAAGGTAATGTTCAGTTTATAGCTCAAACATTAAATGATCTATCTGAAGTTAAAACAACATTCAGTGCAGATTTTGTTGTAGAAGCTACAGATGAAGATAATCCTTGTGCAGGTGTAACAGTGTCTTTAGCTACACCATTAACAGGAGACAGATTTGTTGCTTATGATAGTGGAGACACTTCTCCAGGCACTCTTGTAGATAAAATAGTTGCAGGAATAGGTATAGACCTATCTGAGAGTGATGATACTAATCAAATGCTTATCAGCTCTACAGGTGTAGTTGCTGGTAGCAACACTGATACAGATCCTGCATATCTTATTGATAAATTAAATGGTAGTTCTAATAGTGGTATTAGCATAGTACCAACTTACAATCCTACCACTAAAAAAGTAGATTTAAACATTGTAATAGACGAAGCACAATTATGTTTCTTATTTGGTAATTGCAGTGGTGGTATTTGTACCAGCTATACAGTTACACCTGTAGGAGCTTCTGATGGAGTTAACTATGTGGATTGTGATGGAAATACTATTAATCTCACTATAACAGGAGCTACAACTTTCTGTGCTAAGATAAACACTGTCTATGCGCCAGCTTCCACTATAGTAAATGTAGGTAGCTGTACACCTAATCCAAACACTTCAGGATTCTTATTAATAAATAACAGCTCAAACATACAAGTAAGCTCAGTAAACACTGGAGGATCTACATTCTATACAACAACAGACGGAGCTTATCCAGTAGGACCTGGAGCCACTTTAGTAGGTGTTGGTGTTACTTCTGCTGCTGTAAGAGTGGTTGTAGCTTCAGGATCTGGTGTAGTTAAATTGTATAAAAATAACATACTACAACAGACATTAACAGTGAGTGGAGCTGGTAACTATACATTCACAGCTGTAACATTTGCTCCTGGGGATAGTATGAAAGTTATAGCTGATGTAGCTCCTTAATAATTTTGATTAACTATCTTTCTAATTTATTTGGAAATTCCAATAATAGGTGTTACATTTGTTCTACCTATTATGAATAGGGTTTCTCCTTAGAACGAGAAAAAATAAATTAGGGATTACAGAATTATTTTTATATCTTTGTGTTCAACTCACAATTTCTCGTTCTAAGCATTAAGCCCCACTCGTAAAAAGGTGGGGTTTTTTGCTTTATACACATAAACATAAAGCAATCCTGTTTTTAAGTCCCTTAATAAAAACATGTGATTAGGGAAACTGTAATAGTGGATAATGGTTTGAAAGATTCTATTACAGGTATGGACTGAGGAATAAATATCGCAATGACTTTACCGTGTCAACGATTACCTACAAGCTAGCAAGCTCTTCAGATCTCGTATAAGGTGTATGAATCCCTAGGTTCACTAAATAAAAGAAGCTACAAGAACTCCTCTTGTAGGTATAGACGGTAGTGTGTCTAATAGAAACCATTAATCATTTTTAATAATTTTGGTTAATATATTTGGTTTTCTCATTCTAATTACCTAGTTTTGTACTAGGGCTTATTTATAACTTAAACTTAAAAGATGCCATTAACAGAACAATTAAAAAATCTTTTGCATTTGAAGAAATCAAAAGCTTATTATGCAAAGAAACTTAACATAACAGAAGAAGAAGTGGATGAATTATTGAAAGAGCTTAGGGGATCTTCTACAAATTTTGTACACACAGTTGGAACTCCCATCATACCATGTACTATCACTTATACAAATTCTCAAAAGGTTGATAATGATAAAGGAACTTTAGCTTCAGAAGTAGAACTGGATTTTGAACCTAAGAACAATGAAGAACTAGCAGAACTACATAAAATAGATTTAACTAAATATAAAATCTCCTCTTATTGGAGTAAGCTTAAATCAAATGGTAAATTCACCTCTTCAGTATTCGCCACTCTCATTAAGCCTGAAGATTACAGCATTAAAGATTTCGAGAAATTTCTTGAATCATATACACCTACACAAACTGCAATTATAAAGAAAGAAGTAGATTGGCGTAAAAATACAATAGATTTAGAATTATCTATATCTGATTTTCATTTAGCTAAAAAAACTCTAGAAGGAGAAACTCTAGCTAATAAAAAAGAACAATATATAAATACAGTAATTGATCTAGTATCAAAAGTAGACAGTATCTATACTATAAATAAATTAGTATTTCCTATTTCTAATGATTTCTTCCATACAGATAATTATCAAAATCAGACAACTGCTGGTACACCACAGGATGTGTTAACTAGCTATGACCATGAATATGAAGTAGGATTTGATTTACTAGTTAATACGATTTATTACTTATATGGTATGAGCACTAATTTAGAAATCGTATTAGTACAAGGTAACCACGATAGGACTAAATCATTTTATTTAGCTCATGCTCTAGAAGTTTACTTTAAGCAAAATAAAGCTATCTCTTTCAAAAGAGAGCATTCAGTTACTAAATCTACAGTGTTAGGAAATACATTTATTGGCTATCATCACGGCAATTGCAAAATTGATGATCTTCCTTTATTATTTGCTACAGGTAAAGATAGTCAAGCATTTGGTAATGCAAAATACAGAGAAGTGCATACAGGAGATAAACATCATTACATGGCTAAGGAAATTAAGGGTGTTAGAATTCAACAAATGCCCTCTCTTTCCGGAACTGATAGGTGGCATCAGGATAACAATTTTGTTAATTCAATACGTGCTGGTATAGCTACGGTTTATGATCCTATTAAAGGTCGTATTGCAGAATTTGAATCAAGAATATAATGCAGGTATTTTATCATAATGAGGAAGAAAAATTAGCTTTTGAATACACAAATGAAGTTTGGAATACCCTTTTTCAAACTGGTATTATGTGGGGTAAACATATACTTACAGATAAATCAAAATGGAGAATAGCTCAATCAATTTATAATGAAAAATATAGCGACAAATTACCTAGTAAATATTTAGAATCATACTTACCTTAAATGCAAACACTAAGACAAACAATATCTAATCTTAGGCAAAATAATAAATTGCTTGCCTCTGATGTCCTTATATCAGATAGATTTCTTGCGTCTGAGATTAGAAACGCAGCCAATCTTATTGTTACACAGCAGACTAACAAAAGACAATTATGGAGTAGCCCTAATGTATTCACTCCTATTTTGTGTTTGGAAATGGAACAAGTTCCTATTACAGACTGTTGTGATTTTCAATCTGATATAATGGTTGCTAGGTCTAAAAAGAAACTCCCTAATATTGGAGAAGGTATATGGGGACTGGCTGTACAAAGAGTTACAGGACTAGATAATTCTAAAACCTTTCTTGAAGTAACACCTAAAAGACTTGAGAATATAGTAAAACTCAAGCTATTAACTAATAGACTGTATTATTGGATACAGAATAATTATTTGTATATTTCTAATCCAGACACTCTTTCAGTAAACCTATTTGCTTATTTTACAGAAGATGTACCAAATGACATTCTATTTCCAGGAAAAGATTGCAATTGCTCCACTCCTCCACCAATATCTGATATATGTGTAAACCCTCTCGATAAACCTTTCTATTTCATGGCTAATCGTATGAAGGATCTAGAGGATATAGTAACAGAAAGAATTTCAAGGAATTTTTTAAAATTGCAAGATCAAAAAACCAGCGACAACCAAGAGGGTAATTAATGAGAAAAGCTAGAGAATACAGAACGACATCTAGAGAGGTATATAAAGCCTTTAAACTAAAACATCCAGAATTAAAACTTTCTTATGTTGAATGGTGTAATATTATATATACATTCAATTATGGTTTTAGAGACTATTGTTTAGAGACAGGAGAGAAGGCTAAATTCCCTTATGGATTTGGAGATTTCTGTGTTACTAAATTTAAACCTAAGAAAACTGCCATACTTCCTAACGGAGATGAAATAATTAATCTTACGGTTAATTGGAAGAAAACAATGGAACTTGGTAAGAAGATATACCACATGAATTTTAATACAGAGGGTTTTAAATTCAGGTGGCTTTGGAGTATAGGTTCGTGTAGATTTTACAAGCATGACATATGGAGTTTTAAACCTTCCAGAGTTTCTTCCCGTCTTATCAAACATTATCTGGATAATAACTATCAACACAAATACCTCAAATGGAAATAGATGAGTGATTACTACAAATATAATTTTATATCCCCTGAACCAACCTTAGCCTTAATTCGAGAAGAACTAAGAAGCTATTTAGATACAGGAGCTATAGATGATTTAGTCTGGGGAATTTATATTGATAAATGTCTCCGTAAGTTAGGAAAAGGAAGCTATGATATTGTCTCTGCTGTTCTTGATATGTGTGATTTTGAAGCTCGTCTACCAGACGACTTTTTTAGTGTTAGGGAAGCATGGTTATGTACATCTGTACAAGATAGCTATCAACTTCCTTCAGCTGATTATCAACAAGTTAAAGTAGGATCTACATCAACTAATCTCACTCCGGATAAAACATATTGTGACACTACATGTACTCCTGATGTAATATCCCTTGTTTATAAGACCACTCATCAAGTGTTTAGGCAATTTAATAGACAATACCTCCTTAAGCCTGGAAATATTAATACTAAAAGTAAATGTCATTCTGATTGTGCTAATTTTGGAGCAACAGGTCCTGAGTCCTTTGATATAAGAGATAATAAATTTGTTACAACTTTTAGAGAAGGAAATGTTTATCTCCTATATTATTCTCAAACTTATGATCCATCAGGCTATCCATTAGTTCCTGATGATTTTAGAATATTAGAATATATAGAGCTTTTTATTAAACAAAAAGTATTTGAACAACTTTCTAATCAAATAGTAGATGAAACCTATAATCAAATACAACAGAAAGCTCAACAATATAAACAGATGGCAGATGAGGCATTTATAATGGCTCAGGTGGAATCTAAAAAAGATACAATATACAAGAAACACCAAAGAATTAAAAGAACTCAAAATTCACTTAATAAGTATCTTATTCCATAATGGCTGAATCCAATATCAATAATACACCTTCTTCTGCTGCTTTAGGACTGAATTTAGATAATATAATGTCTCAAATTCGTCCTTCTCAATACACCTATGCTCTTAATGCTGTCATTCAGGGATTTGATGGTAATAGTGTCACTGTACAAAATGAGGAAGGAAATATACTTTGTACAAATCTTCCGGAAGGATATAAAGTAGTTGGAGCTAGAAATATATTAGAAAAAGATCTTATTGTATTTTGGTTAGCTACAGAAGATGAATTAAATTCTGAGATAGGTGTTGTAAACACTAACACATGTCTCTACACTAAAAAAATAAATGATCCTTGTATAGGACTTTCTCTAAATCATCCTATATTAAAATCTGTATACAGGCTCACTCACAGAGGGACAGAAGTTTATTGGACAGATGGAAATATGCCTAGAAGGTTCATAGATTTGGATAACCTGCCTTTCCTGGAAACTACAGGACCAGATTGTCAGAATGTTATTACAACTGAAATAGATTGTAATAAAATGAATGTACAACCTAACTTCTCCATTCCAGAATTAGAAATAACAGATGTAGACAGTGATGGAGAAACGGAAGCTGGTTCTTATCAGTTTGCCATACAATATGCTAATGCACTTTCAGAAGCATACACTTCTTATTATTCTGTAACTAATCCTATAGGGCTTTTTGACCCTACTAAAATAACACAAGATTTTAACTACAAGGTTAATAAATCTATTGATATTTTAATATCTAATTTAGATCAAAGTGGATATTATGATTATTTTAATTTAGCTGTTATTAAAACAGTAAATAATATCACCACTCCATATTTAGTTGGGACATATAAGATTACTTCCACTCAGCAAAAAATATCTTATACAGGACAAAATCAAACACAAGAAGCACTTTCTCTGGTGGATATAAATGAAAAATACCCTGTATATGCTACAGCTAATGATGTAACAACAGCTCAGGATATTCTTATATGGTCAGATTTAGTAGCTGAAGAAAGAATTAATTATCAAGCTATAGCTTCTCAAATAAAACTTCTTTGGGAAACACATAGATTAAAATACGAAGAGGCTTATCAAAAGCCAGAACTAATCTATCCTTACAGAGGGTATATGAGGGATGAGGTATATCCATTTGAGGTATGTTTCCTCTTAGATAATGGTTTACAGACAGATGGATTTCATATTCCTGCTCGTGTAGCTATGGATACAGATTTAGAAATTGTTTCTAATGAAGATAGTCTTATAGATAGAGAGAAATGTGAAGAAGCAGAAATATTACGTAGATGGCAAGTTTACAATACAGCCACACTTACAGGATTTTCTGATGAATTTCAAAATGCTGCTGACGATTGTTATACAGGAGCTTATCAATATGGAGAGTTTGCTTATTGGCAATCAGAGGAACTCTACCCATGTGATATAAAAATGTGGGGAAGTTTAGCTAACACACCTATTCGTCACCACAAATTTCCAGATAGTGTTATAACACAAATACATGACACTGAATACATCTACCCTATAGGAGTGCAAGTTGATATAAATCAAATCAATCAGCTTATACAATCCTCTTCTCTCACTCAAGATCAGAAAAACAGTATAGTAGGTTTTAAAATATTAAGGGGAAATAGAGCAAATAATAAATCTGTAGTAGCTAAAGGTCTTATTCACAATGTATTAAAATACACAGCTAAAAATAATCAAATTGACTACACCTCAGGATCTGGTGGTGGAAACTATTCTGCCAATCCTGTATATGGTTTAGTAGATAGAGCTTTAGATTTAGTGGATAAAGCTTACAAAACTATAGTACCTATTTTTGATACTAATAGGGAAAGGCTGGAAAATGTCATGGACACTTTAAATTTTGCCAAGACATACCCAACTAATTCTCCTATTTTTACTGCTAACATACAGTTTGCAATTAACAAAATCAATGAAGAACTAGGAGATCCAAATAATGATACTGAAGTAGCTTATTTACAAGGTGCTTTAGAAGTGCTCAATTCAGCTTTACAAACAGCAGATGCCTATTCACAATTAGGGGATTTAAATATAGATGAAATACCAGAAGTAGATAGCAATGAATATTACTACCCTAATTATCTTTTTAATGATATAAGAGCAAATGATCCTTATTTAGATAATACAATTGTAGACGAATCATCTAAAAGCAGATATACTTTTCACTCACCTGATACACATTTCTATCAACCGTCTCTAGGTACAATTCTTAAATTAGAAACAGCAGAGTCTGGTTTCTCTAATGGGCATATAGTAGAAGTGAAAAAGCATTCTAAATACCAATTTGTAAATTCTACAGCTTATATTTCTGCACTAATAGCAGGTGTATCAATTGGATTTGCTTCAGGTACTTATGGACTTTCAACTAATGTCTTTAATGGTACAGCTGCTATGACGGCTTATCAAGCTATAGTAGACATTATATTTAAAATAACTCCACATAAGAATTTTGCATACCAATATAATGCAATAGGTAATTACACTCTCTCAAAGCCAGTGCTCAACAATGGTAATAAGCAAAGAGCTATTGATATAGGAAGATATTTACAATCAGGAGTGGAAAGTGTAGGAGATAATCTTAGAATAAACAACTATCAAAGAGAAAACTCAGTTTATGTAAAAACTAATCTTCCTCTTCCATATGTAAATGAAGTGTCTGGAATAACAGATATTTCTAAGACTCTCATCCCTTCATATGATATATTCTCATGGCCTATTTCTTCTTATTATGCTTCCATAAAAAAAGCTTTTAATAACCAATATGGACAGATATATTCTTATGATACAATAGACACAGGATTTCAAAGATCTCTCAACCCCAATGCACAATATAAAAAAGAAACAATATTTGGAGGGGATATATTTATAAATCAATTTGCTTATAAATCTAAAATTCCTTTCTTTATAGATAATAGAGTGGGAGAACCAGATGATTCTGATATATCTTATAATGAACTCTCTAATGTAGGTAGAGTGAAATATTGGTTCTCTACAGATGCAACAGAAAGAAACTCTGTTCTCAATTCTATATTTGGTGTTAAGGCTCATAGGTTTTATTGGAACAGAAGTTCTTTCTTCTCAGATAATGGATCTATATTCCTGTTTGCTTATGGTATACCTAACTTCTTTTGTGAATCAGAAGTGAATGTAGATTATAGACAAGCCTATAATGATAAAGAAGGAGATTTTTTCCCTAGAGTGAGCAAAGGTATTCCAGATGATTGGTTACAGGAATATAATGTAAGTATAGCTAATGATAATACTTATCTTTATAATAAGAGTTTTTCAAAACAAAACCAATACACTAATACATTTACTCACCTTCCTCCGGATTTCTTTGAAGATGTAAATAGAGAAAGCCAACCTTATAGAGCTATATTTTCTGAAAAGCAGGAAGAAGTAATTAACTATAGGAGAAATAATTGGCTTGTATATAGACCAGCTGCTAAATTTGATTTCCCTCAAAATTATGGAAAGCTTACATCTCTTGATGGAATAGAGAATAAACAAGTGTTGGCTAGGTTTGAAAACAAAACTCTCCTGTATAATGCATTACAAACTATAGCAACTTCTACAACTCAGGCTTATTTAGGTCAATCCCTATTTTCTCAGCAGTCTCCTCCCCTTGATTATGCTGATACAGATTTAGGTTTTGTAGGATCACAACACAAGTTCCTACTTAAAACTGAATATGGTCATATCACTATAGATTCTAAAAGAGGGCAAATATTTATCCTTTCAGGACAACAAGCTAAAGAAATTTCAAATGAGAATGTATCTAAATTTCTTACAGAATTCCTTCCATTTGAAATACAAAAAGCTTTTTCTACATATAACATAGATAATCATTTCAATGGTGTAGGATTACATGGAGTGTACGATTCTAAATATGATAGAATTCTCATCACTAAATTAGACTATAAACCTCTCCTTCCTCTAACATTAGAGAATAACAAATTCTTTTATCAAAATCAGGAAGTAGAATTAACTGATACACGTTATTTTTGTAATAATTCTTTTACACTTTCTTACAGTTTTATAACTAATTCCTGGTCTAGTTTTCACTCCTATCTGCCTAATTACTATATAGGATCAACTAATTGCTTCTATTCAGGAAACACTAATTTATGGAAACACAATTCAACTTTCACTCTTTTTAATAACTTCTATGGAACTATTGCTCCTTATATCATCGAATACCCGATATATTACAAGGGAAATGATGAGATATTACAAGGAATTAAAGACTATTCTAAGATATTAAAATATACAGACTACCAAGAATTTGTAGAGACAGATGACGAATATTTCTCAGAAGCAATTATTTACAATAACCAACAATGTTCAGGAACCTTAAAGCTCACTAAGAAACCTAAGAATAATCTTCAAAGCTATTCTAAATACCCTGTCTACAATACAGATAGTAAAGAAATACTATTTACTAAATCTAACAGTTTCTACAATTTTAACACTTTCTGGGCATTACAGAAAAACTCTCAACAACCTATGTGGCTTAAAAGTTGTGAATCTCTTTCTATATATAAAGAACTTAATAATTCTAATATGAACTATTCTAAGCGTTCTTTTAATAAAGCCCCTCTAATGGCAAAAGACACACGTATTAGACTTATTAATAACACAAAGGACAGTTTAAAATTTGTTTCTCAGTTCATTATTTCTTCATCCCAAATATCTTACAAATAATGCCAGATCCAAAAAATATAAAAAAATTCTATAAGGATTATTTAAATTCTCCTAATTATAAAAAAAGGCTTACTAAGCAAGGATATAAAAATGTAGATCAAGTTATAAAAGATAGACAAAATAATCTAAATTCTACATCTGTAATTAATGTACTTGGAATAGGAAATAAATATATACCAAAAAACAAAGCTGTAAATATAGATGATGAAGAGTTAAAAAAATATGGTAATACAACTGAGTCTACTTTAACTCATGAGTATTCCCATGTAATAGGGAGTATGTTAGCAAATATGCCTGGTATAAAAAATACAAATTTAGCTTTAAATAAAAATGAAGTTTCTTTTATAAACTCAAAAAATAAGTATAGAAATATTGATACTAACGCTATGCCTATTGAAGAGCAAGGAGTAATAGACCATGATTCCACTCCTTTTGAAGCTAAAGCAGATATAGATACTTTAAGATATTATCTTAAAAAAGATAATATATATGATACGGGAACCCAAGAATTTAATCAAGAAATACTAAACAAAGCTAAATCTAAATATAAAGATAATAAAAATATAAATAGAAGTTTTAAAGGTTTTTCTGATAAGGATTTGATTGATATAATGAATAATGTAGCTGTCAATGACAAACAAGATACACTTATGGCAAAAAAAGGAATAAATATATCCAAAAAAGCTCAGTCAGGACTTATACTTAAAAAAGATCAAAATCCTTTTTATGGTAATGATCCTATGTTTGATCCTGCTGATATGCAGCGTCTTCCCTACAATCCAGAATTAGCTCCTTGGGCAGGGCCAGCTCCTACTGCTAAAATCAATCCATCTTGGAAAGGATCTAGACCAGATCAAAAAGATAAAAAGAGAACAGATCCCACTCCTTATATATTAGGTTCTTTAGCTTTAATAGATGCTGCTCTTCCTAAAGGAGATACCAATCCTGATTATGTTAGACCAGAAGATTTGCCTACATACAATCCTCTTCCCTATGGCACTGGCTCTCAAGCTATTATGAAAAAAGGTGGAAAAATTAAGGACAATGAAGGATATAGAAAATCTAATGTAAAGAATTTTACCAGTAAGAAAATAATTGATTCTAACCTAATAGATACTACAGATATGAGTGTTCCTGCCATTTTAGCTAATGGTAAGAAATTATATAACAATACAGGAACTCATTTCATTCCAGGAGATCAAGTAGAAGAAATCCCTCTCCTTCAGAAAGGAGGCAAAGTACAACCTATCATAACCAACAATCCTAATGATAAAAGATTAAAGGCTTATAATGATAGTTTGACACTATATAATGCAAATGAAAAAGATTTTCATACTTTAAATTCTGGAATATCCGGAAATGATTGGGAAAAATTAGTAGATAGTTTTTATAACCCAGACGGAACTGTAAATCCTTCTTTACCAAGGGAAGCAGCTTATCAAAATTTAAAAAAATTAAATAATAAAAATCCTGAGCCTGTTCAAAGAATATCAAAAAAATTTACTGAAAATTATAGTGGCACTGTGTATAGGTATAAAAAACCAATTCAACCAATTCAATATAAAAAACCAGCTTCGATAGTAAAAGATAAAACTGATGAATTTATTGCGGAATACAATAAAATACATCCGCCTATTTATATAAGTGATCCTAAAGATCCTAGATTAAATATGTATACAGAAGCTGGCAATCAATATTTATATAAAGCTCCTAAACCAAAAGCTGAACATACATTATTAAGAACAAAATATAAACCTGAATTAGCAAATGTAAATCCTCAACAAGTAGGACTTCCAAATCTACCACAATTAGATTTAACTCAGAAACCTACACAATTCACTGTAGATAATAATGGTAAGCCTCAATACTTTAATACATATGATCAATGGAAATCTTATGTAGATAGTAACAGTATTCCTTTTAAACAGGAAGCTGGTGATAAAAGTTCAGCTCAAGCTAATTACTTCCAAGATGGAGGTAATATGTTCACTACAGCTCCATATACTCAAGGACAACTAAGAGGTATAGGTGGATTTCCAGGATGGGAAGACTATCCTCTTACAGATTATAAAAAGAAAGCTCCTAAAGGAATGTCTCAGGTTGAATACCAACAAGTAATGAACAAGCTGGACTTTCTTAAAAATAACACTCCGGATAGTAATGTTTATCACTTAGATGATAGTCACTATTCTATTAATCCAGTAGCTGCAAATCCAGACTATGTAAATAAGGGTGGTAATATTAAATCCTACAACTCAGGAGGTGTACAAACACATTCAGGTGGTAACGCTCCTCAAGTAAGTTATAATCCTATAGATGGTGGGATGGGAGAATTTCAAGGTAAGTCACATTCTGACGGAGGGATACAATCTTCTTTTCAAGGTAAAGCTTTTGAGGCTGAAGGTGGAGAACCTTATAGAATTGATGGACAAGGAGATTTAGAAATATTTGGAAATCTCACTAACCCTCTTACAGGATCTAAATTTAAAAAAGATGCTAAGATGATAGCTAAAAAAGAAAAGAAAACTCAAACCTATATAGATTTAGGAGCAGAGTTAGTAAATACAGCAGAACCTACAAAGGATAAGTTTGAATTATTAAAATTCAACTCAGGTACAGCTATGCTTAAGGGAGGACTTTCTAAACAGAAAGAACTTGTACAATCTAAAGAACAGCTTTCTAAATTACAAAAGCTAATGCTTTCTCAAGAAACTAATTATGCTGAAGATGGTGGTTTAATTAAAGCTCAAAAAGGTGCAACTGTATCTGGAAATAAATATCAATCTATTATAGATAAATATGCAAGTCAATATGGAGTGAATCCTCAGACTATAGCTAAAATTATTAATCTTGAATCAGGGTTTAATCCTACACAGGTTAGTAAAGCTGGAGCTAAAGGTATTATGCAATTTATGACACCTACAGCTAAATCTTATGGATTAACGGAAGCTCAGTTAACTTCCACGAATCCCGCTGATATAGAGGCAAATATAGCTGCTGGAGTTAAACATTTTTCTAGTTTATTAAAACAAAATGGTGGAGATGAGAAACTTGCTGTAGCTGCTTATAATATGGGGCAGGGTAATGTAAACGATTTTAAAAGAAGCTCTGGTAAAAAGAACTATACAGGAGAAGATTTAATACAAAGACTTGATTGGAAAAATCAAAATCAACCTTCTAAAAAAGGTAATCTTGCTCAAAATCAAACAAGAGAATATTTAAAAAATATCTTTGGAGATACTCCAAATCCAGAACAATTTAGACAGCAATACTATTCTCCTACAGACATACCTCAAAAAGACTATTGGACTCCAGAAAATCCCTATAAATCAGCTCCTCAAGCTGCACCGGCCAATCCTGTAACACCACAACCTTATGATTTTAATTTTAAAAATCCACCTAATCCTACAAGAGAGCCAATAAATACAAATCCTTGGGAACAACTTCTTCCAGCTGTACCAGCTCTAATAGATAGAACTGATTCTGTACAAATGCAAAAGCTTAATCCAGATTTATATTCTCCATATTCTGTGGATTTTCAGGATAGGAGAAATAGAAATACATCTCAATTTCAGGGAGTTAAAAAAGCTATAGCTTATGATCCTTCAGCTCAAGGAGCATTATCAGCTCAAATGTATGAGGCAAACAGTGGTATAGATGCAGAAGAGTTTAGAACCAATCAAGCTATTTTCAACGACACTCTTAATAAAAATGTCACTCTCCTTAATAATACTAAGGAAAAGAACTTACAATTAGCTGATACTCAATACGTTCGTCAAGCTACAGCTAAAGGTAATACAAGAGATAGGAGAACAGAAGCATTAGTTCAGGTGTCAGATATATTAGCTAAGAATGCTTTAGAAGATAAAACTCTCAACACCTACCGTAATCTATTTCCTAATTATAATTTTGATGAAAATCAGCAATTACAATATATAGGAGATAATCCTCTTATCTATGGTAATTCAGGAGCTATAGGTAGCCCTAGTAAAACTGTTGTTACAGAGACTGAAGGTAAACCTAAACAAACTAAAACCACCTACGATAGTATAGGAAGAGCTAGATTTAAAAAATTCAAAGATGGTGGAGATCTATCTCAGTCTAAGCTTACAAGATTAATGTATCAATAATTTTTATTAAGCAATCTTTAATACAATTTGGTAATCTCATTCAAATTGTTTAATATTGTATAACTTTCTACAAAAAATAACATTTTGGCAAATTTTACACAGTCAAGACCAATTCAATATAAAGATTACGTAGCAATGAACCCCGTTCAAGCTATGGTAGAAGTTGGTGTGCAACGTGAGCAACAATTAGCTCAAGGTGTACAGAAAGTAAATTCATATTTTGAACAAATTTCAGGACTTGATGTTGCTAGAGATGTAGATAAGCAGCATGTACAGAATAAACTTAACGAATTAAAAACTGGTATCACCACTCAACTATCTGGAGATTTCTCTGATCAAAGAATAGTTAATCAGATTTCTGGAGCAGCTAATCAAATTTATAAAGATCCAACCATTCAAAATGCTGTAATATCCACAGCAAGCTTAAGAAAGGGTTCTACAGAAATGGATGAAGCTCGTAAGAAAGGAGAGAATGGTCCAGCAAATGATTATTATTTTAATAGAAAATCTCAAGAATATTTAAGTTCTACAGATCCTAATGCTTCTTTTAATTATAAATACGAAAAATATAACAACAACCAGAAAGAAGTAGAGAGTATATTAAAGGCTATATCTCCTTCAGGGACCTTGACAGATGAAGCTTTTACCACTGATAAGAATGGTAATAGAGTGTTAGCTGATTCTGTTATACGTAATGGATTTAAAGGAGTGAAGCCAGAACAAATTAGGGCAGCTTTAAGAGCAGGGCTTTCTCCTCAAGCATGGAGACAATATGAATTAGATGGTGTATATAATTTTTCTAATCTTCCTCCAGAACAATTTGCTTCTACAGTTCAGAAAGAATATGCTAGTGTAGCAGATCAATATAAAGAAAAAATACGTCTTATAGATAATGCTGTCACTACTTCAGGACCAGAGAAAGCTAAATTACAAGAACAAAAAGATACTCTTATAAAAGAATTAGGGCAACTAAAAAATGAATATGATGGAGTGACATCTACATTTGCATTTGGAGACACTGATTCAGGTAAAGCTAAATTACACACTCTGCGTTCTATTAATAATTTAGCTGCTGCTTATTCTTATGGGGAAATACAACACACCTATCAAGGAGACACTCCACAACAAATGGAGAAATGGAGACAGGATAAAGCTCAGGATTGGAATAAATTCAGTCTTAAATACCAACAAGATGAGAGACAATTTGAATTAAATAGAGCAGATAAAAAGAAAGAACTTGATCTTAAAGAAAAAGAACTTAAAGGTAACTTTGGTTCACTCTCTACACCTTTTGGGAAAGATGAAACTCCAGCTATTACAATGGAGAAATTCAAAGAAACTACAGATGCTATAGGAAATGAAATTAAATCTAATAAAGATCAATTTATTTCTTTAAATAATTTAAACCCCAACTCAACTGAAGGTAAAGATTGGTATAATGCTCGTATGCAAAACTTTTTACAAAAAGGTGGAGCAGGATTAACAGCTGTAGAGAGAGAACATTTCCAGGCTGTTGCAGATAAACAAAAAGAATATGACAGTAATTTAGCTGTAGCATCTACTATAAACCAAGAAATAGCTAATAATCCAGATTTTAAAAAAATAAATGATTTCATTCCTAAGGATGCTAAAACAGTAATATATAGAGAAGGTAGTTCCAATTATCAATATTCTCCTCAAGATTTCATAGCTTTTAATTCTAAAAGAAATAAATATATTATAGACGTACCTTCAGCAGGAACAGGCGGAGCAGGAGATACAAGAGTAGATTTTGCAAAAGCTAAGGCAGAACTTACAGACAAAGAATATAAATTATTTGAAATATCTTTTAATGGACCCAAAGATGCTAGTCAAGCCACTGTAAGGCAATATATGGATAATTATAGAGTTGCTGTAAATCAACCTTACCAGCAAGAGCTAGCTAAACAGAGAGATTTTGTAGATCAAAAATTAAATGAAAAAGTACTAATAAATCAAGCTACAGTTACAGGAATACCTATCACTAATCCTAAAGATAAATCAAATGTAAATAATCTTATCTCTCAATTCTCTATATATGCAGATACACATAATGGTAAAATAGGAAATACTTCTTCAGAAGATCTAAATAAACTTCTGAAGGATGGGGATAAAACAGTTAGTTATCAAACATCGTTAGGAACAAGATTTCAACAACCTGTAAATAACTTAATCATAACAGGATCAGATGGCTCTACACATACTATACCATTAACAGAAACTCAAAGACAAGAAGTATTTGGAAATAGCTATACAGCCACTCCAGAACAAAAAGCTTTTGCCCCTATAGCTCAACAAATACAAAAATCAGGTGGCTATTCTACATCTATGGCAGGTAAACCATATTTAAATGCAGCAGATTTTAAGTCTGTTAAAAATTATGGTGTACAAGCAGATGTAATTAAAAGTCCCACTTCAGGTAAGTATACATTACAAATAAGTGTATATGATCCTATAACAAATGCATTAGTACCTAATATATCTTTTCCTGCACAAGGATTGATAGATGATACTAAAGTAGTAGATGTTCTAAATAGGCTTGATGACCAAGCTATATTTCAATTAATAAATAATAGAGTTCCTTCTGCTCAGGAATTAAATGCTTTACAACAAGCAGCTCAAAAACCAAATTATTAATGCCAGATCCACAAGTTCCATTACTCGACCAGTTTCAATTAGATGATGCTTTCTCTAAATACACTGGTAGTGTTATAGACCAAAAAATACAATCTCCTGCTTTTCAGGGACTAAATAATCCTTCCCCAGATATATTGGGAAGTAAACCACTTTCTTCTCTAGATCAACTCACTCAGGACATTCTTTCTCCTACAAAAGGTAATGGTACTCAAGGACCAGGTGGCAAATCTATACCTCTCTCTCAATTAAACAATCAACCTTTTGATATATATGATCCTTCCTTGGAAGGAAAAGATGAGGATATACTTTCTTTAAATCAACCATTTCTTAATAAAGCTGCAAATGGGCTGATTAAAATGGGAGGTATAGCTGCTAATACAGTGGTGTCTTCTACATTAGGAACTATTAATGGAATAGGAGAATGGATTAATACAGGTAGATTTTCTTCTTTTATAGATAATGATTTTAACAAACAGCTGGATGAGAATATGAAAACTCTAGAAGCTGCATTTCCACATTATAGAACTTCCCATGAAAGGGAAGGTTCATGGTATGAGCCAGAAAATTTATTTACAGCTAATTTCTTATTTGATAATATAGTTAAAAATTTAGGTTATTCTATTGGAGCTGCTGCTCCCGCATTAGCTGTGGGTAAAGCCCTTAATACATTAAGAATATCCTCTAAATTATTTGCAGCTGGTGAAGCTCTTACAGCTACAGAAATATCTCAAGCTGCTTCTCAATTACCTAGAGTGCAGCAATTAGGCTATCTCGAAGGTAAATTCTCTCAATCCATAGGTAAAGCCCTAACTAAATTAGGTGCTCCAGCTGTAGGAGGAAAAGAACAAGCTGGTACATTAGTAAGAGGTATTGCCTCAGCTCTCTCTTCTGTAGGTGAAGCTTCTATGGAAGGATATAATAATTTAAACGAATTCCGTCAGAAAAAAATAGAAGAATATAAACAACTAAATGGAATAGATCCTACAGGACAGGATTTAGAGGATATTAACTCTCAGGCTAGAGATGTAGCAACTTCTTCTTTTGCCCTTAATATGGCTCTCCTTTCAGGAACAGAATATGTACAGCTTCCTAAGATATTTTCTTCTACCTTTAAAGGAGAGAAAAATCTCCTTAACCGTACTGTACGTAATGCAGAGACTGGATTGCTAGAAGCTCCTAAACAAACACTATTAAGAAAAACAGCTAATGTAGCTGGACTAGCTTTTAATAAAGCAGAAGCTTTTGAAGAAGGTGCTCAATACACTATTCAAACTGGTACACAAGATTATTACAATAAAAAATACAAAGGTCAGGATACTGATTTTCTTTCTTCTTTATTTACAGGAGTGGGAGAAACTCTTTCTACAGATGAAGGACTAGAAAACATCTTTCTTGGGGGACTTTCCGGAGCTTTAATGACAGCTAGAGGTAAGTTTTTAGAAAATAAAGAAAAATCTTCTAATACTTCTCAATTTGTAGCAGATGCTAATAAAACTCAATTTAATCAATTCCTTAAGGAAGGAGTGGATCAGGCTAATAGAGCTACAACTTTACAGGAACAAAGAGCCAAAGCTATCCGTCAGGGAGAAATATTAGAATCTAAAGATTTAGAATTTGACTATGCTCATAACTATCTTTCTCATAGGATTAAATGGGGAAGATTTGATTTAGTGCAGGATGATATTAATTCAGCTAGGCAACAAGCTTCCACTCAGGAAGGGTTTATAGCTTTACAACAAGAAGGTAAAGCAGCAGAAAATGACACTCAAGCTACATTTCTGGCTCGTCTCAATAATATAGAAATAAATGCTAAAAATGTAAGGGATCAATATGAATATCTTAACAATAAATATACAGGAACTTATTCTCCAGAAGTAATAGATAAGCTTGTATATACAGCTTCTAAAGTTAAAGACTATGATCAACGTATTCCTGAACTCTCAAGAGATCTTCTTGCCCAAGGTATACAAGTACAAAATGTCTTAGAAGAAGCCCTTTCTCTTCCTATATCTGAAAGGGAATCTCGTAAAAACCTATCTCAATATCAAAAAGATGTGATAGCTTCACAAACTGAAGAACTATCTCCACTAAAAGAAGCCCTTAAAAATATTAATTCTCTTCAGACTGTTTCTGAAGTGAAGGATGATCTACGTCAAAAATTACAAGATGTAATAGAAATAGCCAATCGCAGAGCTGATTTTATTAAAGAGTATGATAGTATAAAAACAAATCCTTCAACTTATACAGAAACAACATCCACTCCAGATATTATAGCCCCTACTGTTAAAATTAAAACTAGAGATGGAGAAGAGGATTTAATAGTGGGAGAAGAATATTTCCTCGGAAATGTTGTAGATTATACCAAAGAAGGAAAAGAAGTTTATAGATTTCCTAAATTAACCATACTAGGAGAAAATTCTGATGGCACTATCAAAATTAAAGATGGTAGCGGTCAAGTGAGAGATGTATCTAAAGATGTATTAGCTGATTATAAGTTAGGTAAAGTGAGTGACACACTTAACAATAAGAAAGCTAAATTCTTTATGGAGAATGTTAATACCATATTTGAATTTAATTTTGGTAAGGGAAAAACTAAAATAGGGAGGCTAGAATATTCAAATAAGAATAGGACTTTAATATTTGTTTATAAAGATGGCAAAAAAATAAAAAGAATTGAAGTAACAGGCGATCAGTTTGAAGCTCAAGAGGGCTATAAACAAGCTATGATCGAACCCATAGGTGACTTAACAGCAGCACAGCAGGAATCTTTGAATGCATTTAAAAAAGAAAAAGACGACAGAACTAAAGCTAAAAGAGAAACTAGACTTAAAATAATCACTGAAGTATTTGATGAAACTTCCTCTAAATTAGAAAAAACTAAAAATCTATTACAGCAGAAATATTCTGAATTAGAGAAAGTAATTTCTGATTTACAATCTTATGAGAATAAAATAAAAGCTGGAGACTTAACTAATAGAAATAATTTTAAAAGCTCTACTAACAAAGCTATTAAAGCAGCTAATCGTTTGTCTAGAATGCAAGAAGACTTAAGATTAGAAATTCAAGAATTAGAAGCAGAGCAAGAAACACTAGAGTTTAATGAAAGCTATTTAGCAGACATGGCTCAAAATATTGATGAGCTACCAACAAATTCTTCCGAATTCCTAGAGGAGCTAAATGATCAAGTTCTTGATTTACAAATACTTCATGAAGAGACAGGCAAACAAATTAATAAAATTTCTTCATTAATTGATAAAGTAGAAAATGCTTTAAAATCTGCTATTGATTTTGTTCTTGATACACTTAAATCATTCTCTTCTAAATACCCTAAAGTACCTACAGCAGGTGGACAGGAATGGGTAGATTTTCTTAAAGCAAATCCTAATTTCTTAAAATTACAACCTAATTTTAAAGAGGATTTACGTACTACAGAAGAATTAATTTCTGATATAGAAGATTTTGACATATCTCCAACTGAAGAAAAATCCAGAGAATTAAGAACTCAACTAGAGTCTCTTCAATCTGATCTATCTTCTATAGAAAAAGAACTTGCTATAAAAGAACAAATACTTTCTAAATTCCAAGGAGCTGTACAAGAATATAAAGAAGCAGAAAAGAAAAAAGAAGCTTTTGCTAAAAATAAAGCTGTTCAACAAAAATATTTTCAACAGCAAAGATCTAATGAAAATCTAGCTGGTGATCCTATAGAAGAAAGTAAAGAACAAACTTCATCTAAAAAAGATTTAGCCTTTGCTCTTGTAACTTCTACAGATCCAGCGTGGGAAGCTACAACTAAGGATAATAATTTTCATAGGAGACATCAAACTTTCTTATTTAATTCTACGTCAACTAATCCACAAGTATTTTCTCAGGAAGAATATAATGGAGTTAAAGCTAAGGACAGACTTAGAATACTTCCTATCACTTCTAATACATACAAAGAATTAGGATTTCCTGAAGATTGGATAGAACCTGAATATAGGTTTAATGGCTCTAATGCAGATGTAGCAGCTATAAGATATGTTTATGTTCTTGAGGAAGGAGCTAAACTTTTCTTTGTTTCAGAAAATGGTCAGAAAATCTCAGAAGTAGGTAGTGGAAACTCTCTCAACCCTTCCGAAATTATTTATAGTAATGCAACAACTACAACCGACAAAGACTTTACAAATAAAGATAAGCTTAGTGAGAGTGAATTAAAAACATATTGGGGAGGTGTTAGAAAAGATATATTTAATATTAATGGTAATAGTATATTAAATTTTAAAGGGTTAGAATTTAGAACATCTAGAGGATTTCCTTTTCAAATACCAGGAGAAAATAGGCAAACAACTGTCTTAGAAGCTAAACTTGCTTCTCAGGAAGACATAGATAATAATCAAGTGGTGGAAGTTCCTACAGCATCAAGTAGATTTCCAGCTGGTATTCCTATATATAATTTTAATGGCAATACAGTTTTTCTTAATAATAAAAATTTTACAAGAGAACAAGCTACAGATATAGTAGATGTACTAACGTATGCAGCTTCTCATAATGAAGGACTTACTAATGAAGTATTTAACTATCTTAGGAATGTACTTTATTTTTCTACATCTGTAAAAGGAGAAGTTAAAAGAAATCAAATATTCCTTAAAGATCAAGATGGATTTCCTATACTTGTAGTAGGAGCTAATCAGGTAGAAATACCTTTTATAGGATTTTCCACTGAGGATGGTAATGATTTAGTTAATAAAAGAGAAGAACTTATATTAGCTATAGAAGGAATGTACCATCATGTAAATAACACTTCTCTTAAAAATAAAGCTCCTTTCACAGAATTACAAGTAGTTGATGGGGAATTAAAAACTAAGAAAGCATGGAATAGTTATCAGAACTATTTACTTTCCGGACCACTAACAACTAATATTGTTATACCTCAGGAAGGAGAAATACCTATCCGTGAGAAATATTCTATAGTTTCTTTCCCAAAAATACAAGATACATCTTTTAAACCTACAGAAGCTCCTAAACCAGCTCCAAAAGAAGAAGTAAAAGAACAACCTAAAGGTAAAACCCTAAAAGCTAAATCTAATAATATAGATTTTACTTTCAATCTAACGGATACAGAAGCTACTATAACTTCAGCCATAGATGCAGAGGGAAATGAACTCGTATCTGTTATACCTCCAGATGCAATAGAAAGTATACAAAATGCTTTCTTTCAGGCTAATAAACCTAAACAGCCTACTGTAAGTAGTGAAGTTGAAAACATAGAAAGAAAAAGAAAAGAAAGTTTAGCTTCTATAAAAAGAGAAGTTAGAAAAGTAATGGGAGAAGAAAATACTTATTATCTAAGTAATTTACCAACTCAATATAAAAATGCCCCTCTTGGGGATTTTAGCGAAAATGGTTTAAAAGAAAAGATTAATGCTAAATATGATGCAGAAATAGCTAACCTTTCAAAAACAGGAAATTCTACAGACGACTCTTTAGATTTATTAAATGGAGCTACAGGAGACTATATAGATGAAGATCAGTATAGATCTACTCTCTCTCAGTTTAAAACAGGAGATAAAGCAGCAGAATTAGCAGAAGTGAGAAGAATGTTACCAAATGTAAATATACAGATGGTAGATAATCTTATAAAAATGATAGGTGGAGGTCAAGCTTGGGGAGCTGCACGTTCAGGATTTATAGAATTATTTAAGGATGCTCCATTCGGTACAGCATTCCATGAAGCTTTTGAACAAGTGTTTAATTGGGTGTTGTCTCCTAGTCAACAACAAGACCTAGTTACAGAATTTAAAACCAGGCAAGGTAATTTTACTACATTTGAAGGGACATCTAAACCATTCTCTGAAGCTACAGCTAAAGAAGCTAAAGAGCAAATGTCTGAAGAGTTTATCGACTATAAAGAAAACACTCCTGCTGCAACAAACAAGATATTACAATTCTTTAAAGATCTTTGGAGCCTTGTAAAGAGTATATTTCAATCTAAGCCTGAAACACTGGCTAATGTATTTAATAAATTAAATCAAGGACAATATGCTAATATAGCTCCTAGAGAAGCTTTAAATATAGAATATAGAGAAAGAAATGTACAAGGAGAAGCTATTTCTTTTGTTAACACTGTATTAGCAGGTATGACAGCTGATATATTTATTAATAAATGGAAATCCGATGTTTCTCTTATCCTTGATCTTGAGGAAAAACCAGCAGCTGCCACTAAACAATTATTTGATGATCTATTAGGTAGACTTACACAATACTATGAAAATCCTCAAAATCAAAGTGGCGTAATATCTTATTTTAAATCACAATTAGATAAAGCTACAAGTCCAGAAGAGAAAGCCTCAGTAGTAGAACAATTTACAGCTGTAAGAGATGCATGGAAAAGAGTGAAAGCTCAATGGGGAAATTACACAGAAGATCTCAAGTCTTTCTTAAAAGTATTTGATATATCTTTTCAAGTAGATGAAGAGGGTAATATCCAAATAGTTCCTGAAGAAGAACTGGACGATAAAAATCAACTTGAATACGTAGAAGACAGCATGACAGTAAATGCTAAAAATTCTGCTTCTAAAGTTGTTAAACTTCTTATGGCTACAGTGGCAGATTCAGAATTTGTTAAATCCACTATAATTAATTCTCTTCAAACAAGAGATTTAGCTCAGACTAGACCTATTCGTGATAATGTTATGAGAATGAGGATGTTAGCTCCTTATGCTAAGTTGTTTAACTATGTGTTATACAATACAGCTAATGTTCCAGGTATTTATAATATGTTTGATAAACTTACTAACTTATCAACAAATACTAATTTAAAACAAAATGCCAATTTAAAATCTCTTCTTGACAGACTTAAGTATAATTCAGAAAAAGGATTTGAAGGTCTTTCTGTTCCTGAAATAAAACTATTACTTAAATTAGAAAATGCTCTTTCAAAACAGAAACCTTCTTTTGTTAGACAACAATTAACAGAGGATGGTAAAACTGTATTTAAGTTTTCCAATATATATGACAGAACGTCACAATTATCTGAACAATGGAATAATGGTTTAAAATCCCTTAAATATGTTTCTCTTAAAGGAGATGATATAACATTTGATAAATCTATATTAGCTAATGATCCTTATATATTCCTATCTAATTTAAATATACCTATCACTAGGAATAGTTTTCCTCTTTCTAAAGAAAAAGAATTACTTGCTCAAGTAGATGTAATCAAAAAATTAGTTTCTGACCACACTACAAAACCAATCGGATTAACATCTAAAGGCAAGAAATTAGGAGTGGATAGTCGTATAGCTGCTTTAGCTAAGTTCTATGTACAGAATATAGAAGGAGAAAGTACAGAATCTCAGCATTTAAATATGTCAGGCAAGGTAACAGCTAATTTTGTCCTTCCTAATTACATATCTCATGTACTTTCTGATGTTAATATAGCTCCTACGTTAGAAAGATTTATTGAGTTAAATCAACAATATAAGGATATATACATGGGAAATTCTTATTTCCTAAATAACATCCTTTATAAAAATGGACAGAAAAACAATCCTCTTTCCATCACTGTACTTGAAGGTAAAAATATATATGCCGATAATCGTCCTACAGATAAAATGAATGAAGGAGAGAGAATGCTTTATGAGATTAATAACAATCTTAATGGAGTGTACTACACCCTCATGCCTTCAGATAGTAAAACTGAATATGGTTTAAATGTAGGTAATTTAGTTCCTGAAACCTTTTTTAACTCTCAAGGTAAAGCTAAAGCTACATCTGATTACGTAGATCAAATGTATAGTTCCTATTTAAATGAAATAGATTTAGTTAATGACTATGAAAATAGGAAAAATATATCTGCTCTCACTAGAAAAGTAGATGGGGTGGAAGTAGGCAAACAACTTCGTTTCTTTAAATATATTCTTGACAATCCTAAAACCACACTTTCAAAAGAAGAATTTAGAACTAGATTACTTAACTATATAACAGAACAAGCAAATACTAATATACAAGATTTAAAATCCTGGAAGATAATAGATGGTAACACTGTACATGGTATGGATGCCAATTTTATGTCCAGAGTATTTAACAGAAATGATAGACAAGCTAACCTTTCTGCTCCTCAAATTCTAGAACTTTTTCAATACAGGGAAATGAATTATGTTTTTTCTAATATAGAAATGCATAAACTTTTCTTTAACGATCCTGCACAATATAAGGATGAACTTAAAAGAACTAAATCTTTTATGTCAGGTAGAGAATATGCCCATGTAGATACACTTGAGGACAGTCGAGGATTAAATCAAGCTCTTAATAACCAATTAAACAAAGGGTTAATTAAAACAGACCCTGGTTATCACCAATTTAAAAATCACTTAAATTCAGTTACTATAAGGGAAATACAAACTGTTTCCAAAGAATTTGATAATATAAAGAAAGTATTAGGAGCTAAGGCAGATAAATATTCTAAAATGGAAATTGCAGATGCTCAAAGCTGGATGACTGGTAATGCTTATAGAGAAACGCTCTACAAATCTGGAGGTAGGTTTACTGCTCAACAGGAAGAGCTACATCAATGGTTATTAGCTTTTGAACGTTCTGATAAATCTAAATTAGGTACATACACCTATTCTTCCAAAGACCTTCAAGCTCAGGATGAAAAAACTCTATCTCTTCCTATTCCTAGTACAGATAAGCATATAATGTATGTATTAAAACCTATTGTTTCTGGAACTAAATACCAGGATGGCATAGCTATACAATACTTATATAAAACTTCTACAGCACCTCTATATTATTATTTTGTTAAAAATACACCTCTGGAAGGAGTTTATAATAAAATTACAGAAAAGAATATTGACTTTTTAGCTATGGAAAGTGCTAATAAAGTAGGTATTTTAAAAAATAACACTCTTTCTCTCTTAAACGAAGAAGGACAAGTGTCTCAAGAATTTGATAGTGTAATTACCACCCCAATAGATTTTAAATACTTGGTATACAAGTAGATACAGCTTCTAAAAAAGAAGAACAAACTCAGGGATCTCAGCTCACTAAATTAGCTGTAATTGATCTTATGGATAATGGAATTCCTGTAGATTTCATAAAAGCAAATTCTAAATTGAATGTAGATGAAATAAGAGAAGCTTGGGCTAAATCTCCAAATAGTAAAATATCTTCTCTTATTAAAGAACATAATGACACTCTTATAGCCTTAGCTATTAAAAGAAGTGAGAAAATCTTTAATAAATTAGGTATTAAGAAAGATGAATTTGGTTATTCTTACAGGGATAAAGCTGTAGTGGCAGAGTTTATACTTTCTGAGTTAGAAAGAAGAGAACTTCCAGATAATATCAAACAAGGGATAGGAGTTAAATACAATCCAGATACAAATCAAAAAGAATTTATCAACCCTCTCGAAAGTAATGTTAACTATGCTAAGATTAAACAAATTCTTTGGAGTGTAATAGAAAAAAATCTCACTCGTCCTAAAATGTCTGGTGGACCTAAAGTACAGATGTCTGTAGCAGGTACAGGAAATATTAAGAAAACTACTATAAATGGTAAGGATGTTTATGTAGATGACACTCTTAAATTCTATTCTCAAGGAGAAGGTAAAACTAATGCCTGTGAAATAGATCTTCCTTATTTCTTTGGTCAGGAGCTTAGAGCTAAATTCCCACAATTCTCTACAGATGAAGAATTTCATTCTCATCTAATAGATTACTTAAATAAGACAGAAGAAGGCCAATCTCTTCTCACTGGCATAGGTTTCCGTATTCCTACACAAGGACTTAACTCTATAGAATATTTTAAAGTGAGGAAATTCCTTGCTCCTCAATTAGGAGATGTTGTGATTCTTCCAGCTGAAATTACTACTAAAGCTGGTTCTGATTTTGATGTGGATAAACTTAACATGTACTTAAAGAATTGGTACATAGGTAAATCTGGCTACCCTAAAGTAGTTAAATTCCGTAATATTAATTCTAACTCTACACAAGAATTAACTGATTTATACGAATACACTCTTAAAAATAAAAGAAAAGCATGGGATAATAATCAATCTGTTTCTAATTTGTTTGGAGATATATTCCCTGACTCTCAGGAAGATATTGAATATGCCCCCTCTTTAGAGGAATTCTTAGAACAATCTAAAGGTAAATCTTCCTTAGAGTTAAATTCAGAAGAAGCACTCCAAAATAAATACTATGAAACCTTAGAAAATCTTATTTCTCTTCCAGAAAACTTTGAAGCTCTCATAACACCAAATGATGCTTCTCAGATGGACAACCTTTCTCAAGATATACAGAAACTTACTAATAATATAGACAAAGACATCACTCCTGGAGATTTGATTAATAGTAATTTCATGGCTAAAAAAAGGAATACTATGCTTGCCTCTAAAGGAAGTGTTGGTATATCTGCTGTATCTTCTACTAATCTAGCACTCAATCAGCTTAATGACATTACTATAGAAGTACCTAACAGCTATGTTAAAAATAATGTAAAAATAAGACTTCCTCACAACACTATAAATGGTAAACCTTCTCTTTCTTCCATAAAAACCACCTCTCGGGATTTTATATCAAACATAAATTCTCAGGTAACAGATGGTACAGTGGATGTGGCTAAAAAAGAATGGCTTCCACGTATGGGCTTTACAGATAAAATGATTTCTACAGCTCTCTTAATGAATAAATGGGGAACTCCTATTCGTAATATTGCCTTCTTCTTAAACCAACCTGCTATAAAAACCTACATGAAGGAGCAAGAGATATATGAAACTATGTCTCTATATAACAGAAACCTTCGTAAGAAAAGTCAATATGAATTACAAGATCATGTAAACAAAATAATAGCTCCAGGTCAAAATATATTTGCTCTTCGTAAAAACAAACCTCAGGAATATACTCTTAAGATGTTAGAAGCTATGATTTCTAAAGCTCCTAATGAATTAACTAAACCAGAGCAAGCTTTACAATTACAAATATTAGATGATTTTCTTGGCTATCAAGCTATGGCTTGGCAATTATTTAATGTTGTACAAGGATATAACTATGATACATCTCGTATTACATCTCCAGAAGATGTATATGCTAAAGAAATAGCAGAAGAAAAAGCTTATAGTTCTACAGTGGATTCCTATTCTAAGTTTGTTAATAACACTTATATAGGAACAATTCGTAATAGTGTTAAAGATATTAATAATGCTTTAAAGTCCCTTCTCAACACACAAGTAGGAGAAGCTGGTAATATTATAAGAAGTATGTCTTTTGATCTTAAGAAACATAAGGGTATAGGAAATAATAAAGATAATTATTCAAAATATATGAATAAGGCAGAAGCTGCCCTTATAGATTATATTGTACAGAATGCAGCTACAATTAATTCTCAGCCTCTAAACACTTTTATTAAACCACTACTTTCTTCAGCTGCATCTTCAGCTCATTATATACAAAAACTTAAACAGGATATATATAATAATTCTGAACATCCTCTTAGAAATAACAAGTTTCTCCAAAATATTATAACAGATATAGATGTAACTAATACATCTCCTTCCACTGTATCTATTGCTGAACCAGATTTTGATACATTCACTTCAGATAGCTATACAGATCAATTTAGAGAACTTCTTTCTTCAGGAGCTACAGTACAATTAACAACACCAAACACTGCTCGTACAGTGGGGCAAGTATTTGAAAATCTAGTTGTTGCTCAAATATTGCAGAATGGTTCTTCTCGTAAAGCTGGATCATTTTTCCATCTAATTCCTAATGAAATTTATAATGAATATGCTTCACCAGTATTAAATAATATAGCCATTTCTCTTTCTAACTTTTACGATAATGGTTTATTCTACAGAAATAATGCTAGAGATACCAAGCTGGTTCCAGTGTTAAGACCTGATTATGAATCTCTTACAGGAGAAAATGAATTTTCTCGTATTCCAGTGAACGGTAAACCTATCCTATTTGTTAAGTCTGAAAATTATCTAACCTATCCTTTCACTAAAATAGTGGATAGACAAACAGGTAAGATAAGGCTCTATAAAAGAGTAGATTCTTTTGATGACTATGGACAGAGATCGCCAGTTCTTATTAAGAAATCTTCTGGAGAGGATATAGATAGCTCTGTAGTACAAAATGTTGCTTATCAAGAAGTTACAGTTTTAGGCTCAGATAAAGTACAGGAATACTATGCAGATTCCCTCACTTCTGCTTACAGTCCTAAAATAGAAGAACTTTCTGATGCCTCTATTATTAGAGCAATAGAAGCTACAGGACTTAAAACTTCATATAAAAATATTTCCTCCCTTGAGGAAAATGAATTACCTTTAGAGGATACAATTACACCTCAAGATAAAATAAACTCCTGCTTAGGAAAATTATGATTTGTCCAAATACAAATAGCCCAGAGTGGAAAGAACTAGTTTCTAAAATAGGAACTTACAGAGCATTTGAAGAATTTATAAGGATTGGGGAAATACCAAATCCAAATAATTATACAGATGAATATACAGGTGTAAATACTACATTAAAAGTATTTAATGCTCTTACTTCCCCTAAAATAGAACAATTCTTTACTTCTCAATATCTAAAGGGGAATAAAGAAAAATTCTATAATGAAGTGAAAGCTATAGCTGGCTCTCAACAAACTGAGATGTTAAAGAACTTAGGAGATTTCTCCACTCTCAATGACATGATTTCCAGCCTATTAGCTAATACAAGCTATACTATAGAAGTTAATACTGCTAAAGAGGGAGGAAATACAGGTAAAAATCAGGGTGTAGCTATAGCTGAGGCTAGAAGATCAGGTCTAACTTATGGAACAGTAGAATTTAATAATTTTATAAAGGATTACTTAGAAAAAAATGACGAAGAATACATTGAAAAATCTACTTCCTACTATTCAAATCTCACAGTTTCGGGTGGAACTAATTATACAGAAAATGAAATAGCCACTCCAGCTATTATTCCTTCTATAAAAGGACATGCTCAGTTTGCTACAGATAAAGGAATAGGTTGGTTTAGAAGTGATGATAAAGTAAATAATCCTAATTTAGCAAGAGCTACTAAAATATGGCAAGAATATGTAGATAGAAATGCTTCGGAGGAAGAAATGACTAAAGTAAATGAAATGTATAATGAAGAAAAAGCAAAAGGAATACCTACTAAAACTCGTAGAATACTAGAAGTACAAAGTGATTTATTTCAGAAAGGTAGAGATAAGGATTTACTTGTAAATACTGATAATAAAATTCTTGATGGTAAAGATCAAAAAAATGAAAATGATTATTATGTAGAAGATGAATATGATGATGGTCAATTTAGGATAAAAACTCCAGAAGGTATCTATTTTAGAAGTAATAATAATTATTTATTTAGGCCAAATAATGGTACTGTTAAAGATAATAGTCAAGTATCAAAAAACGTATACTTTTCTAAAATAAAAGAAACACAAGGCATAGGAATAAAAGAAAATCAATTCTTACAACTTCTAAATAAAGATAATGCTTGGGTAACATTCTTTGTTAAATCCATTATACAGGATAGTATTAAAAAAGAATATGAGAAAGTATTATTCCCTGTAGGAGATACAGCAGCTAAAATTGAAGGCCATTCTACAGTTACTGAATATGTAGAAGTTAAAGAGAAAAGAAAACAAGAAATAATTGAAGAATCTAAAATTCCTCAAAAAAGTGAATCATGGAGTATAAGTTGGAAAGGTGAATGGGGAGGAATTGGAGGTATTTATGATACAAAAAAAGAAGCTGAAGATTATGCTAGAAGTGCAGGATATTCAGATTTTTCAAAGTTAGCTTTTAAAAGAAGTCAAATAAAACCTAGAGATTTTAAAATAGAATTAGATCAATTAGAAAAAGAAATAGAAGATGCTAAAGCAGGTAAATTAAAAATATCTTCTATAGCTAATTTCTATGAAAAACATATATTTAATATACTTAATAAACTTGGTACTGTTAAAAAAGTACAAGATGAATATGGCAATAGTTGGAATGAAATAGATTTAAGTGAACAGAAAATAAGAGAATCTAGCACAAATATTTTATTTTCTCAGGGAAATACACTCTCTAAAGCTTCTGCTGCTACAGTGGAAAAAGTTAAAGAATGGCTCACTCGTTTAGGTATAGACATTCAAACTTTAGATACCGAAAGGTATAATGGAGTGAATGGAGTAGCTCAATTATTGAGCAATACTATTCAAATAGCTGAAGGAAAAGAAAATGTAGCTTTGCCAGAAGAAGGATTTCACTTCATAGTGGAAATACTTAAATCTACCAATCCTATTTTATATAAAGCTATGCTTAATAAAATAGGTAATTATGCTTTATATAAAAATGTATTAGATAGTTATGGACAAAATAAAGCCTACCAAAATGTAGATGGTTCTTTAAATATAATTAAACTTAAAGAAGAGGCTATAGGTAAAGTGCTGTCTGAATACTATATACAATCAGAAGATGGTATACAATCTAAATATCTTGAGCAAACTAATTCTTGGTGGGAGCAAATTAAAGAATGGTTTATGGCTCTTATTAATCATGCAGAATTCAATCCATTCCAGGAAACTATAAAACAATTGCCTAATATAGAAGGAAGTCCTCTAAAAGCCTTGGCAGATAGAATAGATCTTTCTGCTATAAAATCAGGTGTTTACAGACAAGTAATACAGGACGAAATAGAGAGAGGTAATTATTTAGAACCTCTGAACATGCTTAGAGATCAACTATCTGATCCTAATTCCTATGCACCTACACTAAGAGATTTCCTTAATGGAGACAGACAACTAGCTCAGGAGATAATGAATTCTGACCTATTTCAAATAGCCACTACTAAAGTGGATGAAGTATATAATAAATTTATAGAAGAGGATAAAAAATTAGCATTAGTAGGTCAAGGAACTTCTGATAGACATTACACCTATAATGGTGAAGGACATATTAAATCTGTTACGCAAAAAATTGATGATAGTAAAAGATGGGGGGAACCCACTCCAGAACAAATATTAAGAACGTCTCAAACAGGAGAATGGGGAACTGAGGGTCATAATTTCATTGCTAATTATATTACAGAAAATCTTATAGATGAGAATGGTTTTAAAAGAGCACAACCTCTTAATACAACTGTTCCCACTCCTATCAATCCTGCAATACAGAACAAACTTAGGGATTTTGCCTCAGAATTAATTAATTCCTATCCAGATGGTACAAAATTCCTGATAGAAAAAAAAGTAATAAATCAAAAAGAAAAAGGAGGATTAGCTGGAACAGTAGATTTTGTAGCTGTATTTCCTGTAGGAGAAGATGTTAAAGTAGATATATTAGATTGGAAATTCGTTAATATAGCTGAAGGATCTGAAGATATTCCTTTCTATAAAATAGAAAAATGGAAAAAACAGATAGGAGAATACATCACTATAGTTAAACAATACGGACTTACTTCTAAACAATTAGGAAAAGCTCGTATGGTCCCTTTTGCTACTAAATATATTTATAATAAAAAAGGAGATGATAAATCAGGGATTAAACTTTCTTCTATAGAAATAGGTGATAGAGAAACTAAAAAACTATATCTACTCCCTGTTCCTTCTAATGAGGAATCTACAGGTAATTCCCAAATAGACAAACTCCTCATTTCCCTTAGAGGTCAGTATAAGAAAATATATGATAAACCTGTATCTGAACAAGAAAGAGCTACTAAGAACGAACAATTAAACCAATTAGCTCGTTCTATAAGAACTCTCCATATTCAAATGAATTTTGATCCATTAGCTATAGAGGGCATAAGATTTGAATTAAATGCAGATAGAATAATTAATAAACTTACTAAAGTAGATTTTTCTAAACTTCCTCTGTCTGAGATTAACAATAACTTAAAAGAACTGTTAGAATTAGAAAAGACAGCTGAGACATATTCTGATTTAGATCAAGTGTTTATATCAGCCTATCCTAAGGATGAGCTAAATGATGAACAAAAGAAAACACTTACAAAATTTGAGAAAGTAGCTAAATCTACAGATAGGTTAATTCTGGCAATTAGAGATTTACAATCCAGTGCTTCAGCAGCTATAGCTATTAAAGAAGGAATTTTAAAAACTTCTTTAGAAGAAGCTACAGAAAATATTCTTTCCCCGGAATTAGAATTGCAAGGACTAGGTAAAACCTTCCTTGAAGGAACTCAATTGTCTAATAGAGTTATTAACTTAGCTAGCAATCTACTCTTAAACAGCAAGAGTAAACAATATCAGGAAGAAAGAAAATTAGCTAAACAATTTGAAGACTTATTCACTCCTTTCCTAGAGGCTACTAAATCTCTTAAAGATCCTATAGATGCTATTAGGGATATGTCTTCTTCTACTTTAAAGCTTATTCGTAAGATAGATAAACAAGTTTATAAGGACGCTCAGGAAGCTAGAGAAGGTAAAAATAAGAAATTCTTTTTAGAGAATATGGATATGTCCATATATAACAAATTAGTTGAGGACAAAATGGCATCTTCTACTAAGAATATAATGGAAACTTTGTATAGTAATGATTCTACTGAAAATCTGGATATACAAGAAGGGAACATAGAAAAATTACGTAATTCTATAGATATTAATTCAAAGGAATTTAACGGTTGGAATGATTATAATTTTAAATATTTCTTCAACCAAAGTATAGATGAAGCTAAACACACTTCTAACGAATATAAGGAGATGGCTAGAAATCCTGCCATTTTAGCAGTGTGGAATTTTTATACTAACCTCAATAAAAGAGCTAGAGATAGTGGATTTATTGATAAACAAGGATTAGGATTTATAGCTCTTATACAAGGAAATATTATAGAAAGACTGTCTAAAGCTGATAATATATACAAAGAAACTCAAAAATTAATTAAAGATGGGTATATTGTAAATGTAAATGAAAGACTTTCTCATGCTCAAATTGATCCTGAAACTGGTAAAATAGTAAAAAGAGTACCTAGATTATTTACAACTACAGATAAAGAAATATCTCAACTATCTAAAGACCTTTCTAAAATAACAGGACCTTGGATACATGCCCTTCTTTCTTATGAGACACAATCTGAATTAGAAAACATTCTGCTCACTTTACACGAAGTGGAACAAAGTAAAGGACATTTACAATTAGATCCTGCTACCAAAAAAGTGATATTTGAGAATAGTGAACCTAAAATGTTTGAGGGAAATGAGAAAAATGCTGCTCTCCTAGAAAAAATGATTGATGACTATATATATGGTATAACTGAGGATAACAACACTCTCCTCGATGCAGCTATATCTAAAGGAAAGGGAACAGAGGAAGAGAAAGAAAAGAAGAAACTTCAAGGTAAAAAAATACTCCGAGCTGGTAATGCATGGACACAAATGCTTGCTACAGGTGGTAAACTTATGGTAGCTCTTCCTAACTTTGTGGGAGGTAAATTACAGGCAGCTATTAATGCAGGAACTTTCTATAAAGGAAGAGAATTTGAAAAGAACACTAATCTATTAATGATAGGACAATCCCTATCTAATGTGGATAAAGCTCTTATTCATATGATACATCCACTAAATGAGGATGTGTCCCTGGAAAATACTCGTAATATAGCTAAAAAACAATCTACACTTAAATGGTTATCAACTTGGTCTATACAAGATGCTATGCAGTCAATGAATAGGTTTGGAGATAGAATGTTAGAAATGACTAATGCTAAGACATTTAATGACAATTCTATGATAATGGATGGTAAAATTATAAATATACGTCAATATGTAGGTAGACAAGATGCAAGAAAATATGGACTTTCAGAATCAGAAAGAAGAGAAATAGAAGGAACTTTTGAACAAAGAGTGAAGGATTTAAAAGAAAGCTCTTCCCTCTCTAAAACTCTGCAATTTAATGAACACGGAGAATTAGATATACCTGTCTCTCCGGAAGAATTAGCTAAATATAGAACACTTGTTGTAGAATATGGTAGAAAAATATCTGGTCAAATGTCCAGAGATAATAAAGCTGATTACACTAGATCTGCTATATTCCGTTCTTTCATGATGTTTAAAAACTGGATACCTAAACAAGTATCCCTTAGAACTCTTGATATTAAGAAAAATAATGAATTAGATACTTGGGAATACGGTAGAACTCGTCTGTTTGTAAAAGTTTGGTCTCATCTTGGATGGAGAAATATTCTCTCTATGAGAAATATCATCTCTGGCAATGAGAAAGGGTTAGCTACTATGAAAGAAATATTGGATGAAAAGAAAGAAGCCTATTACCAAGCTACAGGTCAAGAACTAGAAATTACAGAGGAAGAATTTTATGATTTAGTACGTAAAGAATTATATTCTCAATCTAAAGAACTCACTATGCTTTTAGGTGTTCTTTCTTTATTCCTCTCAGCTAAATTAGCTGCTCCGGATGATGACGATGATGAAATTACTAAGAATAGGTATAAATGGTGGAGAAAACTCACTAATAAAATATCAGATGAAGTAGCCTTTTACTATAATCCCGCTTCAGCTGATAGTATCACTCGTGGTTCAATCATCCCATCTTTAGGATTATTAAATAAAGTACAGAAGTTTATTAAATCTCTTGAAGAAGAAACAAGAGGACATGTAATAGACGATGAAGATTTAATAGATAAAAATCATCCCCTTAAATATTTCTTTAATATAGTTCCAGGAGCATCTCAGCTTCAAAATGAAATACTACCTTATGTAGCTCCTGACATGGCTAAAGATATGGGCATTAGGGTGACAGAAGAAGCTCGTCAAGGACAATAACCTATTATTGCCATATAAGCTCCACATATAATATATTCCTTGTTTTATTCCTTTATATAAATTACTTTTACAACATGCCCTGTAAGATAGACTTATGTTCCTATTCACCTGTGAAATCTTGTGATGCCTTAGGTATTAACCAAAGGTTTAGCTTGTTATTTGAGGAAGTATGTGCATTAAAAAATACAGGAAATAGTTATATCCTCCCTATTGCAACATCTTCTATACTTGGAGGAATAAAAGTTGGTACAGGATTAACTATAGATCCTATTACAGGCATACTCTCTACAACTATAGTTCCTACTCAAGAGTTATTTCAAGCAGATATTACTGTCAGTTTGGCAGGAGGCAAAACATTAGGAAGATATACAAATGGACAAGTAATTGAATCTCAAGGACTTACAGCAGAAGAAGTAATTAATTTACTAGCTCATGAATACAGCTCCCCTACTTTCTCTTCTTTCCTTATACAAGGACAAGCAACGACAGTGGAGGTAGGGACAGTGCTAACAACTCCTGCAACATTTGTTTGGGGAATAAATACTAATTCAGGAATTGTAAATACAATAGATATTAAGGATGTTACAGCTGGAACTACACTAGTTTCTAACACACCAAATGATTTATCACAATCTGTAGCTTTAGGTCCTGTTACATTTACAACAGCAGGAGCTACAAGAATATATAAAGGAACATTGCACGATACAGGTACTTCACCATCAGATGTGGATTCTCTTCCATTTACTGTCACTGGTAGATTTTATAGGTTTTGGGGAGCTGTTGCAATAAGACCAGCTAATTCAGCTGCTGTAAGATCTCTTAATTCTGGATTTCAAGTTCCAGGGAATACTTTTGTTCTTACTACAGGAACAACTCAAAATAAATTTTCTGTAAATCTACCTCCAGGTGTAACAATAACATCTGTTATAGATACAGGAAACTTAAATGTTAATATAACAAGTGAATATGTCCTTGTAGGAACAGTGATAGTTACAGATGCTGGTGGTTCTGCCCGTGTGTATAATCAATACGAAATGAATACAGCTGTTCCATATAATTTTTCAACCACTCATTCTATAACCACTTCCTAGATGCCATTTAATATACCCTTTGGAATAGGAAGAGTAAATCCAGTTCCTCTACAAAAAGATTATTATAATACTAGTGATACAGTTTATACAGATATTGCTCAAGTAAATAGTCAAATACCTCAAGTACTTAGATATGTAGGTCTTACGGTAAATATTGGAACAGATGAATATTGGTATAAGAATGGAGTTACTAACGGAGACTTAATATTAAAACAATCCGGAGGAGGTGGAGGTAGTGTAAATTCTGTAACAGGAACCTATGTAAATAACACAGATCCATCTAATCCTGTAGTATTAGCTCAAAATTTACAGGATACTACAGACATAGGAGCAACAACGACTAATCCTATATTTATAAATAGTGATTCTGGTAAAATTGAAATAACTGCTACCACTGATAATTTAAAATCAGCTAAACTTGGTGTAGATGATAGCAGTGGTTACTTATACTTAAGTGGTCCATTATTACAAAATTCCACTCTTAAAGTTGATAATATTGATGCTTTTACACCAAGAATTCATCAACTTCCAAATATAGATGGTAATTTAGCTGTTTCAGTTAACGGAACATTTGCAGATACAGCTGGTAATATAACATTAATTATTCCAGATACTGGTGTGCAATCTGTAACAGGAGATGCTGTTGATAATACAGATCCTCTTAATCCTGTTATTAATTTTCCAAGCAGTACATTAAATTTACAAGAAGTTACTGATAATGGAAATACCACTACAAATGATATAACTATAGGTGGAATTTTACAAGTTGGAAGTTACATAAATTCCTTTGGTTTTATAAGAACTACTAGTAGTTTCTTAGGAGTTGGTCTTACTTTAGCTCCTGCCATTGGCACAGACAACACCTATATTATAAGTGTATGTGATACTTTTAATAATAAATTTGCATTATATGGTACACCACAGGGATACACTGGTGGATCAGCTGGATTTGAAAATGGGGCTACTTGGATATTAGACTCAGAGCAAGGACGTGTTAAAACTGATCATTTAATAGCTAGAACAGATATAACTTTAGTAGCAGGGGCTTCAAATGGTTATGTTCTTACATCAGATGTAAATGGAGTGGGTACATGGCAACCTTCTTCAGGTGGAGGTGGTACGAACTACTGGACTGCTTCGGGAGATAATATATTTAACAATAATATTGGAAATATTGGAATAAATAATTCAAGTCCTTCTGAAAAATTAGATATAATAGGTAGACTTAAAATACAAACTGGAATCGACGATGATGGTTTATATGTAGTTGCTGAAGAAAGTCAAAATGTTAGAATATCCTTAAGTAGAGAAGATGAAGAAGGAGCTGGTAGAATTATTTTAGTAGATGCTTCAGATCAGGGAACAGTATATTTAAATGCTAAATCGGGTGGTTCTATTGGAATAGGAGCTAATCCAGATTTAGGTATTAACTTACAAGTAAATGGTAATTTAAGATTTATTACAGGAGCAGAAGGAGCTAATAAAGTATTAACTTCAGATTCAGACGGTAATGCAGAATGGATGCTACCTTCAGTAAGTGCTGGTGTTCAAACAGTTACAGGAACTCTGGTGGATAACACTGATCCACAAAATCCAATTATTAATGATACAATACTATCTAAAAATGTATTTGTAAGTTCAGGTACAAGTCAGGCTTACACGATTCCAGCAGGATTTACACTAGATAAAATAATTGTAGCTCCCCCCTCTAATTGCAATCCTATTGTTTCCTATACAGCAGGAACTACAGGAGATATAATTCCTCAAGACTTATCCACTCCAGTAACTGCTACAGATGGTATATTATACGTAGTCAATTTATTAATGCTAACAGCTAAATCTGTCACAGTTTCCTCTATACCTGTAGGAACAACAGTTACATTTATTAAAATGGATATATCATAATGAAAAAATTACTTACCATATTGTCGTTATTTATCTGTATTGGAGTTAAATCTCAAACAATATCAGGAGATAAAGGCTATTTTAGAGGTTCTGTACAGTTAAAAACTGTACCTGTAACAGATTTTCAAACAGACACCACTTTAAGATTAAATTCAAAACTTCCCACTTCTAAAGCAGTGTGGGATTTTGTAACAGGTAGAACAATAATGCTTACAGCTGATGCTCCATTATTTTGGAACGGCAATCAAATTAAAATAGATAGTAATACAACTAAAGGATATACAACAAGATTTCAAACACAAAAATCTATTGACAGCCTATCTGCTTTGAAATTTTCAGTAGTTGGAGGCACTCTTACAGGAACAGCAGGATCTGGATTTTTAGGTTTACCTGTACAAAGCTCCATTCCTTCTTCTCCTTCTTCTGGATTGAGGATATATTCTGATGCTGTTGGAAGGCTATCATGGATTAATACATTAGGTTTTTCAAGGACAATAGCATCATATGGATTAACCGGCAACAGAATATATCGTGTATATGATAGGGATTATACTTTTGCTGATAGTGCTGATGTGGATAGGCGTTGGTCTTTAATTGGTAATTCTGTAGCATACACCGAATTTATTGGATCTACTAATCTTCGACCTTTAAGATTCAGAACTAATAACATTCAAGGCATGGTGCTTGACAGTTTGCAGCGTCTTGGTATTGGCACTGACACTGTAAATTCTAAACTGAATGTCGTAACAAATGGAATTGGAGCTACTGCTACTAATTCTGCGGGCTTAATTTTAGAAAATAAAGCTACATCATCTGTTGGAGCAGTTCAATATTCTCCACCACTAGTAATGTTGGGAACTGGATGGAATACAACAACAGGAGCTTCTTATATTGGAGGATATAGAATGATGGCTACTCCAGTGAGCACAATAGGAACGGGAATACCAACAACAGGTTTAGTAATTCAGCAAACTACAGATGGGACGACATGGGCTAATATTGGAACAATTAATATTATAAGTGGTGTCCCCACTTTTACAATGGGAAGTAATGTATTTGGAAATGCTAGTGTAGCAGGAATTTCTTACACTGCACCTGCTTTAATTGCGACTCAGACATTAACGGTTTCTGGTGGTAATACATTCTCGACAGGAACAAATACGAGTGAAACTTTTACAATAAGAAAAAATACCACTAATACAGGTGGTACAAATACATCATCAAGTTTATTAATCAACCCCACTTACAATAACTCTGGAGGTACAAACACAGTTTATGGTATTAGATATGCTCCGTCATTATCTAATTTAACAGGAACTACGCATAGAGCAATTTTAACAGAATCTGGAACTGTTCTATTTGGTACTGTATCAGGTCAAGTCGGTATTGGTGTCAATTTAACTCCTGCTGCTTCAGCTATAGTGGACATCACTTCTACTACACAAGGATTTTTACCACCTAGAATGACGCAAGCTCAGAGAAATGCAATATCTTCTCCAGCTGAAGGACTTATGATTTATCAGACAGATGGTACAAAAGGTTGGTACGGGTATGATGGTTCTTCTTGGGTTATATTAAATTAATTTATCATGATAGAGATTCTTTGGCTCATTCTAAAAGTTTTGATTTTATTATCAATAGCTCTTGTTTATACAAATAATTGTAAAGGTCAAATGCTTAGTGCTCCAGGTAATTATAATCCTTATAATATAGGAACTACATATGGAGCAAGAGATACTGCTTGGATTAAATTTGGCAGTGACAGCTTATTTGGTAGAAACATGGAGACAGGAGTTATGGAATTTAAAGGAATTGCAAATCCTGTAAGAAGAACACCTATTGATGTAATTATAGGATTTCCTTCTTATTTAAAAGATTCTACGATACTTGGACCATTATTCACTCAATCTAATGTAGTGAAACAATATAAAAACGGGTATAATAAAAATGCTACATTATTAACAGATAGTGTTAATGAAGGAAATAATTTATATTTTACAAATTCCAGAGCAAGAACAGCAATTTCCTTAACAAATACGTCAGGAGCAGTTAGTTATAATTCCTCTACAGGTGTTATAAATATACCTACAGCTAACGACTATACAAATACTGTTAACACTGTTGGAGATAGTGCAGTATTTTATCTTACTTCAGATAAGACATTATCAGGAACAGCTTTATTTACTACCACTCCATATATAAATCCCGTAGTTAATAATGTAAATGGTAATTACACTTTTGGGTGGACACTCTCAGCTGATAAAAAGACATTAGTGGTTAAAAGCAGAGTGGCAACTAACACAGCCGTTATAGCTCTTTTAGGAATTTCTGTTTTAGGTAGCACACAACCTGTTACAACAGGAACTCCAATACAAATATTTGCAAAATAATGGCTGAAATAACTTTACAAGCTACTACAGAAGATATAATTATATCATCAACTATCATGGTTGAAGCTGGCCAAACATTAGTGTTTGGTAAAAATCAAGTGGTAAAATTTGAGAATGGTGGTAAAATAATGGGCAATGGTAGACTATTAGGAGGAATTATTTCTGCTCCTTTAACCAGACAAATATTTGGAGAAAATGTTATTGTAGATTTTGAAAACACATTTGATACAGCAACAAGTCTTGGCTGGTTTGTTACTCCAGGTAGTGTAGATAATTATAAAGGGATTAACAATGCAATACAAACTATTTTAAGAAATAGCAATAGATTAAGATATTTATTTGTCCCTAAAGGAGTGTATACACATAGTCAGCCTATAAAAATATGTGATTTAAATGATGCTGAAACAGCATATAATCAAGTGACAATAAAAATATGTGGGGAAACTAGCTATTGGGACAGCTCACAAGGATCTATATTTAATTATACAGGGTTAGATCAATTTGCTCTAGGAATTCAAGTTGGTAAGGGTGTAGAGATTGCTCATTTACAGTTCAATGGTAAATATATATCTCCGGATATTTCTAACCCAACTAAACTTTTATCAGTATATAAGACAACTCCAGCTACTTATGACAATCTGTCAAATAAAACTACAGGTGATTATGCAGCTATAAAGATTGATTTTGATGAATTTAAAACAAGAAGTGGTTCTACAGGACTTCACATTCATGATATAATCATTTATAATTTTTCGACAGGAATAGCTCTCAGTCAAAATTATAGAACTCAAAACGACGAAATAAATTTATTTGAAAGAATACAGTTTAAAAATGTTAAGATGGGCGTTTTAACAGGACAGGCTCAAGAAAAACTAAATATTTTTAGAGGTTTGTATAGTTGGGGTCAAATGCATACATTATTTTCTGCTGGTAAAACAGGAGCTAAACAATGTGGTTTCTACAAAATAGAGGATGTTAATATAGCAGGAAATTGCATAAGATTATTTGACATAGATCAGGGTGGTTGGTTCCCAATATGTATTACTAATGTTTATGCAGAAAATATATATTGTATAGGAAATCTTTGGTCAACTATAGGACTTAACCTAACTTTGACACAATCAGTGATACAACTAAGAAAAAAATCAGAAGTAGGAGAGAGAGAAATTGTGTATGCTGCCGGTTTAAATGTTGAAATGTCTTATTTAAATTTAAGATACTATGATGATTTAAACACCAATATTGAGGTTAAATTAAGGAGTGGTGCTTCTTTTGTAAAATCTTATATTCCAAATCCACTAAAATATAATTAAAAATGCCAGCAGTAGAAACAATTATCAAAATTAAAGTAGGAGCACCTATTAGGTACACAACTACAGATCCAATTGTGATTAATTATGTCACTGGATCAGGTACATCTACTAATATTAATGATGCCTATGTTTATCCAAGTTTAGCTTTAGCTGAAGCAGCGATTGTTGCAACAGGAGAAGATCTTGAAACAGGTAGACTAGGAACAAGACCTAGACCTCATGCTTAAAAGAATTAATAACATGACCCTAGCCTTAATTGGGGTCATGTTCTTTGAATTTCCTTCTTTATTATTTGATGTTATTAATCAATTAGGTTTTGAAGATTTCATAATTAAAAAAGCTAGTTGGATTTTAAATGAATTAACAGGTAAAGTAGAGAAAGGTGTAGATTACACATTTTCTTTATTATTATCTAATATTGGAGAAAATATAAGAGATTTAGCTTTCACTTACATACTACTTAGACTTTCTACTAGTAAAAACTGGCGTAGATTTTGGCTTTGCTATATAGATTTTATAATGGTTAATTTTGTATTTGATATTTTAACAAATCCATATGAATTTCACCAAGAAAAACTAATAAACGCTCTAATAGCTGTTATTATACATATAATACTTTATAAATATAAAAATGAAAAAGATATTAACTACTTTATTGATCCTATTGATATTAGGAACGACACAGGCTCAGACAGCAGGTAAGCAATTTGCTTGGAATTTTGTAAAGTTTAAAAATCAATGGACTACAGGCTATACTTGGGGACTACTATATCTACCTAAAAGTTTCTACAGTGATACAACTAAAAAATATCCAACAATAGTTTTTTCACATGGTTTAGGTCATCAAGCAAATCCAACTACACAACTAACAGCAGAAACTCTTTTACCTAAGAATGGGTTGCCTCAGTTAATTAAAGATGGCACTGTCACACCTGTTTATATTGATCCTGGAGATGGGAAAGAATATGAATTTATTGTTGTCTCTTTAGAGGGAGATTTTGGTGCTCCTTTAGCAGCTTTCTCCGAATTTGCTGTAAATAACGATAGCCTCATATCTAAAAGAATAGATAGAAATGCTTTATACTTAACAGGATTATCAGCTGGTGGTGGTGAAGTATTTAATTGGGTGTTGACATCAAAGGCTTTTGCTAAAGAAGTAGCAGCTATTGTTCCAATGTCTTCTGTTTATTGGGCCACTGCTTTAGAAAATAACTTTGCATATCCTAATGATGATAGTGTTAAAGTTTGGGCATTTCACGGACCAAATGATGCAACTACATCTTATGCAGCTAGTAAAACATTTACAGATAAAGTGAAAGGTTCTCGTCTTACACCACTTCCAGTGTCCCATAGTAATTGGAACTCTATTTATAATGGTCTATACAAGGAGAATTTTGTAGTAAATGGTGTTACAAAAAGTCTTAATATATATGAGTGGATGCTTTGGAATAGAAAAAATCGACCTGTTGCTGTTAATAAAGTGCCTACAGTGAGAAGTTTTAAGACTCAATATACATTTCCTTCTACATCTATTTCTACCACTATAGACGCTACTGATAGTGATGGTGTGATAAAGACATATCAATGGATTAAACCTAAAACAGGTGTAACAGGTGTTAAGGATAGTACAGCTAAAACTACAGAAATATCAGCTATGGTTCCAGGGGAATATTCTTTTAATATAGTTGTAACAGACGATAAAGGGGCTAAAGGTTATGGTGTTATTACATTAATAGTGTTAGAAGAACCTACAGTACAGCTTGGAGAATTTAATTTTAATGGATGTGTATTTAAGTTTTATGGCAAGAAATCTTCTCCTAAAACTGGTACTTATATTATACAATAATGAAATACATATTAACTATATTATTGGCCTCTATCTGCTTATTTACAAAAGCTCAGGCTCCTCCTATGAATGATGTATTTGTAGGAGAATACCAAAATAGTTTTAAAAGTATATTTGATCGTGTTTACATGACTGCAAATACAGGTGGAATTATTTCTTTAGAGGATTGCGGACTTAGTGGAATCACTTACGGTGGTGGTGGCCAATATCATAACATTGCAGGTAAGGGATCTACCAAGCAAATCTGGGATTTACGTAGGAACACTGCTCAAAATAAGGTGATTACTAAGATTACTAATTTAGATGGTACAGATTTCTTATGTGATAGTGCAATTGGATTTTTCCAGTCTAACTTATATATTAAAAATGGAGAAATTTGGTACAGTTCCAATTCTGTAAACGTAGATGGTCGTGACCCTTTAAATCAAAATGGAGGTGTGGATAATCGTTATCCTTATCCGTTAATACAACCACCTGGTAGCAGAACTGTTATAGATGTTGTAGCAGGAGCAAATACACCGCCTTCAGGAGCTATAGCAATAGTAAGATGTTCTGATAATACATTATGGCAGTATGATAGAACTAGAACAACTCCTATTCAACTATCTTACTCTGGTACTTTATTGAAAGTAACACAAGTGGGATATTTTGCAACAGTGATTGAAACTACTACAGATTTATTAGCTAGAGGTTATTTTGCTTCTTATGTAGGAGGAACTAACCTTACTCAGAATGGACCTTTCACATCTATAAAAGCTAAATATGTAGCAGCAGGGGTTAAATTTCCATTAATTGAACTAAAAGGTGGTTATCATACAATGGGTATGATTGATGCTCTTAATAACCAATATTGGATGGGTAGTAATGTCAATGGTGAATTTGGTAATGGCTTAGAATACAATCCTTATAGAACAAGACCTACTTTTCCTTGGCTTTGGAATTTTGCTAATGGTGAACTAGTAGCTACTGCTCCTGTTTATATTCCAGGTAAAATACAACACTTATATCTCACTCCAAATATTGCTTTCTACTCATTCGTAATGGATATGGGAGGTAAATTATACTCTAAAGGACGTAATAAAAACTATTCTCTTGCTAATGGTGAAGCTTTAGTAATTGGTAATGGAACAGATGCTGGTGGTGGTCAAGATAAATTTCCTAATGGTTTAGATCAACCTTTTGATGGAGAAATCAATCTAAATGCTAGGTATGTATTAAGAGTGTTTAACCCTTCAGTTCAACAAGCTCCAAGAGCTTCTGCTGGTATAGATCAATACATTACAACAGATACTTCAAGACTTTGGGGACAGGGTAGTAGTAAACAAGAAGGTACAATTACCTCAAGATTTTGGACTCAGCTTTCAGGACCAAACACTGTATCAATAGCAACAGCAGCTATAGCAAACACTCCTATATCTGGATTAGTTGCCGGTACTTATACATTTGAAGAAAGGGTAACAGATCAAAATGGTGTAATAGATAGAGATACAGTTTCTGTAACAACAACATTTACACCTCCTACAACACCAGATATTACAAACACTTATTCAGCTTTTGTATACAGCTATATACAAGGAAATGGCCCTTCTTTACAATCTAACACTTTTAGTATTTTAGGTAGTAGCCTATCTCCTACTTCAGGAAATATCATTGTTACACCTTCTACAAATTTTGAAGTTTATGATGGATCTACATGGCAATCTAGTGCTTTTAATATAGCTTATACTGGAGGAACTATTTCTACATCTAGTATATACAGAATTAGATTAAAAGCAGGACTAACAGCAAATACTTACTCGGAAAATATTACAATCAACGGAGGTGGAGCATCTTCAACTATTCCTGTAACAGGTTCAGTATTATCTGCTCCTACAGGTCCTAGTTGTATATGTACTACCAATTAGAAAGGACATGAATGAAAAATCTCAAATGGTTTCAATGGCTTTTGTCTCTAGACAAAGACAAATTGGTATTGGTTTTGTTGTTTATAGGAATGAGTTATTTATATTTCAATCTTAAATCTTCACAAACCGAGAACAATGGTTTAAAAGATGAAAAATATAAATATGCTCTTACCCAATTGAGAGCTTGTGACAGTATTAATGCTATTCTTAAAGCAGAAAATATTCAATTTTACAAAGATCAGATTAAAAGATTAGAAGAAAATCTTTCTAAAATAGATACAGCTATCAGGGTTAATAAAACTGTAATCCAAGATAACATGAAACTATTAAAGAAATTGAAATGAAATTAAGATCAGTAACCGTAGCAGCATTTTTATATTTATTAATATGGCCTCCATCCGTAGGTGATACTCAACCTATTGTCCATCATGAGCTAACGTATAAAGAAAAAATAGATTCGTTAGAATCAGAAAAAAATAATAAATTGCAACTCCTAAATACACAAGAGGAAACAATTAAAATATTTAATAAGTTATGGAAAGAAAGAAAATAATTGGGGGAGCTGTTATAGCAGTGTTAATATTAGTTATTATACTTACTCAAACTTGTAAAAAACCTAAAAATGATGTTATAGAGGATATATCTGTTCCTATTTCTCAAAATACAGAACAACTATATATTAATGATAGCTTAAAAGCTGTCAAACAATCAATACTCTTAGCTGAAAGTAAGCAAACTATAAATAACTTACAAGACAGTATTGAAAAAATAGTTTCAGCTTATGCTCAAATAAAACCTACAACAGTTATTAGGTATGTAGAAAATTCTACATATAAAGATAAAGTGGGGCAATATCAGGACAGCCTATCTACTCTCATTGATACACTTATTTCTCTTAAAAATCAGAATGTAGAGTATACAAAATATATAAATTCTAAAACAATTCCTTACGTTATATCAGATAAGTGGTTTACACAAAAAGGTTCATTTGATCTTAAAGGAAGTATTAAAATAGATTCTCTTAAAATAATTAGTGAGCCTTATGTGATACTAGGGGAAAAAGGTAAATGGTATCAAAGGAAAACCATTACAGCCTTAGTAGGTAATAAAAATCCTAATATAGTGCAAAATAATTTACAATCTTTCACATATAAACCAAAAACTCCTGTCCAATTCTCTGGAGGTCCAGTTATATTAACTAATGGAACTCAAACCAGTGTTGGAGCAGGAATAACAATTAAAAAAGGCTTACTAAGCTTAACAGTAGGTTATCAACTTAAAAATTTAAACTAATGTCAACATTTCAACCAATCAATGTATTTGACTTTTTAAAAGAATTTGTGACAAGACTTGGGAAAAAGAATCCTAAATTCTTCACTATCCTAAGCTACATTCTTACAGCTGCTGGTTTGATCACTGGTATTCCTGCTTTCTTGGAATATACAGGTGTAGTTCTTCCTGAAGCTTTACAAGTATTATCTAGTAAAGTAGTTGCTTACGCTGCTGCTGTAGGTGTGTTTTTAACTAATCTTACAGTGGACGATGCTACAGAAGTAGCAGCTGCTGAACCAGAAAAACTTCCTGTTACAGCTAAAGCTGAGAATAACAAAGTAGTAGAAGGTAAATAATGGAAGTAGGACTTATTACATGTTATATAGGAAGAAGTAGGTATATTAAACGTATACTTGCTTCTTTTCTAGCTCAAGATTATGAAGGTCATATTACCTTACTACTTTATCACAATGGTTGTGCAACACATGAGCTAGGAAAATTTGATATTCCGAACAATAGAAAAATAATTCTCATTAATAATTGCAAGGATTTAACTACAAATAATAGTTACACTAGTACAGGAGCTATATTTAGAGATGCATTATCCCTATTACCTAAAGTGGATGTTGTAAATTTCTTTGATAGTGATGATTTGTTTCTTCCTAACCACGTATCTGAGGGAGTGAAGGGTTATTTAGAAGGAGGAAAATTGGCTTATAAGCCTAAATATTCCTATCATACATATTTAGATAGTTTTTCTTTAGAGGAGAACAATATGGAACCTTCTGTATTTGTTAGTTATGATCATCTAAAATTTATGGGATTTGCAGAAGTAAGTGCTTCCTATCACCAAAAATGGCTCACTCCTTTACAGACAAGTAAAACTATCTACGATAAAGAAGATGGAATTCCTACTTTTCTATACGATTGGACTAGAGGACATAACACTTATAAAATATCTGGTGCAGGAGATGATTCAGAAATAAACTTTCAAAATCATAGAAATTGGGAATCTTCTATTATAGAAGAAACAATACTAACACCTATTTCTGGAGAGGAACTAAATAAAGAATATGAGAAAATTAGAGATAATATCTTGTGTAACAAATGAGAAGAGATATTGGTGGGAAACTAAAGTGTTACTTAATAATCTCACTTCTCTAGGATATACAAGTATTCACATCCTCCTATTCGTTAGAAAAGGACAAGAAGTTCTTCCTGAATGGAAAGAAATAGCAGATAAACACAATCTATTTATCTTAGAAGATAACAAAGACATATACAGAATATCTCAAGCTTTTCAATACACTCCTTTATACAGGTTTTATCTCCTACAGGAGTATTTTAAAATTCATCCTGAACTAAGTGATGAAGCTATATTTTATGTCGATACTGACATTATATTAGATAAATATATAGATTTCACACCCTTCCTTCAAGATGATATTAACTATCTGTCTTGGACAGGAAATGAAGATAGATCTGATAATTATCTCTGGCAGCCTTATTTTGATTCTAAGCTTAATCAAGTAGATCCTCTGAAGATAGAGCAATATAAAAAACTAGATATATTAGAACGTCTAGGTTTTATGTGTGGCACATCGAGAGATGTAATTACAAGGAATAATAGCAATACTGGAGGGGCACAATATCTCCTTAAAAACATCACTTCCCAATTTTGGACAGATTGTTTTAATAATTGTTGTGAAATAAAAACCTATCTCACTTCTATAAACCAAATCTTCATGAAAGGAGATAGTTATATAGAGAAGGAAAATAATGGTTTCCAGTCTTTTTGTTCGGATATGTGGGCTGTATTTTACAATTTATTGGCTAAAAACATGCCAGTAAAATGTCCGAAAGAATTTGATTTTGCTTGGAGTAGTGATCCAATATCTAGATTAGATACATGTTCTATTGTACATAATGCAGGTGTATCCTTAGAAGAGAAAATAAAAGTTCCTTATAAAAATGAATATTTAGATATTCCACTTTTCTATAAAGGAAAATATGTAGAATACACTCCATTTGATGATATGGAGAATTTAATTACAATTTATCAACACCCAATAGCTAAAAACTATTGTAATAACAAATATATACACGAAATAATTAAAACCCAAATAAATGGCTAATCAATTGTATAGTTTTACTAGGTTAGATTCTTCAGGCAGAGTAGTTGCAGGATCAACAGTAGTACGTAAAAAAATGCCTAAGACAGGCAGATGGAGACAAGATTTATCAGAAGTTTGCTGTCAAGCCCCTCTGACATCCTTATTAACTGGTAGTGTCACTTTAAACTCTTCTGATGTTACATTCACACTATTTTGTGATGGTGTAGCTGTTGCTGTATTGGCTTCTGGTCAAGCAGGAACTACATTAGCTAGTGAAATAACTATAGCAAATAACAAGTTCTCTGCTTATGGGGAGTTTACAGCTAATGGTACTGTTCAAGCTGATTTACGTCTTAAAGACGATATTGCTGATGGTTTATGTCCAGGAGGAGTTGTCACTTTTACAATTAGCTAATGCAAGTTATATATAGATTTGTTACTGTCTTGCCTGAAAATGAGAAGAGTTACTTCTCTGTATTGGAAGGTTTGATTAATTCTGTAGATGAATTTTCTACATTGGAGATAAGGAGAAATTTAGATAACTATTCCTTTAGGATAGCTACTTCTTCTCCTATTTACAGATCCTCTCTTATAGAGGAACTTAATAAGCTTCATAACTTATTTCGTATTAAAGTAGATTTCTCGAAGAGTATGAAAACCACTTCTACAATTTCTTATAAAATAAATTTTGTCAATTAAGGATTTTTCTTTAGTTTTGTGTAAACAAATTAATTAAAATATGTCAATAACAGCAGGAGGTCCTAGACCAATTTTAGAAGAAACTAAACAACAAGAAACTCCACTCTCTTTTGGAGAGCAACTAGTAGGAATTAAATTTAATCCAAGTGGAGATGATGATGTAAATGAGGTTAAACAATTAGCAGCTAAAATAGCTAATATTGTTAACGACAAATACCAATCTTCAGAGAGTTCAAAGTTAAGTAAATTAATCTATGAACGGTCTATGGGAGAAATCTTAAATGCTCAAATGAATAGTGTGAAATTTTTAACTTTAAAGTACTAATGGAAAAAATAGAATATAGTCCAGAAAAATCATACACCTGGAAAGTAGAAGATCAATTTAATATATCAGGTAAGGAATTGGAAGTGTTACATAACACCCTTTCAAGTATCTTTAATACAAACTTACCACAGGCACAAATGTACGTGATGCTTCATGAATGTTTTAAAATATCCTCAGCCTTAATTCAACGATCTGTTGAACAAGGGATTATAAAAGAAGCAGAAAATAAACAATAAAATTAAAGGGAGATGTAAAGTCTCCCTTTTTTATTAGAAATTTGGATATATAATATTCATAAGTTTTATAAAATCCTCTAAACTTTTTAAAGAATTTTCATAATCTGTATAGGTTATATTAACATAAGGTTTACTAAAAAATACATGAGTTGATAATGGTAATAAGTTTAAAATAATATTATATTTTGTGTCTTCTTTTCCATTAACAATTGTTCCCCCTAAGTTAATTAATGCTAGATTATCATTAAAAATATATTTGTTAATATAAACAATGCTATCTCCTGTTTCTTTACTATAAATACTTGAAGTGAGGAATGTTTCTCCCTTAGCAACAGGCATAAAATTCATAGTGTAACATCTATTCTCCTCCCAATTTTGGTAAATATTTCCAAATCTATCAGCTATAACTATCTTATTGCCTTGATTAGGCTTTATATATAAACTATCCTTACATATTTGAGCTTTTGCTATATTAAATAGAAGCAGTAGTGTCAGTAATTTTTTCATCTTTAATCTTTTGAAATACATAAAAATAAGCATTTACAGCAGGTATACCATACTTTTTATAAGCTTTTTTAACTCTTCTGGCGTGATTAACCTTATGAGTGACAATTTCACCAATTCTCCATTTCTGCTCTTCTTCATTCCACTTAGGTCTGTCATATTTCTCTAAAGCATAATATTCTCTTACAGGCAGCTTCTTGGCTGCTTTTTTAATTGCTCTAATAATGTGCTTTGGCTTTTTAATTTCTTTTTTCTTCATATTTAATTTTTATATTTTTAATAAATTCCCTATATTTAGGATGCTCTACAGCAGATCCTTTTTCATTATGTTCATCAAAGGTAACTAAAATTATGTTCCATTTCTCATATTTTAAATCTGGATACATACTTTTTTCTAATGCATGATCAAAATGATAGCTTCTAGGTTCAGATCCTAACCATTTTCCTGATAGCTCTGAATAGTTTTTTCCACCAACTTTCCTCTCTTCCCATATCTCCAGGAACATCTCCCACATCCTCTCTAAGTCTTCCTTGTCCTGTTGTTTCTGTTCCGTAGTTTTTACAGGCTTCTTCAATATTTTCCTGGATTTGTTCAATCCTTTCGTCCCTTTCTTTAAAGGTGTTCTTTTCAGCATTTCTAAAATATATTGTTTTAACTACTTTATCTATTGGATCTATGGCTAAAAACATCCATACTCCTTCTTTATATTTTATTCTCACTACGACATCTGTAAGCCTATGCCCTTTTAACTTTCCTATATAAATATTATCTCTTGTTATTCTCAACCATTTAGGAGCTAATATTAGTTCTCCAGTGGTTCTTTCTCTCAACCTCTCATTAGCATGTTTTGTATATTTCAACTCCATAATATCTGGATAATCTACATGCTTTTTAAGAAGTTGTTTTCTTCCTAAATATCTTATATCCTTGTGTAGCATTTCCCAAATTTACTGTTGAACAGATCAATAAGCTCGTTGGTTGATTTCCTAAAGGCAGCACTAGGCCGACCTTTAGGTTTATTATCAATCTTATTTTCTATTAAATCTGATAATTCAGAAGCACACATCTCTATAAGCTCTATTTCTCCATCTTCCTGATCATAATCAATATTCTTTTTCATGATATTTAAGTTTTGCATCTAAATAAATTGGAAATACGTCCATTACATCTATTAAACCTAAGGATTCATAATCTTCAATAAAAGCATTCAAACCATCTTGTATATCATCTATATCTAAATGATTCACTATCATTCTAATAAATTCTTTCATAGTTATTTATTTACCTGTTGAACCAAATCCACTTTCTCCTCTACTAGTTTCAGAAAGTTCTCCTTCCTCAAATTCAATAGTTGGATATGGCATAATAATTAATTGACCTATTCTATCTCCTATTTCATATTCTACAATTGGCTCAACAGGCTGTAGTAAAACATTTCCAGGATCTTGTAATTCACTCAAATTTCCCCAAGTAAATCGTAATTTTATACTTCCTCTATAAGTACTGTCAATTACAGCTACAGAATTGCAAAGATACAAATCTGTCTTACTTATAGAACTACGAGGAAAAATCAATCCTACATATCCTTCTGGTATTTCAATTGCTAAACCTGTATCGTATTCCACATATTCCACAAAATCATATAAATCTTCTATTTCTTCACACTCCCTATTTTCTTTGCCACTTCTACATACCTCGGACTTGCTAATAGCTACAAGATCCATTCCAGCATCTCCTTCTTGACTATACTTCGGTATCTGTGCTAATGGGTTCAGTTTCTTTATCTTTACTTTCATTCTTTTGATTTTTAATATTTTCTATAATTTTTATTTTTATCTCTTCAAAGAAATCCTTATTGTCCGTAATCATCTCCTTAAAATCTCCTTCAGGGTATTTATTATTGTCATATGTCACTTGTCCAGCTCTAATTGACCATATTTTATACTCTTTGCCTAACTCTAATACATCCTGTAAATTATCAAATCCAATTCCAAATATTGTATCAAATATAGCTTCCCTATAAGGGATAAAAGTTTTATTCTTAGTAGTACGTAATGTTGTATTAGTACCTAAAGTTTCATCTCCTTCTTTATTAAATCTTCTTGTAAGATCTAATATTACATCAGCGATATATTCAATTGCAAATCCGCCTGGAACTGTCCTATTATCCCCAAACATTTTACCTGGATCTACTCTATATTGACAAATAGCTACAAGACAAGTATTATTATCTACAATAGCTCTTTTAAGTCTTGGATAGTTATCTGAATTAAATTTAGCTTTTTTACCAATATTTTGTGCTCCAGGTTCTGCATCTGTAATAGATTTAGGAACTAACATACTGTCGCTATCAATAATAATAAGATCAATTTCTCCTGTTTTAACTAAATCTAAAGCTATTTTCATACCTTCTTCCCCATTAGCTGGCTGACATAACAAGAAGTTTTTACCAAATCTTACACCTAACTCATGAAAATAACTAATATCAACAGCACTTTCACTATCAATATATAACACTTTACCACCTTGTTTTTGGCAATTCGCACTAAGATGCCCACATAAAGTAGATTTATTACTTCCACTCCAACCTTTAACCATATATACTTTTTTCTTAGCAAATCCACCTATACCTAAAGCCTTATAGTCAATACTAATATTACCTGTAGGTATCACTTCATAAACACTTGCTTCAGCTTCAAAATTCACTATGCTATTTTTACCATAGGTTTTATTTAACGCTGCAAGAGTATCTTCTAAATTTAATTTCTCTTCTTTTTCTTTTTTAGCTGCCATATTTATTTGTTTAATAATTCTAATACTCTTTCTTTATTTAATTCTTCTATACTTGCAATTTACAAATAAAAAAGGAGAAGACCTAAATCTTCTCCTTATTTTTATCTATTATTTTTTATTGTGTAATAAATACTATTAATAATATTTTGCACCATTCCATCATTAGCTGCCACAAGTACCTCCTTTTGAAATATCACAAATATCAAAAAATTCTTCTTTAAATTCTTGTCCTTCCTGACTTTTAGCTTCAAAATAGTCTACAATAGTTAAAGGTTGACCACCTCTACTTCCATCTGGATAACAAGTAAATCCTCTAAGTCTTACAGCATATTTAGCCAAAACATGAGCAAAATCATTGACTCTGGTGTCATTATTTAATGCTGTTCCCCAACTAGGGATATTAATAGTTGATGAAATAGACATATCTACATAATCTTGGACATCAGCCTGAAATTTAATTCTTCTTTCATAATCATTAGCTAAACTTAAAGCTGTTTCAATTTTATAAGGATCAATACCATATTCTTTAATAAGAAGTTTAGCTGTACCGTCAATTACATATTGATAATGCCATTCTTTTTGACCTTTTAAATATCTTCTTTTATAAGCTACAGCAAATAAAGGCTCTATACCTGTAGTAGTTCCTGCCATTATACCAATAGTTCCTGTAGGAGCAATTGCTCTATATGCTACTGGTTTGTTAATATTTAATACTTCTGCAAGCTCATTAGCTCCTATTTCTGATTGTATTTGATACTCTTTAAGCCATTGATGTAATTCTGGAGTTACTTCATATCTTGCCCCTCTCTGTAATAGCCATTCATGAACTCCCATAAGTCCTAATCCAAGTCTTCTATTCTTTTCTCTCACTTCATATACCTTTTGATAAGGGAGTTCAGCTACCATAGTACCACATAATAGAAATTTTCCAACTAAATAACATACTCTAGACATTCTTTCTTTTGTCTCAATCCTCGACATATTAACACTAGCTAAATTACAAACATCACTATCATCCTCACTTGTGACTTCAGTACATGCGTTTCTTAAAGTTTCATTAACTTTCTCAAAGAAATTAAAACTGAATCCAGGTTCACCTGTTTTTAATGCTTGTCTACAATTTTCTAAAAAAGTAATAGGAATTTTAACAATATTTAAAGCAAAAATAGCATTTTTACCTCCAGTCTTGTAAATTTCTAGTAAATCAGAGAATGGCATACCATATATCTCCTCTAGAAAATCATTATCATAATTTAAAGAAATATTAGTCATATCTAATGGAGCAGGATAATTAAAATCTTTTTCTTTTAAATCTCCAATAGTCATTTGTTTTCCATTCTCATCGTAAGCTCCTGAAACAGGCATAGAAGACCAATCCTTACAATGTAAGAATTCTCCTGCATCTCCATGTTTCCAACCTAAAGAAGCATATATAGCACTTCTCCTTGAACCACCTTGTATAACTTCTCTACCCTGTTCATTAACCATTTTCATTTTACTGATGGGTCCACTAGCTGTTCCACCTGTTCTTTTTATTGGTGTTCCCTTAGCTCTATAAACAGTATAATTATTACCAATTCCACCACCTGTCATAAGACAGCTTTCAGCCTTCCAGCTTAAATTAGCCCAATCTTCTCTACTATCCTCCAAACTTCTTAATAAATAGCAATTATTAAAAAATTTATTCATACGTCCTGCATAATACAAATATCTTCCACCAGCAATAAATTCCATATTGCTATGCATTTCTATTAGTTCGTCTTTTTCTTCTCTGCTAATGTAGTCTCTACATACATCTTCAATTAATGTTTTACTAAGTTCTCCCCAATTTTCAGCTCCTTCATGCTTATATTTATAATTAAATATATTCTCTGAAAATTCGGTCCTAAAATATTTTTTCTCCATTCGTTTGTTTTTATTTAAAAAGTTAAAAAGGGAAACGAATTTACATCCATTTCCCTTAATAACCTATACATTTTAAAATTTATTTTTCATCCAATTGATGAAGTATCATCATACAATTCGCTACTACACCATAGAAATGACCATTTTCCTGTTCATCTGAATAATTCCCCTTCATAATTTCCATGAAATGTCTAGTGAGAGCTTGTTTAAGCTTTTCTACATTCATAGGCTTTTTCCAATTATAAGGTTCATATTTCCCTTTATTCATAGCCATTCTTTTAGCTAAACCTTCTATAAATTCCCATGATAGCTCATAATCTAGCTTTCCTTCTATTTCTTTAGTTCCCTCCATTTTCTAGTAATTTAAAAGCTTGTTCAAAAGCTGCTTTTTCACATTCTGATCTTGATACATATTCATTCTCAGAATATTTTACACATTCTATTGTATATGACCATTCTGGGTAGTAATAAATAGTTATAACATGCCCTTCTTCATCGAAAAAATCGTATAACATTCTATTATTTCCCTCTACAAATGCCTGAACAGCTCTATCTACTAATTCTTGTGTAATTTCTGGCTTGTCTGGATTGTTTTCAAACATAGCTTGTTGAGCTTTTATTAGAAATTTTTTAGCAAATTCCTCTAATTTCTCTTTACTTTTAGGTCCTATCATAATTTAGATTTTAAATACTCTAATTCCTCACAATCTAAATTCCGGATGAGAGCTATTTCAAATTCCTGCAATATCCTCATAGCTTCATCTAAAGGCATTAGATTTGTTGGTCTTTTCTTTTCCCTGTCTATATATTCATAAGCTTGCAGCTTATTTAAATATTCTAATGTAACACTCATATTAATTTCTTTTGTGTAATTTCATTAAATATCTCTCTTTCTTCGTACCGTTCCCAATACTCATCTTCTTCATAATTAAATTCTAATCCATAAAGCTCATTCCAAAAATTAGCTAATCGAGGATCTTTCTTATAAATCTGATGTTGAACTGTTAAATCTTCTCCAT